CCTGCGGTGGACCCCATCTATAATCAGTCACACAACCGCTAGTAGTTGTGGCGGCAGGCCCATTCACTGGAATGCCATAATCTGTCGTATTTCCCATGCCCCAGGGCTGTGCTTCCGTCTGCGCATAGTTCGCGGGAGCCAGAATGGAACAGGCAACCGACGGAGCGGCGAGGCACGCCAGAAACGAGTTGGCAATGCCGTTGTTCCCCGTTCCTGCTGGGGTTTGCTGCTGCGCTGCGTTGATCTGGCCGTTCGTAGTGCCAGCCACGACGGTGCCTGGGAATGTGCCATTGCCAGTGGACCCGCCCAGGGTAATAGACGGTGCGCCGGTGCCAACGCTTAAACCTCCTGGGAGCGTGTTTAATTGTGATGGTCCGCTACCAGTCTGTGCTCCGTTTGTCATCGCGTTCCAAGTTGTCGAGCCGCCTGGTCCGCATCCAGTGCCGTCTGCTTTGGCATAAAGTCCTGTGCAACTTCCGCTTGCCCCTCCAATAATTACTGGGTTCACTAGTCCGGATCCTAGAGGTCCAGAGAATAAGGCCTCACCGCCTGAATTATACATCGTTAATAACGGGGTACCGGAACCTATAATTATATTAGTAGCCTGGAAGTTACCCCCTGGTGTGGTTGACGTACCATTTGCAGGTAATGCAGCATTAGCGGTCGCTTGGGCGGCAGTTTCTGCGGTAATAGCTCTGGCGGTTTCACCTGAAAAAATAGTTCGTTCATCGGTTATCGATGTTATCACACTAGCATTTGTTAGAACAATCGCAACAGGAATATCGGTTACACCAAAATTCGTCGTTTTCACTGCGGGTACGCACGATGCCGAGGTATTAAGATAGATATAATTTAGGGATGAGGCAGTAAGTGTTAATGTCCCTCCGCTATATATAAATATTGACCCTTGGCAGTTAACAGTTCCAGCCGATATTTCTGCTTGCAATCCTGTGCCAGCGGTAACCCAATACCCGGGCGCAGTACCGTTAGAATATTTTGCATTAAGCGCAGAAATTGGAGCAATTTGAGTCGCTGGATTCTGCGCAAGGCTAAAGGGGCCTATACAGGCTAACATTATTGATAAAATTATTTTTCTCATGAAATCCTCAAATTAAGATTGTTTAGACTAGTTACGACAGAGATATTTTTTACTGTAGCCGCTGATATAAAAATTTCATATGGGTTGCAGACAATTTGCTCTAACGCACCATACGAAAGATTTCCTGCATTTGGAACTAGATGAACCGCATTAATAATATTGGTCATATTCGACAAAATATAGTTAGATAGTTGTGCCCAGAAAAATGTTTGGCCAAAATTAAAATTACCAATTGTAAAAAAATTATTTACAAGAGTAATAATTTGGCTTGCAATTTCGCCGGCACCCACTGCACTATTTGGGTTTGCTACGGCCACAAATGTTGCCTGAACCGAGGGGTCGGCTTTATCACCAAAAAGTGGAACAAACTGAGCCGAATTAAAAATTAATTCATCAGATACCATTTTGTAATTATTAAGATCATTAAAATCGTTTGATAGCGTCTCGGTTGTTGGTGGTGTTGGTAATGCTATTTGTCCCGTTTGATCTGTTATGTATTGTTGATATGCGGTAGCATAACTTGATTCGAGACAATACATATCTATAATGTTCGACGGACTAGGATCTATTCTACGATTATCAGACGCATTATGCTGATATTGAAATTTTAAATTTTGTCGTCCTACATAATACGAATATGTTAAAGTACTTCCTGGCTGATTAAGTGTTGTTTTAGTTGCTAAACTCCCAACCCTTGATATCTGATAAAATTGAAGAGTTGAGAGGCAAAAAATAATTGCTCCATTTGCATACGAGTATAAATTATTATTTATGTCCGTGGGTAAATTAACAACAACTACCTGATTAGCTCCAGAGCTTATTAATTTTGTAGTAGATTGCGAGTTATCGGTTACTAAAAATATAAAATTACTATCAGACACACAATCTTTAAAGAAAAAAGGGTCAGTGGGAATACCAGTATATGCTAGCCCTGCATATTGAATTTGCACCCTACTATTATCAATTAAACCATTAATTTCATCAACGACTGCGTAAACATCTACTGATATATCGTTCGGTAATCCGAGGTTAACGGCAACGCCGGGCGCACTGTTAGTTTCTAAGATTATTATCTGATCGGTTAGTGTAGACGCGTTGGTTGGATCGTATACCTTAGCATTAGGATCAAAATAAAAGGTTGTTTGCTGTTCAGATCCAAAATAATAGGCATTTGATTGTTGATATACAGTAAAAGTTGTAGTACTCGTTGGTACGAACGCCAATAGCCAATCGTTTGTATTAATCGCCGCTGGACTCATCGGAGCAATAAACTGGGAACCATAAATTGCTGGGCTAAAATTTAATGGTAATGTGTTATCTAAACTCCATGAAAGAGTGTATGAATTATATGATAGAGCTACCGCATTTCCATTAGTTAAATAGGTGATTAATTTTTGAATTAAATTACTCGGTAATACGGGAATGTATAATGGTAAAATGCCGGTTAATAATGCCCCGGTAGGAATTTTTTGCGATAGTAAAATTGCTCCACTACCGTCAACATTTATCCCATTCATTGAGATCGAGTTTCCGATGCCAGCCGAATCAGCAGAAGTAATAGCCGCATAAATTATAGATTTCTGATTCAATAATTGGGAAGACGAAGTGATTAGATTATTGTTAATGTCAAAAAATTGACCAGTGGGAGCGGTAAATTGTAATAATGATCCAATTTTCAGAATTGATGAATGCGAGACGGGCGCGAAACGTCCATCGTTTATTGTAATTAGATTGCCGGTGGCAACATCACTTATCCATCCAGAGCTAGAAGTATTGTCAGTTAACACTAAATTCCAGGCGGTCGCTGCCGAGGGAATAGTGATTGGATAATTACTGGGATTAAGGACAAACGACAGCGTATTATTAGACGATATTAGCGAGGTTATCTGACTTTCTACAATTGTTGCTAAATTATTTTGATTTGCATAGGTATAATTATTTGTTATAACTGACGGATCTGTATATATAAAACCATCGTCACAAAAAACATTTGTGCTACTAAATTTTCCAGTTGGATCAATTACATCGAGATATCGACTTACTCCGCTAGCCGTCCTATTGATTGCTTTTAATTGTAAAATATTGCTATATTTTGTAAAGGGAAAAGAGTTATAATCTTGACCATTTACCATTCTATTTTGCGAGTAGAAACTTTGGGGTGCCTTTAATTTAATATTTGCTAACGATTCGGTACCCGCACTATTACCTACGGTGTATTGTAAACTCGCATTGATTGTTAATAGCTGTGTACGATTTGTCTTACTCGTATAGTTAATAGGAAAAGATAAATTGGACATTTCTGAAGGATTAATTCTATATGTTAGCCCATTAGATGAACGAGTAAAGCATATAAAATTACCTTGAGGAATTGCTCCAAAAACACCGTCACCGAAGATTAAAGTAATAGCATCGTTGATTTGATTAGTTACAGAAAAAATTGTTTGCTGCTGCGATGGAAGATTATTGAAAGCTGTATTTTCTCCGTAAATTGTTTGTACCTGAGTCCATTCTGTAATTGTTCCGTCTGTATTAAGTTGATATAGCCATACATCCGAGTTATTAACGCCGGTTTGGGATAAATTGATAGATGTATTAGGTAACCCAGATGCAATACTAAAAGTTTGCGACGACAATGTTCCCTGTTTAAAATAGAGAAAATACCCCGTATTTTGGCTAGCAAATCCTAGTCCATCATTTTCATAAAGAAGATTAAAAGTAGAAGTGTGTTCGGGGTCGATTTCATATATAAATGTTTCGCCAACAGAAGTAGGGTTAACTATTTCAAAATTTGTACTTGAACTATTAATAGATGCTGTGAATGCATATGGCGGCGCCTGTCCTGCCGACGAAGACAAGCCGTATTCTGAATAATTAATTCCATTAATTACATTTGTATTACCAGGATTGCCAATGGTTTGAGAACTAATTAAAACTGCATTGATAATAGTATTCCACTGATCTTGCCAGTTTCTATTAGTGCGATCATTCCAATTAATTGTTATTCCATTAAGATTATTTCCTAGCGAATCATATACATTATCGTTAACAGAAAGACTATTTATTTTTAGATAGCCATTTGCAGCTAAATTTCGACTCGGAATATAATTAACAAGATTAGCCAGATAATTAATAGAATTTCTACTTTGCGCAGTAGGAAGAAAGTTTTCTCTCGCATTCATATCATAACGAAAGGACATACTTTGTCCCATAAATGCAATTAGATCAATTAATGCCGTGAACTCGCTGCTTTCAATATAATCATTGAAATTTTCTGGATTTTTTAGTTGCAAATAATTTATGAACGATTTTCGTAGTGTGGAAAAATCGTACGACGCGAGATTCGGGCTGCCCATAGAAGTATAGAAAGCCTGCCAATCTTGAATGCCAAAAGCCGTTGTTGCTTGCAGTGATGTTCCCATATGATTATTTATGCTCTAGATACAAGACGGTTAATTCATTAATGAATTCGCGGCTGACAGGATGGGTTAGAAATCACTAGACAGTTCAGAATTGAAGTTCACTATTAGTTGATCCGTTTCATTTGTGTTAACATATTGAATAATTACTGTTACTGTAATTGTATGTTGTCCCTGAGTAAGATCGAGACTTACTAATGTTATTCTAGGATCGTTATTAATGATTGAACTAATGTTAGCACTAATGTCATCTAAATCGGTCTGTGTTATATTATCGAATAATTTATCCCAAATTATGCATCCGAAATTAGGTTGCATAAGACGTTGCCCACGCCGAGTTTTTAACGCATTCAATAAATCCTGCTGAATAAGTTTCCTATCGGTAAGAACAAATTTCTTTTGAGCATCTGACGATACCGTTGAAAAGCCTGAATATATTGACATAGTTTACCCTTACATTGTTGGCTTGCTAGCGGCAATCATTTGCGCTAATTGGGTTTTAGAATAAGACACGCCAGGTTGATTGGGTGATTGGGGATTATTAAGTGTTACGTTTCCGGTTTGATTATCCATGCCTGTTATTTTAAAATTGGTCGGCTGGTTTGTGGGCCCCGATGGCAATTGGATTGTAGATCCTCGAGTTGATAATTGCTGGGAAATTGCGGGATCAATTGGTTTTACCGCTTGAGAATTTGTGTTTATATTTGCAGAATTTGCCACGCCTGGGGTAGCTGTCTTTATATTGTTTTTAAGTCCAGATTGATTAACCGACGGTGCTAACCCTGGTATTGACGGTAAATCTTCAAATAATTCTATTATTCTCATTTATATCACCTTATTTGTATTTATACTCATCCCAATACAGCTTTGATTCCGGATAGCGCCCCGGCGTAAATTGGAGTAGATGCTTTTTGGGGCGTGGCGGCATTACTCGGTGCAGTTGGTGATGAAACAGATACGGGTGTAGCCGCTGATATGAGGTTAATCTCGTGACTGTCATCAAACCGAATACATTGTAATTCTTGGGTGAAAACACCGTTGGCTATCTTGTTAGTTATTTCTAAAACTCGATAGTAACCGCTAAAAACATTACGATGATATACAACATTATTACTTTTATCTGGTGGGGTAATTAATCCACTTGAAAGATCTATATCCCTGGGAATTAGGAAATTGAGATTCATGTAAATTTCTCCACTATTGAACATAATTCCTCCAGGTGCTCCGCTCGCTTCTGTTATATATGGTACTAAGGTTGAATTTGCTGATGGATTTAGAAATAGTCCATCTTGCTTAATATAATCAGGGTCACCGTTAACAGTTAATCTAACCGATAACATTTCTGCGGGAGCATAAATTGTCGCAGCGACATCTGCCGCTGTAGTTCTTTCGGGAGTTTGCTCGGCCGTTATATTAGTTGATTTGATACTACTTGGTGCTGCCGATAGAACTCTAGAGGCGTTTACTGCTGTACCTTTTTGAGCTATTACATATGTTGAATTAGATGCGGTTGGTTGATCTGCCGGAGTCGATGATCCTGTTCCTTGCTGCTTAGTACTCTTATTAGCAACTTGGGTATATGTTAAAAAAGCAGTTTTGAATTCCATATCAAAGTTAAGAATTTCGGTATTTTTGCCGGTTAATATATAGTTATATTCTTTTAAAACTCGCAACGCCGGAGTCTGATTAGGTACTTCAAATATTTTTGCGTTATCGATTATATATGGTTTTACGATGTATCGATAATTAGCCGCGTATTTTCCACGTAAAAAATCATAACCAAGAATTGTTGTTTCGCTGCTAATCATGAACCATTGAAACGGTCCTTGTAATTGTTTAATCGCTTCCTTAATTCCGATATCTGTTGTCGGGTCGCCCGATACTAAATTTGCCATATTAATTATGTCGCTTATTTTTTTCTCGAATACTTTAATTTGATTGGTTATATACTCACTACTTATAATTAAAGTATTAATTGAATCAAGAATACTAGCGCCGACGCCAAATCGTACAATACTATGGCCAGATGAACTGCCATCAGGGTTAAAATATACCTGGTTAACCGCGGTTATTCCAGGCCCAATAGATGTTGTTGAAATTTCACCCGTTGTTACTGTTTGCCCATTAATATTAGCGGTAGTTGTTGCATTTTTAATTGCATGTGTTTGCCCAAGGTTATATGCATAATTATTTGCCATTACCTGTATCGGTGTTGCCCCAGATGTCATTTTTGCATCTTTAGGGGCAGACGTTGTATTTGTATATACAGGATTTACAAACAAACTTGCTCCAATATTAATATTTGATGAACTCGAGCTAAGTTCTGTACTTATCTGAGGTAAACATATAATTTCATAATTATCTGCTACTGTATATGTATTTGTATCTACATAATGTTTTTGATGCTGATTCAATGAATATGCTAATCCATCGCAGTAATTTTGCACTGTGCTGCTGTTAGAAATTTCAACCATCGAATCAATTCTTCCGGCTATTTCTGTATTTGATAATTCATTAATTGGAATTGCTGTAATTTTATAGGTTGCTCCGGTGGATCCCGCTTTAATTTCCATGTTGGCTAATACTATTGGAATATATTTAGTTGTTCCTGCAATAGTATTGAGTGAACCATCATCAAAAAATCCATTAAATGAGATTTTAAGTAAGTATGGTAGTTGACAATAGTTATACTCGTTTATAGATTGGCAAAAATCATAAAGATTTTCAATTAAGTCCATTCCATTTGGTTCTATTATATCGAAAGTTATATTTGTTGCATTTGACCCACGATTTTCTTGATTTTGGCCGGCTATAGTCTTCATATCAAGATTATCAATGCCTAAATCTGTAGGGAAATATGTTGATAATTTATTTGTACCCATTCCTCCTGATTGACAAATAGTTGTCCAATCTGACGGTACATACCGTTGTGCAGCCATCATTAATGCATGTAATTTTGGGGTAGTAACTTGTAATGTTATTAACGGGGTATAACTTGCATAAGAGTTAAGCAAATTGGGCCTAATAGAGCTGTTTGCAGTAGCAGACGTCGTGGATAATTGTTGATCATCTAAATTTTTGTCGGCTGCGCCTTGTGATCGGAATGATGCTAATTGATTTTGAGAATTATTAACTTGGGCTACCAACGCCGCAGGTGGGGTGTTAAGAGCAGAAACTTCGTTTGCTACCGCAGCTTTTTTCTTTGCAATAATCTCTTCTAAACTTAGTCCTTCATTTGTATTAATTGCCATTTTTAAAGTTCCAATGCTGCTTTGACTGCCGATGGATCGGGTATATAAATTGCAGTACCCGCGGTAAAATTACCTAACGGGTCAGCAGATAACGTTCCTGGATTTCGTTGAGCAAAAATCCACCAGAGTTCGGCATATCCATAAAGATCAAACGCCATTAGATCCGGGCGAGAATCATATGCATCGCTTATTACTACTAAATTATCAGATGGACTAGCTGGGACATATCGCGGCGTCCAGGTATTTAATATTCCATTAGCTGAAATAGATGTATCGTAGTATGCACTTGCGCTAGTATAAGTAGTCATGATTTCCTAAAGTTGTATATCGCTAAGGCTAGTATCAGCTTGCGTTTCGATTGTGGGGAAGTCACCGCTTTTTGTGTTCGTGCTAACCGCAGTGTTATCACTTCCTAATATAACTGTTGGTGAGTTAGCTGAAAACCCAGAAAACGATGGAATAGCAGACGGTGTTAGACTAGAAATGGTTCCATTTAAAGATGGGGATAAATCAGGATTTGGACCTAAAAGTCGGGTAGTTCCGTTAGAAAAATTTTGCAAACCAAATTGCGAGGCAAATAATCGGCTAAACACGGGTACAACAGAAATATTAACAGTCATCTGACACGGAATTTTAGTTATTTCTCCGTTTAATCCTGGTAATGCAACGGTAACATAATCGACATTGTCGGGAAAAGTAGTAGTAACGTTAGTAACAACAACCGGAAGACTATCTAACCCTACAAACCCGATGCCTGTTAAATTGACAATTAATGGCGGCGCTCCTGCTAAGTTAATTTTTCCGGATCCCGCGCTTGCGTCATTTCCGGTAAACATCATAGTTAGGCAACGAAGAAAGTGGATTGCCGCAACTACATATTGGCCCTCATATGGGGTTCTAACGACAAAATCACCACTTATATCAAAAGGCTTAATTTCACTATTTTTGTACGAGTGATATGTAAAATTACTATGAGTAACAGCTTGATTCTCATATGTTGAAGAAAATGAAAGAGGAACTGACGGCTGAAAGGGGAAGACGACGCCATTTGTTTGATTAAGAATTTTTAATAAAGTATTTGCTGGGTCTCTATAAAAAATTGCAGGACTTCCTGACAGCATACTGATTTTAACTCGTTTATCATTACCCGAAGCGCCATTAAATGTTACTTTGGGGGTAGTGGCTTTTAATGATGGTATATTTAAGCTCGATACTCTTGAAGTACTAGGAAACATTGTTCCTATTTGCGTCGGGGTAAATGATGTTACTGAGTCAACTCCCGATGCATCTGTTACAGATGGAGTCGGCGCAAATTGATCTTCACTTTGACTCATATCTGGCAATGGAATTTGCATTTTTTTCTTGACCCCGGAAGCAACTTATGTTAATATTAACTTATAACATATTTATGCTTAAAATGTAAGTAGTACGGGGGACCCCATTAAAGTTAATTATTTAAATAATCGTGATTTACTCAAGGAAATTCATCTTTCAAAGAATTCATATTGCTCTTATCGAAATGTTGAATTAGATCATCAATATGATGTTATTATATTTGATGTTACAGAAATATCGAATAGTATTCAGACAGCTAAGATCAATAGAGCAGCTAGAATTTTTCGGGAAACTGCAAATAAGATAGACCCAGCTAGTATCTTAGATACTGATTTAGTTTTTCGTGTTATGACTTGGGAACATATTCCGATGTTACCGCCTAAGAAAACTATTGAAGAAAAGTTGGCTTCTGCATCTTCTGGTCTAAGCATTAATAAATTTTTTGAAGATAACGAAGAAGAAGATGTGGTAGAATTAGACGCAGAGATTGAAACTTTAATACAGACAAATATTAAAGCCGATCATATACGTATTAATTTTCCTCCATTTTTTCATTATAGATTAGATGAATTAGGTAATGCATTTCAGGTAGGCAAAAGCCATTGGATCGGGGAGTTTGATTCGGGATCATTTTGTAAGACGCAAGGTAATTTAACAGATACTTTGGCTCGTATGATTATGAAATTAGTTGAAAAATACGCATCGAAAGGAAATTGGCGTAATTATTCATATCGAGAAGAATTTGAAGGCCAGGCTATTATGCAGTTAATTCAGGTTTGTCTTCAGTTTGATGAAAGTAAGAGCAGTAATCCATTTTCATTTTTTACGACCGTTGCTAGAAATGCATTTTTACGTATTTTAAACATTGAAAAGAAAAATCAGCAGATTAGAGACAAACTTCTAATAGATAACCATATGAATCCTTCCTATAGCGCAACAAGCCAGGCCGCAATTTTCGAGAGTGAGTAAATATTATCATGAGTGAATTGTTTAGGAAAGCTGCTATTTTCGGGGATATTCATCTTGGGCTTAAAGGAAACGGGCTTGTTCATAATGAAGATTGTTTAAATTTTATTAGATGGTTTTCGGAAACCGCAATATCTGAAGGCTGTGATATTTGTATTTTCTTAGGTGATTATTTTCATAATCGAAATAATACAAATCTTGTTACAATGAATTATGGATTGCAGGGATTACGAATTTTAAGTGATTCGTTTGCTCGAGTTATTATGATCACCGGAAATCATGATCTTTATTATAAAGACAAACGAACAGTTAGTAGCGTATCTTGGGCTAACCACATTCCGAATATCGAAATTATAAATGAATGGACACAAATGGGCGATGTTATCTTTGCACCCTGGATGGTCCAGGATGAATATAAAAAGATTTCGGTAGAAAAAGCAAAATATCTGATGTGCCACGCCGAGATTCCTAATTTCTTAATGAATGCTCAGACGGCAATGCCTGAGGTTGGCGAAATACGTGCAAAGAATTTTTCTGGATTCGAGCACGTATATAGTGGGCATTTTCATATGAGACAAACTCAAGGTAATATCACCTATATCGGTAATGCTTTCCCGCATAATTATACAGATGCCGGGGATGATTCTAGAGGAATGATGATTTTACCATATGGGCAAGAGCCAACTTTTTTGTCCTGGCCGGATGCTCCAAAATATAGAGTTGTTAAAATTAGTGATTTAGTTGTTGATCCCTCTTCATACCTACCAGCGCATAGTTATATTAAATTGGTCTTAGATACGGCAATATCATATGAAGAGGCCAGTTATTTAAAGGAAACTTTAGTGAAGGAATATGAATTGCGCGAAATGTCGTTGGTACCGGTTAAAAAAGATATGTACGCCGAAGATCTAGCAAATGGCGGCAATATTTCTTTTCAATCGGTTGATTCTATTGTGCAGGGACAAATAACAGCAATTAATAGTGATTTTTACGACTCTAATCTTTTATTAAGTATCTATAGAGAATTGTGAAATGAAAGAAATTTTTATTTTTGGGTCAAATTTGCTGGGAATTCACGGAAAAGGCGCGGCATTATATGCCCGACAACAGTGTGGAGCAATTTATGGGCAGGGGAACGGCCTTCAAGGCAATTCTTATGCAATTCCCACTAAAGATGGAAGGCTGAAACCATTGCCATTATCTAATATTCAATCATATGTAGACGAATTTTTAATTTTTTCCGAAACACATCCTGAATTAACGTTTAGATTAACTCCGATTGGAACGGGATTAGCAGGATATAAACATTCGCAAATCGCTCCTATGTTTAGCGGTGTATCAAAAAATGTAATTATTCCCGAGGAATGGAAAATTTATTTATGCTAAAATTAAAAAATCTTAAGATGAAAAATTTCCTTTCTTTTGGAAATGCAGTACAAGAAATTGATCTTAATAGAGAAGAGTTAGTGCTTATACTAGGTGAAAATTTAGATATGGGCGGCGAAGATGCGGGCAGTAGAAATGGCGTAGGGAAAACAGGAATTCTTAATGGAATTTCTTATGCGTTATTTGGCTGGGCAGTATCTAATATTAAGAAAGAACATTTGATAAACAAATCAAATGGGAAAAATATGGAAGTTTCTTTAGATTTCGAATCGAATGGTAAGACATATAAAATAGTTCGAGGGCGTCGTCCAAATAATTTAGAATTTTATGTTAGCGGAACTAAACAACAAGTGTGTGAAAATTCTGCCGACGATGATGCTCAAGGGGATAGTAGAGAGACACAGCTTGAAATAGAAAAAATCTTAGGCATGAGTCAGGCTATGTTTTGCCAGGTTGTTGCGCTTAATACATATACTGTTCCTTTTTTATTCCAGCGTGTGCATGAACAACGGGCAATTATTGAACAGTTATTGGGCATTACCTTGTTATCAGAAAAAGCGGAAAAATTAAAGAAAGATATTAAATCGGTTAACGAGCAAATTGTTAAAGAACAAATACGAATTAAAAGTACGGAAGAAGCAAATACTCGTATTCAAATGCAAATTAATTCGTTACTAACGAAACAAAAAAAGTGGGCTTTAAATCATACCAGCTCTTTGGTTGAATTAGAAGAAGCAATTTCTTTTTTGTCGACCATTGATATTGAAAAAGAATTAGTGTTGTACGAGTTGTGGGATGAATACAAAATCTTAAAAAGTTACAAGGCAGAATTAGCCGATTCCCTTCGGCAAGAAAAAATATTACTAACAAAAGAAGATAAAAAACAGATATCACTTCAATTAGATCTTGATAGTTTAAAAGATCAATGCTGTCATACATGCCATCAAAAATTACAGACAGATGTTCACACCACACTTCTTAATAATAAACAGATAGAATATGAACGAGTGACCTCGGAAAAATTAAGATTGGAGCAAACCATTGCAGATTTAGAACGTCGGCTAGCCGATTTTCCGATGATAGAAGTTCCAATTCAGCCGTCTTATGATACAATAGCCGAAGCATACGATCATAAAAATAAATTGAGTCTTTTAATGCAACAATATGAAACGGCTAAAAATAGTGAAGATCCATATAAAGATTCAATTTTTGATATGAAAAATTCTGCACTTGAAACAATAGATTTTTCGACCATGAATGAATTAACAAAATTTAACGAACATCAAGAATTCTTATTAAAATTACTGGTTAATAAAGACAGTTTTATTCGAAAAAAGATAATTGATCAAAATTTAAGTTATTTAAATTCAAGGTTAGATCATTATCTAACTAAACTAGGGTTGCCGCATAGTGTAATTTTTGAAAATGACCTTAGCGTTTCTATTAATGAGTTAGGACGAGAATTAAGTCCTGGCAATTTAAGTAGGGGAGAAATGGCAAGGCTTTCATTGGGATTAAGTCTTAGTTTCCGAGATGTGTATGAGAATTTATATCAGAAAATTAATTTATTTTTTGCAGATGAAATTCTCGATAATGGGCTAGATATTTTAGGTGGATTAGATGCAATGAATTTGCTAAGAGATCTAACTAGAGATCAAGGAAAATCAGTTTGGTTAATTTCACATAAGGATGAATTAATTTCAAAAGCAAACACAATTTGTAAAATTATTAAAGAAAGCGGGTTTTCAACCATTAGTTTCGATGAATAACAAAATGCCTGAAGATTAACTCTTCAGGCATTTTTCATTCTGATACTTCTAATGTTCTATCTGTACTAGAACTAATTAATTCTCGTAATGGTTTTGCTAAAATTATGCAGCCGTCGCTTGCGGTATGATTAACATTGGAATTATCTCCATGAATCATAAATCCTGTCCGTCCAAACGTATTAGTACCGAATGTTGGGGTAAGATGAGTTACCAATAAGCCTTTCCCTCCAGGATCATCGACGAATGTCTGTATAGTCCATAATCCTTGGGGAATAGGTCCGTGGTTTTTAATTTGCTGCTCTGAAGAATTATCTAGATCTGCGCCATTACCGCTATAACCTTTTCCAATTAATTTTCCAGATGGATCTATTAGATTTCCAGTTGTTTGTTCATATTTCCAAGACATTATTATCTCCTCTTATGCATTTTGCGCCGAACTACCTAACTGAACAGAGCTTGCTCCTAGATCATAATATGAACTAGCAGTCGTTCCATTCGCATCAGCGGTTCTAGCCCCGGTATTAGACGGTAGATTATGTAAAATTTTATAAAGGTTTGCAGCGCCACCGACCCCCACTAAGTGGGCCGCCATTAAAAATCCACCACGATCTTCAATAGAGCTATTACTATTTAAAACATTCATTGATGATAATGATTGACAATTTTTTTTCATTAATTGTAGCATGGCCTGTTCTTGGGCCATTGTGTTACTAAACCAAGATTGAGAAGAATTGCATCCATTTAATCCTGACCAATTTGCTGGATTACTAATAACCTGAGAATTAGTTCCGTGTTTAGAACTACCGGGTTTTAAATAACCACATGTTTCTAAAGCGGCTGCTCCAAATTGATATTTTCCTACAAATCCTAATTGATTTTGGGCTGAATAATTTCCACCCGATTCACGCTGCCCAATTTGAGCCATAAGCGCCTGTGTTTCCTTTACAGTGAGACCGCAAACTGGCCCAACTACTGGTTGTTTAGCGATGTCTGCTTCTGTTATTGAATGCCCTTTTGTTGTTCCTCTCACGCCTGATCTTGTTGTTCCTGTTTGCGGTCGAGTAATTTCTGATCCTGAGAAAGTTCCTTGTGTAACATTAAATGTTTTGATACCGTTTATTTCGTGCCCAGGCCAGGGTTCATGCGCCGGCGCCCTTTCACATATAGATTTAAAATTACCAGTTTGCCACCATGCTAGTGAGCCAGCAAGCTGTCCTACTTCTAACTGATTATTTGTTTCTATCGCACCGGGGTCAGATACTTGCGAAGGTTGCCCACCGTTAAGATTAACTGGAGCTGCGGTTACATTAAAAGCTGCGCCTGCGGTTATATTGGTTGCTGCTTTTGATGATAATGAAATAGCGCCACCGGACCCTATTTTAATATCACCCGTAGAATTATAAATGGTAGACGCCCGTTGAGAACGAGCAGAAAATGTACCAGCACTATCGATTTTAGTATCTGATCCACTATGCATTTTGATACTGCCCGCAGCATTTAGATTAATATCTTTGTCAGCGTGGAAATTAATATTTCCTTGGCTGCGTACAGAAAAATCCGAGGCAGAAAAAATATCTATAAAGCCAGAAGGGGATAACTCTACCCAAGCGGTTCCCGAACTGTTAATAACATAAATTTGACCATTTGTATCATCTAATAGAATTTCATTGCCTGAGGTTGATCGAATTCTTATACCTTGATCTTGGCCGTCAATAGTGCCGTCATCCATGACAAATTGATGACCTCCGGTACGATAAGCACACGATAATGCTTTTGTTAATGCCGGGTCATCTACTTGTGGGTTTGAATTTACATAATTGTTAATTAAATCAATTATGGTAGCACTTTGCGTAACATTTGCAAAACTACTTAACCTACCGGGAGTACTTATACCAAATACCTGACTAGGATTTTCTCTAATGCTGGAAGCACTAGTACTGCCGCGGATAAAATCAAATGCCAATCCTTGTATTCCTAATTGTTTCGATTGAAATACCTGGGGAACCATTTGTACAGAGGTTACTGCGGTAGGACTAACATTTGCCTGCGCGGTTAAAACTGGTTCACTTACCGGCAAACGATATGGAATTTCTTGCTGCCCAGCCACATTCAATTGAATATATTGTTGTAACATCGTATGTGTTGGTATTGCGTTAGCACCTGATGGTTGCCAGATATATCCGCCATCATTGGGGCCAGTGGATGCTGTTACCGCACCAATAGCGGGAACCATGTGCGCGTTAACTGATTCTTGGATGCAGGCAAACCAATATCCTTGAGACACATCACCGTTCACAAAAATAATTAGTACCTGCCCGTTTAGATCTGGTGGTACAGCCCAGAAGCCGTACGATTGAAAACTATTTTCATCGGTGTTATTAAAATCTATAGTAGGATCTATATATGAATCAACTGATACACGCTGCCGTGTCTGTCCTCGAAAAGGGCTAGCATATGATACCGTAATCCATCCCAATGGATCATTTTCATTTGCCGCTCCAAATTGGGGAATGTACACTTGCAGCCGTCCGCTTCTAGTCGGATCAATATTATTTTTGATTATACCTATATAGGGACCCGGACTACGAAATTGGCCGGAATTATCGGATCGAGTATATGGTGCTGCCTTACTTCCTATACGTCTATTTTCCATTTATTCCTCTATACTCGTATTTATAAATTACCAAATATGCTTAATAGCCCAATGAATAAATCCGTGTGGGTTATTCACATCTGTAAGTAATTGATTTGTTTGCCCTGTGATTTTTACACTATTATCTAATAAACTATTAATGTGCTCGGGCATTTGTTTTATGTTATTATCAGTTTCGAACGAATCAAGATCAGATAAATTTTTAGTGACCTGAGTAAGTACTGGATTGAAATTTTTTACGGTACCATTTGTTGTTATTAAAAAATCATTTACATTTGTTGATATAGAATCGGTATTTTTAGAAATTTGGGGAACCGCAGCATTAACTAACGTTATTGTGTCATTTGCAGACGCAGTTAATGAATTAATATTATCTAACATAGTATTGATTTTTTTAGTAGAAACAGGGGCGACATTGTCGAAATATGTTTTTTCACTAAGCGCAGCATTATTAAGATTGTAAAGTGTAGTATGCAGATCCCACAAATCTTGATTAAGCACTACTATCGGGCCAGAAGGAGAATTTATAGTTGAAAGGAGCGTATCTATTTTTTTAGTTAATTGATATTCTTCTATTGGGGTTGCTATGAAAAATATTCCCATTGATATTGCGCAGAAGGTAATAGCTAGCCAACCTAAAATTTTTGAACATGTAAGAATTTTATTTTCCATATTATTCCTCAATTAAAAAGGGACCCGATGAGGTCCCTTTTTAATTAACTAAAAATTAATTTATGCAACTGGTACAGCGGTAACAACCTTAGGAATAACGGCAAGAATTGCATCTAGCTCGCCAATGAAAAGGTCAACATAGTTAGTAATAGTAGCAACTTTAGCTGAATTTTTGATAGCCGCTAACGATAGTAATGCTCCTAAATTTGTCTTAAGTGCGTTAAGTGCGTCAGATAGATTTGTGCTTGCGTCTTCGGCCTGAATGAATTTAGTTGCTAACACTAGACCATTCTGAATGACGGTGACGGCAGCGGTAACTTCAGCATCAACAGATGTTCCGCCGACAGAAGTAACAATACTTTCAAGAATTGGGCTTACAAAAGCAATATCGGTTTCTGCAACCTGTGCCCAAGATGGTTCTGATTTGAATAGTTTCTTAAATAGGTTTTCGATATCTTCGAAGTGAGTTTTAAAAGATAAAATAAAAGACATGTTGATCTCCTTAATAGTTACAATTGTTTTTTCAATTGTGTTGTTTAAAATTGTTTCTGAAACAGCTTTCTGCACAGTTTCAACTGGTGACGTATGAGAGAGAAAATGACTAAATATGTTTTTTAATGTCATAAGGAATGCCCGCCGCGTGCATCAAGGTTTGAATCAATGGATCAGTTGATACATAACTTTCAGTTTTAATTCCCGCCGCCTGTTTTAAATTATCAATTGGCCTATTAATTTGTTCTCTGTAGTTACGCGGGCTTAACGGAACAAATAATTTTAAATTCTTTTCGGATAATGGATGATATTCGTCATCCATATATTTAAATTTCCATTCATTTTGTTTTAGTTGTGACGCAGCCGATAAGTCTGAAATTAGTTGGAATATCTGGGTAATGAGGCGTCTTCGTCGTAAAATTTCTACATAAACTAAATAGCTACCGGGTTTAATTTCTGATGCAGAAATGTCGGCATCCAAAATAAAATCGTAACCATTTTCAAAAAAACCAATTACATCAAGAGCTGCTCGCTTATCATTAACCAAGAAACTTATAACGGCAATTTCATCATCTTTACCAATTTTAGAGCAAAATTCGTCGATGTGGATCGAGGGCTCGAGCACGAATTTTAAATCAGAGATTTCAAAAGATTCTAATACTTTCATTTCACTCCCATGCAACTATATTTATAGTCTAAGCTATTGGGCAGCCTGATTTTGTTCTTCGGCCGCTTTCTGTGCGCCCGCGTGAGTATCAAGATCTTCTGAGTAGGCTTTCTCAATATTAGTTGAGTCGATATCATCCATATCGATTTCAGAATCCATAATTTCTTCGCTTCCTTGGGTAATGTCTTTCATTAGGAATCGTGGCATATTGATAGTTATTAGCCAAACAAGCATTTTTTTAAGTTTTGCTTTTTTAATTTTTGGACGAAAATCATCGGCGTCTTCAATTTTTACAGGATATACAAGCCATGCTTTTCTATACCCAACTTTAACTCCATATGGTAATAATCTAGAGGCGCCGGATGGGTCCGGCATTTTGGATAACGGTGATGAAAATGTACATTGGACTCGGTATGCAGCAATTTCGGGGCCCGCTACTAACTCTAGTGTCTTCCAATTATGAAAGGCATATAACCCATTTTCATCAATAACTCGTTCAAATTCTCGAAGAATAGACATAGCGCTTGCACTTATTGAGACTTGCCTAATATTATCGAGAATTTCGCTTATTTTAATATTTGCCATTGTTATCCTTCACGCATATTTATCAATGAATATCCCACGAACTTAGTTCGCATACAAGTATTTAGCATTTTTAAAGGAATAATTTGCATTGAAATGCTGCCGGTAAATACTTGGCAGGGTAATTTAGGGGAGACACTTCATATGTCGAGAACCAAAAAGGTACGCTCCAACAACGAGTTTTCAGAATCAACTAAGAAAAACAACCCAGATACCGCTCATTATACAATTAAAACAGGAATTAAAAAGGCTGTTCAAATTATCCCACGCAATATTCACCAAGAAGAATATCTCGAGTATTTATTAAACCCAGAAAAAATGATTGTAATAGTACAAGGTCCAGCCGGCACTGGAAAAACAGTTATGGCGATGCTTGCTGCAATTAAGGCATTTAGTGAAAAAAAAGTAAATAAAATTATTTTATGCCGTCCTTCAGTTGGAACCGATGATGAAAATCTCGGATTTCTACCGGGTGATATTAATGAAAAATTAGCGCCGTGGCTTCAGGCATTATTTGATGTTCTTTTAGAGTATTTTTCTGCTAAAGAATTGGCAACAATGATTGAAAATAAACGGATCGAATGTTTACCATTGATGTATGTGCGCGGACGAAATATTTCATCGTTCGTAATTTTAGATGAATCTCAAAATTGTTCTAAAAAACAAATTCTTGCTTTAGGTACTAGATTGTGTGAAGGTTCCAAATTAGTATTAACGGGAGATAATGATCAATCAGATAAACGTAGCGGAGATAATGGATTAAAATATTTTTCAGAGTCACTTAAAAAATACGGTAGAAGTGAGTTTATTGCCAGTATTGAATTTTCGGAAAACGATATTGAAAGGCACCCTGTTGTAAAAGAAGTAATCGACATATTTAGAAAAGGGGAAGAATAAAATAAGATAAAAACGGTGGCCTGACGGCCACCGTTTTTATGATTCCAATATTGGATCAAAGCATTGCCGACATCGCGCCTCGTAAAGAGTATCTGCCCCAACTAATACTCGACTAGTATCAGTGCTTAATCGTTGCGAATGAATTGCGGGTTCCCCGCATTTTACGCATACGGCTGATAATTTAATAACTTCGTCAGCAATAGCCATCAATTCTGGTATAGGATGAAATGGTTCCCCAGCAAAAGTTGTATCGAGTCCAGCGATAATAACTCTTTTTCCGGCACGTGCTAGTTCAATAGAAAATGATATTAGTTCATCCCCAAAAAATTGCGCTTCGTCAATTCCTATTACATCAAAATTATTAAGACATATTCCGGCAATAGTTTTTAGCTCGCCAGTAGTTTGAACTGTTTTCGCGGAGAAAGTTAATTTGCTGTGTGATGCAATATCGGTTACATTATATCTATTATCGATATTTGGTTTGAAACATTGTATTCGTTGTTTTGCAAAGGTAGCTCGGCGCAGCCGCCTTATTAATTCTTCGGATTTTCCTGAGAACATTGGCCCAGTTATTACTTCTATCCTACCGCTTTTCATCATGATCCTTTGATTCCGATATTAGTGTTTCTATTTGTTGCATTTGCTCGTTAAAAAATATTAATCCCCACTGAAATACTTTTTTTCTATCGGCAATAGCCATAATACCCATTATGCGATCTTCTAAAATTTCATCTATAAAACCACACGAATTGGTTTCTTTAAACTGATCCGCGATAAAACCTTTTTTATCAATATAACTGTGCGTTAACACTGCATTTGGGTGGGTATGAATAGTTCCAAAATATTTTAAATTTGTGCCCGCTTCTATTTCTTCCTCCGCACTCTGATAGGAAATTCCACGGGGGTTAGTTCTGTTAACCGATAAGTCGTCTAAGGCATAGATATAGAGCGTATCCATAACTTGCTTACCTAGTATGGCAGATATGCATTCGTTTGGATACGCTCTTAGCGCTTTTTGTTTAAATTCATTAACGATATCGTTATGAATAACAACTTGAGTTATGAACAAGAATTATTCCTCTGTGGTTAATTGCACCGCATCTAATTGTTCCGGATAAATTGCGTGAAAGTAGTCATATACATCTGAATAATTATCAGACGCAAATCGTGAATAATCACGGCATTTCTCTATAGTTTTCTTTTTAAGATTTAACACGGTATCAGCTCTGTTTAATTCGGTAGCTCGCAAATTACGAACTAATGAGATATGTTCGTCCCTAGCTAAATTTCGTGAATCCGAGAAAAAATCTTTTTGACTAGTTGCCTTTTCATTAAGCGGTGCGATGAAAAATGTTGAAACTAAAAACATTTATTGCTCCTTATGTAAGTTGTGATAATTCGATAAGCACTGCGCTGCAAAGAATTTCGGCATCTGCGCATACTGGTATTTGAACCATTGCTTTACGAATAATTAGAATAGCTTGGTCAGTTAATTCATTAGTATTACCCCATAAATCTAAATTATCATAGCAGAATCGGAAGAATGATTCTAATTCTTCTGGCCGAATTTGCTCGCAAATTAATTTACGTGCCTCTCTAATTTTTCCAGCCTTGAATAATGCGATAGCATCAATTTTATAATCACTTGATGAAGTACTTTCGTTTTGTTTCAACAGTTTTCCATCGACCGAATTTAATTGACAGCTATTAATACCTTTTCGCAGGTCTGGCCAAGTGCCCCTTACATAGTCATCTAGGGTATCAAGGTCAAAGTCGATATTTTCTGTTAAAAGAATCTCTGCTAATTTAGAAGTAAAATCGGTAACATCCATTTTACAGATTTCAAGACTCTGTGTTCTACTGTGAATTGCCGGAATAATTCGATTTGGATAATTACAGGTGAGGATGAATCGACTGGAGGATGCGTACTGCTCAAGAATACCCCTTAGTGCTGCTTGAGCAACGGGCGTTAGCCCGTCGGATTCGTCTAGAACCACAACCTTCATTGTACCAAAGGGCATTGTGCTGGCAAAGGTTGTAATACGATCTCGCATAGTATCGATATTTCGTTCACGACTAGCGTTAATCCATAAAACGTCATATGGATCAATATGCAATTCGTTAATTAACATTGCGGCGGCGCTTGATTTACCGGTTCCGGGACTGCCATGTAGCAAGAGGTTCGGTAGATCTTTATTTTTTACAAATGCTTCGATCTGCAATTTTTGTTGTGGATTACTGAAAACATATTCCGAGAGTGTCTTAGGTCGATAACGTTCAGTCCAAAGACTATGTTCAATATTCATAAGTCAATTATACTTATTCCTTTCCATCAAAGCAAGAGATTTTTGCTAATTCATCTGAGTTAGAATATCCTAAAATTGCCTTAGGATCTGCCCGACGGATGACAATATTTTGTTCTTTAAGTTGTACACCTCTAGACCACCGCCCGTGTTCCACTAATACCCATTGTCCCGGAATAAGATCATGATTATCGTGGCCAACCGCATAGACTTTAGCCCACCGTGCATGAATACCACGGGATTTTTTATCATCGTCGATCAAGACAATTCCCATTGGGGTAATTTGTTCTCCAAAATATAAATCTTGAATAAGAACGTCCTTATGCAACGGAATAATTTCCTTAGCCGAAATAATCGGGGGAATTTCGTTTTGCTTCATTTCTTCCATTATTTCCTACCTTTTTTGTGGTGCTCGGGAAAATCAATTGGCTCTTCAGTCGATGTTGCATCCGATTTAGCTTGTGAAGATACTGGCTTATTTGATGGAACCGTGGCATGTAGTTTAGCTGCTACCGGAGTTACCTGTGTTTGCTCTTCTTTAGCAGTAATTTTCTTAGATGGTTTTAATCCTACAGGTGTGGCATTTGGATTTTGGTTTCTCATTGCCGACATATCAATCTTTTTGCCTAAGGCAGTTGTTACATAATGTTTTCCCATTTATTTCTCCTTTAAAAATTCTTTATAATCTAGATTATAGAGTAGAGCATCAACGCGATGTATTTTTAATAAAAACAAACAATAAGATGAGCAAGAACTCCCACGGCCAACACCCCAGACAATATTATTTTTTTCGGCCGTATCTCGTAGATATTTAAGATATCGTAATAAATTTAATAAATTAAATTTTTTGTATAGCGTTAATTCTTCTTGCACTCTAAGTCGTTGGTCGTCGGTTGCGCACTGATTATATAGCCATAATTCGATATCAAATTGTGAATATTCTTCTGGCATTAACCAGATCTGTTGAAGCTGAGTATGATATTCTTCTGGAGTAGTTTCTCGAATATTATTCCATAAATTAACATTCGGCATAGCAAGAAAAGTTTCTTTTTTTGCTTGAATATATTTTTGCCCATTTTTCAAGAATATATTTTCAAAATCTAAATCGGGGTTTTTACGAAGTGCCTCGCAGATTTCTTCTTCTGTATATTCGATTTCACCATACTCGTCAATTTGCATTACTTATCCTTATCGTCGTCTTTCTTAATTCCACCTTCTAAAACAAATATTTTTGGATTTTTCTTTTTTGTTTCAGGATCAAAAATAATTTCTAATAATTCTTCGTCTTCATCATTGGAAGTATTTTCTAATATATCTGCATATATAGTATCCCAATCGAGGTCTAAATCTTTCCAGGAAATATTATCGGCTGTTTGCTTAATATCCGCGGTTGTAATATCTGATCTATCCCACCAGGCGGTTGGGTGTTCGTCTGTAATATATGCGTAATCTGGAAAATTATTGTAGTCTTCGATGGTGTACATTATATTATCGGATAGCTCACTTCCAATTATAACACTTTCTATTTCAAAATTCTCTTCTGTTATTGCAGAAAATTTTTGAAATAACATAATGCCGAGGATTTGATCATATGGCTCTTCCGGTAAAAACACTAGATGATTATTGCCAAACATTTCCGATAATTTTAAAATATGTGGATTTTCGGAATTTAATATAATACTATTTTCAAAAATTTCTCTCATAAAAAATAAAATTCGTTGGAGAGCGATATTCTGATAATTGCTATTTTCTGTAGCAGTAATAACATTAACCTTCATTGTATACCGATTTGGCAGAAGTCTATCACCATCACAAATAATAGCAGAAAAATTTAAATCGTAACTAAGTCTAACATTCATAAGAGGCCCCTATCCGATGTTAAGTACACACCCATCATTATCGTCTTCTTCTTTTTTCATATTACGTTTTTTTGTATATTCTTCTAATTTTTTATCAGAACGCTCACTCTGCTCGTCGATATATTGGCCTAACAGATTCTGGGCTTGCAGTGATAAATTTTGATTTAATGAAAATATAATTTTTTGAAGAGCTAGTATTTTTGAATCTAGCTCTTCATCCGTTAATTTTTCTAGTAATACATCTATTCCCATTTATCGTCCTGTACTACCAAATCCTAAATCAGCACGATTTGAAGTTGGTAATTCATTAACTTCGACAATATCAACATTTGTTTTTACTTCTACCGGAATCATTTGAACGATTTTATCTCCGGCTTTTACCGTATAATTTACTTTATTGTGGTTAGTAAGTAATACTTTAAGTTCACCGGTATACCCGGCATCAATTACTCCGCCCGATACCGTGATTCCTTTAACTGCCATACTTGATCGATCTCGATATAATAGACCATAATTAATACCTGTTTCGACTAGCCGAATATCAGCGCGAATATAATTTTCGTTGTTAAATGGATTTACAAAAAGAAGTTTTTCAAACATAGTTCTCGGCTGCCGTAGGACAACATCATAATCTTCTTCAGCGTCTACGTACCGGGCACTAACAAAGGTATTTACAAGTGTAACTGTATTCTTATTTAAAACGGTATCTTCGGCGGCATATAGATCAAAGCCTAAATCTTCACCTGCAGTTGATACCGTTGGTAGAATTGCATGTGCGGCTAATTTCTTTACTAACAGTGGCATAAATTAAATCTCCTATTAATAATTATAACATTACTAATAGGAGGTGTCAATCTAAAGTGTTGTTAAGTGTGCATATGACCAAATTGAGGTATTGCCTGTGTATTCTCCGACGCAAACATATATGTTTCCGTTGCCGTATGCAAGTTGCCCAGGTGTATCTGAAGGAATACCTACAGATGTTGGTACATATGATTTTGCAACGCTCAAACTATTTTTACGAGTAAGAATCCAGTTTGTTCCGTCAGGACTACCTAAGGTAAGCGTATGTGGGCCAGCAGCATTAAATGTTAATACGTTGGTTACCGAATTAAAGCCAGTAATACTATTCCCGTGCTGGACTGCTAATCCGCCGAAACTTAAATTATGACTAGAATCTACCGCAGTTACATACAATGTCAATTCGGAATAACCTAAATTTGGAAAATTTGTAGGATTAACTGTGGTGGTAACATTACCAGTCCCCGCAAGAGATACCTCATGAAATGTGCCTAATGTAAAATCAAAATTTTCTGTGGCCGAAGTAGTTAATGATCCATGATTATAAATCTGTAAGCCGAAATCATTTAATTCTGTATTTGATATCGGCATCCCGCCCATATTATTAATATTTGCATTTGCTCCATAGGTAAGTGCAGATTTAACTACCACCTTATTAATTAAATCATTAATTTCCGCAGCGGTTTCGGCGAAATTGTTCAGAGTGGCAAGAAAATTACTACGAAAGCCTTGGGTACTCTGATTCACACCCGCTACAGGATAGGTTGGATCGATTGAATTTGGATTAATTTGTGATGCCATATTATTATCTCCTAATGTATTTATACCCCAACTATTCTGCGATAATCCAATGGGGAATTTTTAAATTTTAGATAAATGCTGCCTTCATCTTGATGTAAAAATTTATCGCTAGTATCAACAAAAGTAACATTATAGAAAGTAGTAGAGTCTCCGATATCTATCTCTTCTGTGGAAATATTAATGCCTGCTTCTGTTGTTAATATTATGCCTAGTTCGGTTAACATATCGAATATGCTGCTTACTTTGGTGAATTCTGTTATTTCCGATAAACTCCAAGTATTTGTTTCTGTGTTCCAATTTTGCAAAATACCGTAGTTCCAAACATATCTATCAGTTTCTGCAAAAATTGTATTAAGCGGCCTATTATTATCATAGTATTGTTGTAGATAGAATAATATTTTTTGCCCCTGCCCAGGATTAACGTAGACAAGCGGAATTGCGGGTACAAAACCCAATATTTCACCATTTGGCTGAGTATCAGTCATCCAAGTCGGGAGGAAGTTTTCATCAAATCCACTTAACGTTGTATTAAGCTGATTAATCATATTTGGAATAGTCGGTGGATATAGCGTTTCATAATTGGCTGTCGTTATACTACCCGAATATGAATTACCGGCTAAATCGGTGTATGAGTCTAATGGTTGAATGTAGATGATTTCGTAACCATCAGTTGTACTCTGGGCCCATTTAAGATTAGTAAATAGAAAAGTTTTTCGATGGTAATATTTGTCCAATGAGGCTGCAATTTCCGCAGGTGTTACTGCTGCAATTCCATATCCGATTAACATTCTTATAGTATTTTGAATGCCAAAATAAAAATCTTGCTGGCGATAAATTGCAGAGTTTGGAATTATTGCTTGGTCCAATAATGGTGTGAATAATGTTTCGCTATCCTCGTCGTTTAATAAAAATTCTAGGCTCAAATTTGTTTTCGGTGATGTATTATATGATGAGATCGGTGACGGCACTAAATTAAGAGTAAATGTTTGTGAAGTTTTTGCAAGATATTGGAAGTCTTTGTTCACAATATTATTGGGACCGGGTAAATCTGTTTCTGGAACCATTGACGATTTATTCGATCCTACAATAGCCGTTATGGTAAATGTGAATTGAAGGTCAAATTCTGTTTTATCGTTTAATAAGGTACAATCATTGAAACTAAAATATTGGAAGCTGGGGCTGCCAACTAAATCACCGTTCGATAATACTCTTAATCCGGTAGGTATCATCCCGTCGGTTAATGAATAATTAATTGGATTTCCTGGGGTTATTGCCGATCTTTCGGTTATTATGACCGGTGGAATTGCTAGATAATTGCTGCCTGTGTTGGTTAAGATTATATTTGATATACCGCCATTGTAGACTAGAACGGTTGCGCTAGCAGGTGATGTTTCTCCCGTTAGCCCAAATCCAACCAACGCGGAATCATAAAATTCTCCGGTTGATAGTACATTAACCGTGTCAATTCCAAAGTTAAGATCAATAATTGCATTCAGCCCATTGGGATTATTCCATATAATATTAGAAAGATTTGGTAATTCTGTATATTGTTGAACCCCTGGGCTTATACTAACAGATGATATAGATCCATTGGAGGTATTTCCAGTAACGACAATATTTGCATTCGAAGAATTAATTCCCCCGGTAACAATGAACCATTCCCCAATGTTAAAATTGCTTCCCCCATTAATAATGGTAGCATCTATTACTTTTAATGTTGCATTTGCAGTCGCGCCGCCTGCAATTTGCGGTGTAGTAGATTCTAAAATTTCTGCTTTAAATGAAATTGTGCTAGGGACTCCCGGAGTCACGTTGCCAATATTAATAGGACTTGTCCATTGCACATTTTTTTGGTATGGACTTTCAACAGTAAGATACACGGGAAGAATAGTTTGATATGGATTAATTCCAGATGTCGGTTCAGTAACTTTTTTGTAGGCTCTTACATTAAATTCATATGGGGAAGCATTGCTATAATAATTATCGACATAGCCGGTTAACCAGCCGGTATTTGCATTAAGCGATAAATTACTATTGGGAAAAACATTTCCATTAATTAATTGGTAATTAATAGTATTGTTTTCATAATCTACCGCTTCAAATTGATGTTGTAAAAAATTGCCTGTTATATTTCCGATATTAATATATTTTCCTTCATCTGATTCTAGAAAAATCGGAGAATAATAACTGCCGGAGGATGCTACGGTTAACGTAAAATTTGCAGTAAGATTAGAACCGTATGCGGCGGTAAAAGAAAAAGTATTAGAAGACATGCTTAGAGAAATATTTGGCTTGCCAACTTCGATATTAGGATAAATTGCAGGAGTATCATATAATACTGCGGGATTAATATACCCAGAAATATATCCGGATGAATCAATAGTAAGATTTCCCGGCAAGCCGCCGGATGAAAGACTAATATTAGGCGTGAATGGTAAACCGGCAATTGGCGCAATATTGGCCGACATCCAGGCTCCTGCTGGAAAAATTCCTAGATTTGCATTAGGAAAAATATCTAATAATTCAACATTAGATACACAAATTGAAAACGTTCTATCGGCTATTGAATTATTATCAGTTGCTCTAATAGTAAATGAATATGTTCCGGGTAGATTTTCGGAATTCGCCATACCCCATATACTAGGAATAAATTGATTTTGCTTGGGAAGAGCTAATGTTACTCCGCTAGGTAACGATCCAGCAATAATATTATAGGTTGCTGTATTGCTAGCATTACAGTTTAGGTTAACAGAAAAGGTGTTACCTAAATTTACATTAGCGATATATCCTGGGGCTGTTATCCATGTTGGCATATTGATATTTATGCCGACAAAGAAACGGCACTAGTGCCGTTTCTTTGTCAGTTACATGCTTAAGGTTTTTAAAAATTGCCGTTCTATTAGATATCTAGCCGCTGCCCAGGCAGATTCTTCATTATGTGTCATTCCGGATAATAGAAAAATTTCGTGGGAAGAACGGTGAACTATTTCGTAAAATTTTCCAATTTTACGGCATCGTGCAGTCGTATATATAGTAGATACAAATTCTTTATCGGTCATTGCGAAAATTGTTCTAAAACTATAAGCTGAGTGGTTTTCCATGCAATTCCCCATAATTCTGAATGGCCAATAATTCCCGAAGGAAAAAATTTGGTTGGAGTTAACCGAGTGAATTCTTCCGGCTCATCACCGATGCTTGCAATATACGCATAGCCGCCAAACCAATAGCATTTTGCATTTGGATAAATCGCTTTAACCTGCTCTTTGTATGTCATTCTGTGAATTTGTCTATCATATCTTCCGCAATTTTTGTATATGCGTTTTGCCAAGCGGCCTGCTCGTCGGCATACAACATACTAATTGCCTTATCATATTGCCCATATGAATCAACGTATTCTTCTCGCGGATCCGAGCAAATTATTTGGAAGAAATAATTATGCCATTCAATACATTTTGAATTTGGAAAAATCTTTTGAACTTGTTTTTTGTAATTCATTCTGAGAATCCCCAAATTCTAGTATTAATTTTAAGAATTTTTTAAAATCGGTAAACAATCCTACCTAAAGAGAGCGAATACGGAGAAAGTTCAACCTGAACGAAATCCCCTGGTTCAAGACGAATATTGTTTTTACGCATTCTGCCGCCTAGGTAACCAATGACTGTTTGTCCACCAGGAATTTCTACAATCCATGTTGTGTTGGGAAGAGTTTTAACGATTTTACCTTTTAATTCGACTAGATCAACTGATGCCACGTTACTCCTGATTCATTTTGAAAATTGGGTTAAAATTTTTGAGTTAATTGTTTTAGCAGCCCATTGCCATGCCATTTCTTCACTGATAAAACTAATTGCTAATATTTGTTCTACTTTAATTATAACATATTTAGTGTATTGATGCGTGGAAGAATTATCATTGGTGCATTTTGCGTCTGGATAAATCGATAATACAAATTCTTTATCGGTCATTGCGCTAACCTATCTATTAATCGATCCGATAAAATCGCTGCCGCCGTCGTCCAGGCTTCTTCCTCGTTTTCGGCGATAACCGAAAATAAGAAAGGCCACTCCCCACGAAAAAATCCGTAGTGTCCTTTTAAAATAGATACCCCTGGGGAAATTCTAATTTTAGGGCATATTGAAATAGCTAGATCTTTATCAGTCATGATTGTAATGCCATAAAAAATTCCGCTTCTCTGAGGTTTTTAAACGGACCATATTCATATGTTTCACCGGTATTATATACTACTTCAACCTTTATTTTACGGCAAAAATTCATACGATAATACAGAATTAATTCTGGGTAATTATTAATAGTTTTAACTATCGTTGGATTTTTACGAAGGATCACGAATAAAATGAAGACAATCGTGAAACATATATATATATCGCATAAAATATTAATATAATCATTCTGATAATCTTGCTTGCAGCTCGGCATTAATAAAATTTTTTGCACTGCGCCACGCATCGGCGGCAGTCGAACACCAGGCTGATATTGCTTCCTTGTCGGAACGACCCGAAAAACTAATATTAAAGCATCCTAAAAATTGGTTGTGCCGAACATATGCACCGGGATAAATCGATAGCACGAATTCTTTATTGTTGTTCATTCTGATAATCTTTCAACTAAGTTTTCATTGATCTTATCGGCCGCATCTTTCCAGGCATCGCTAGATGTTTTACTCCATTTCGATAGCGGATAAGGAAATACATCTACTATATTAGCATACTTCTCAATGCGCCAACCATTAAACAGTGGGCTGAGATAGGCTCGCGCATATGGATATTGAGCGAGAACAATTTTTTTATTCGGGTTCTGCATCATTCTGATAGACATCGTAAAAATTGCCATTCGATCCTTTCAATTGTATCTTCCCATGCAAATTCTTCGTCACACCCCCAACTTGACAGCGTCGCGCCGGAATTATTTTGAAGTATTCTCCAGATCGGCTTGCCTGTGACGGGTGAACGGCCAGATACCGCAATCGCGTCCGGATAAACTGCCCGGACGCGATTTATTAGTACGCTTTTCATTATTTGATCGCTTTCAGCAGGATAGTATCTGCATTCATGCTTTCCCGCAATGAAGTTTCTACCGCCTTGATATTATCGAACCACTTGAACGCTCCAACCTTGCTCATACTGTTAAACTGCTTTAGTTGTTCGGCGATCTTGCGCAGCGTTTTCGACGTGCTCTTGGTCGGGTCCATGTTAAGAATTTTGTTGCCCTTAACGTCAAGTGTTGAATTCGGAAGAGCAACATAGCGTCCAATTTTTCTCGTCTTGGTATTTAGAACCCATAATACGGTTGACTTGAGAATTTGAACAGGGTCAATGCTAGTGAGATGCATTTCCGGCTGAACCTGAAGGAAGCGCAACTTGCTAACAACCTTATCAGGAGTTGTCATCTTCTTCTTGCGGGACTTGCGCGTGCTCTTCTTGACGATACCGAAACCGGTAATGTCAGTGATGGCTGTTTCCCACCAGGCAACCGATGCTTTCAATTCGCGCTTGCCAAGATGCGCATACGCTTCGTTGATTTCATCATTCTTGCCAGCAAGTGCAATCTTGAATTCCGAAAGATACACATTTGCAAACTCAATCAGATCCTTGGTACGATTACCAGGGGCAGTCGTTTTCGGATCATGCAAAATCTGCATGATATTTCGTTCCGACTTCTGATAATTCGATTCAACGAACTGGTCGAACGCGGCGTTGATCTCACCCTTCACCCGACGCAATTTTGCGTCAATGAAGTCTTGAATATTCGGCTTCGCGACCCCGTCAACTGCCGGAACTGAAACTTTCATATTTTCAAGGCATTTGCGCAGGTCACGAACAATAAACTTGCTTTCACGGAATCGTATCTTGAATCCCATCTGAATCATGCGGATCATCCAAGCCGATGCGTGCGGAATTTGCAACTTGCTCTTTTTTAATGCCTGAACTAATTCTGGCATATTGTTTGAAACGGCCAAGGCTTTCAGAGCAAGCTCGTGACCATGATCGTCATCCTGGGTTGCTGTATACCAGGCAAATGCTGCGAGCAGTTGGCGATCATATTCATCCTGGGACCACTGCGCCTGCTCTTCAACGGAAGGCCAATAGGGCTCGTCAAGGCCGATATACTTCGCCCCTTCTCCCTTGAAACGGAGTATCGGGGTTGGCTTTACATGCTCTGGCTTGAATGATCTTTTTACTGTCTTCGTCATGATTTAAATATACAAGAATACGATACACTTGTCAACCACTATTTTCAGATTTTTAAGTTGTTGATTTTAAAGGGCCGATATCGTAAATATGGCGCCGTATGGCCCCAATATGACCCCAGGAGTAGCTGAGTACCATCATTATAGTGGGGTCATATTGGGGCGATATAAGTCCTTTGTTTTCAATGGCGCATTTTTCTTGGTTTTTAGGCTGATTTCGCTTGCATTCGGTACCGGAGTTTGCTATACTTATTTTAGTGAATGGAACAGAGCTAACGAAGCAGAAGTTGGCTGTTGACAAGAATCAGGAACTTTGCTACACTTAACAAGTAGTGAAAGGGGTAACACCGCATGGCAACAGTGAAAATCATTCAGGGTTCGTATCGCAACCAGGAAATCAAAAACCAAACGTTTACGCTGATTAATGGGTACGTGGAAACGCCGAATTCGAAGCATGTTACGGTCGAAGGAACAAAACTTTGTGGCCGTCCGACAGCTCGAATTCGCGTGAAGAGCCAGAAGGATTTTGTCATTGCCGGCACGGTTGAAACGGTTGATGATCAGATTTCTGTTGAAGAGGAATCCTCTGAGCCGGAAGTTGTTGAAACAGATGCAGCCGTACTTGCGCGTATCAGTGATAGGTTTCAGATTTTAACTGAACTGACCCAGGGTGCTCTCACTGGAGATATTCGCGCATTGTTTGTAACCGGCGCCCCGGGAGTTGGAAAGACTTTCGGTGTTGAAAAGACGCTGCAAGATGCGGGGTTGGTTGAAATTTTTTCCGATCTTCCTCCTCGGTATGAAGTTATTTCTGGTGCAATGTCTGCGGTCGGTATGTATATGAAGTTGTACGAATTCCGTGACGATAACAATGTTCTCGTCATTGACGATTGCGATTCGGTTTTTACCGACGAACTTTGCTTGAACCTGCTGAAAGCTGCATTGGATACGAGCAAGCGCCGCATGATTCACTGGAACGTGGATTCGGTTTCACTTCGGAAGGGTGATTGCCCTAACCAATTTGAGTTCAAGGGTTCTATTATCTTCATTTCGAACATTAACTTCAAGAAGGTTCGTTCTGAGCGTATGCGTAACCATCTCGAGGCCCTCATGAGCCGTTCGCATTTTCTTGATCTTACTGTTCATACGGATCGCGAAAAGTTGCTCAGAATTGAAGACCTGGTTACGAATCATAAGATGCTTTCCCAGTTCAAACTGTCCGATAAAATGAGCGCAAAGGTTATGAAGTTCGTGCGTGATAACGCTTCGAAATTTAACGAGCTTAGCCTGCGCACTGTCATTAAATTGGCCGGTCTCGCCAGGACGTTCGACGAGAATGACAAGTGGATGCGAGTTGCTGAACTTTCTATGATGGGAAACCAATTTTAAAATAGTGGGATTTAAATCCCACTATTTTAAAATTAAAGGAGATGCTTAAATGAAAAATGGTGTTTACGAGATTACCGATCCTATCAATGTTAAGAAGGTTTCGGATGAATTGGGCAACATTGTTACCGGTAAGGGTGGCGCTGAAATTAACATTAATGGAATTACCATTGCAGGTAATAGAGTTACCATTCGATGGGACAACCTATCTAGAGAGGTAAATATGGTTGTTTTGTCGTCTGCTAATTGAGACGTCTGTTCTTCTTGCGGTCAAAATATGAACGCCGAAAACCTATAATTAAATGGCAAACAAAACAGATAAGAATGCGAAAATTTAAGTTATTCTAGCTAGTTAAGTCGAATGCAAGATTAATGAGATGCGTGTTGCTGCTCTTTTTTGAAGAGTGGGAAACAATTTTAATCCATTAATTAAAGAAAGGATTGTATTATGGTAAAATATTTAATACTCGCCTACAAGGCTGATAATGAAGATTACTGTATGGGGTGTCACGTGGCCTCCTACTCGTCCGATTTTCAGTATTTAAATACCACCGACCGCGAGGAGGCTCTTCGTTTCCTTGTGGATAAAATTACTTACAAAGTCGAGGACCGCGAATATGGCTATGACTTTACCATTTTCATCGATGGCAAGACCTCGGAGTACAACAATCTTAATGGTGAAACTACAGATTATGACAATCTTATCACCAATTCCGAAGGTGAGTATGACTACGACGAAGAGCCCGGTCGAAAACTCATGGCTGATGCAAGAGCCACGATTAAGCGTAACGAATTCGACGCGTTGGCAAAGGCCGCGGCCGCCGCACGCCGAGCTCAAACCGAGGCGGAAGAAGCATATAAGATTGAAGAAGCACGTAAAGAGCGGGAGAGGGAAGCGCATGATCGGAAAGAATTCGAACGCCTAACAGCAAAATTTGGCGGTAAATAATGAAACGATTGATTGCTTTTTGGAAAGCGCTAACCGGTGGATACGATTGCCAGGTATGCGGGCGATCGGGGTGTAAGCCCGTTGACTATACCGATGGTTCAACTCATTGGAGTTGTTATAATGGATGCCGTTATTGGGAGTACGACGACGGCACCATCGAACGTATGCTAGACGGCCTGTAAAAACATTTTGGAATTGCCCAAGGTAGAAAGAAGGATTATGTTCTTCATTAATGGCAAATAATTTGGGAAAGTCGAATATAATGGCATCGAAGATTTCGCAGTATGCAAAAGAACAAGTAAAATACCACTATCCCACCGCCCGAGTGATGCGCTGTGGATCCTGGTGTAAAATAATAACACACCTCGGTAAACCATTGCAGCCAGCTTGGAGTTCAAATTCCAATCGTACTTGGAGGGAAACATGGATCTGCTTGCAGGAGCTACTATTGAAGAGATTATCTCAGTAGAAGCGAAGAATAAAATTCTTGCAATGTTTCCGAATGCCGTTACGAAAAAGGCATATCTCTTAGACAATGGATATCGAATTGTTGAATCCAATGCCAACTATCCTACTAGCACATTGCTTTCTGATAAATTTTCGCATTCAATAGATACTGCCTGGATAGATTCTTGGTATTATATTCAGGAAAAGATAGTAGAAAGATTGTCGATATGACCGAAGCAGAAAGAAAAATGCGAGAATTTAGACCCGGATGTTATTTAAAATACAATCCTTCCGGTAGATTTCAAATTCATCGATCCAATTTGTCTTGGTATGCCGGGTATACTGGATATAATGCACTTGGCATCGAATCAAAAACCAAGGACGGTGCCTGGGAAAACGCATTATCATTATATCAATTGGGTGAAGATCTATTGTTAATTCGGGTATTAAGCCAATGAATTACAAAGCAAAAGTTAGGGAAATTTATCCCAAGGCAAATTGGATATTCGAGATTAGAACTTCTAACGGCGAACAAAAAATTTTATTTAGGATTTTTTTAACTCCGACTCGATCTCTGTATCCGGCTGATAAAAACCTAGAACTTGCATGGAAAAATGCATATGAGCATTGCGAGCAAGAATTGTTAAAACGATTGGAGCAATAATGTCTTCTCCGAAACAACGGATGATTAAAGAAAAAGTCGTTAAAATTTACCCTGATGCCAAATTGCGTCGCAAGTATGGAATATATTATCGAGTTTTTCGCTCGCCTATGCTAGATTCTTGGATGGAGGAACCAGGCCTATTAACTTTTTGCACCCCAATTGATGGTTGGTTCAGATCATCCGACAAGGCGTGGGAGTATGCCTGGAAAGAAATACAAACAGATTTAATTGAGAGGTTTGCATATTGAAAAATATTTTTCTATCTTCAGATGCCCATTTTTCGCATCGTAACATTATTAAGTATTGCGATAGACCATTTTTTTATGTCGAAGAAATGAATGAGCGACTCATTCAGAACTGGAATGAGGTTGTTCGAAATGATGATGAAGTTTATTATTTAGGTGATTTTGGATTACACAGTCCTGAAGTGCTTATGCCATTTAGAAATCGATTAAATGGTAATTGGAAAATGTTTATCGGCGGCAATCATGATCGAAATTCATTATTGCAAAGTCCGGGACTAGCCGAGCAAGTAGTTAAATTCAGTGAGAAAAAAGTTGTTAATTTTGAACTAGACGGTATTCCTTTATGGTTAAGTCATTGCCCAGCAAATGTTCTACCTAACGATCCAATTAATCTTTACGGGCACACTCACGATCATGTTCCTATGCTAGCGGGTAACAACCGTAAAATTAACATTGGGGTTGACGCTTGGAATTTATATCCAGTAGCTTGGGAGCAAATTAAAGCCTTGCTATAATTTTAGGAGCCCTCTTCAATATTAAAATAGTTAGATGCATCCTGAATATAATACCGACTTAACGCAAAATAATTTCCATGAATAATAATTTCATTGCCGGAGGCTAACGCTTCCGGCAAATTGTCGTGTCTAAAACCCAAATTCTTAATGAAAGTTAATGCTTCTTCATGTGTTGGAATATTTCCGCGTTTTGAAAATGGATTTCTCGGGGCAATCCAATTATGTAATTCTTTTTGAACAAGTCGACTAATACCGATATCCGAAACATGCTGACTCCAAGTAAAAGAAAATCCATCCTCTGGAAAAATCAAATATGGATTTCCGAATAGGTAGACTTCTGTTATATTTGGTGTGCAGCTTCTTGAATTTGATCTTAACGCGGTAAATCCGTTTGTTTTAAGAATATGATCCAGCATCGCCTGCTCTTGTAATGATTGCCCTAGCGGCATTCTAGTATTAGGTGTCGCCGCATTAAAAAATGGTTTTCTTGTATCAATACCACGATATAAAAATGTATTAGCGGCTTTGACACCGGAAATAAATTCCTTACAGGAATCATTTATTCGGGTTAATGTATCATTTATACTGATTTCAAATTCGTCGGCTTTCATGTAATTATTTAGCTCGATTACGAGATAAGCCCGTATTGTTCTTAAGAGCCACGGATGTAGCGAGTTAGAATTAAGATATACCTTTTAAGCTCTTAATTGTTATATTTTTCATAAATGGCTAAATATATTTATGTTCAAGTCATTCAAATATCGATTAACTCCAACCAAAGAACAAGAGAAAACTCTTGTGGAATGGCAAGGGCAGTTGAGATTTGTTTGGAATAATTTTCTTAAGCAAAATATTGATAGATATCAATTGGAAAAGAGATTCATCTTGGAAACAGGAAGCCACTTCTCTTTAGAGAAGTGGTAGTTCACCGAATTACCTCATCGCATAAATATCTATATGACAACTTTTCCAGAACTTAATCCAGGCGAAACGACAAGTTTTCCGAGAGGACAGGCCCCCGAAATTCAAGCCAATCTTTTTTCAACGTATTCTAGGGTTGATAGAAACAGACTTATACAAGTGTGCAAATTTATCGAAGAACATTGCTCCGAATTTTTAGCATCGGCCAAAGCCGCCAATAGATTTTTATATCGAGGAATTAAAACTTATGATTCGCCTTCAAAAATTTTTTTAGGCAGCCCACGCAATGACCGACGTTCTAGAGATACCGATCCAGCGGTTCAGTTAATAGTCGATGAATATTTAACATTGCAAGGATTTAAAGCACTACGATCAAATAGTATTTTTTGCACTGGAGAAGAGCAGAATGCGTTGACATATGGCGATCCATATATTATTTTTCCTATTAATGGATTTGAGTATACCTAGAGCATCTTGATTGGGTTATTCAACCGCGCTTCTTATCCCCGAATTATAGTGCCCTGCGAAATATTTTTAACGACATCTATTATAGTACCCGAGACGATACACACAAGGCAACCCTTGCAAATATTGCTATAAAAAATGCTGTGGAAATATATGTTAAGCCTTTTACGTGGGGCGGTAGCGGAGATGGCTATTTTTATGATCTTGCCCAGTTAAGAAAGTTTATGCAAATTGCTGCAAAATTATCGGCAACTGTTGAAGAAGTTCGTCATTATTTTACACCCGAATTAAGAGCAAAAATTAATAGACTAATATCAAATTCACTTAATCCAAAAATTGCATCCCAACAATTTGTCAAACTGAATAAATTATTGAAAACTCGGCTAGATACCGCGATTAAATTAGATCACGAAGTTATGATTCACGGTTCGTACGTAGCAGTAGAGTCAAATAAATTTAATGAAGCATTGGGTCAATATTTTCTTAATATTAATTAGGGCCGCCTACCAGAAAGTTTTGGATATTTTCTACCTATTCCCGCAATAGCTTTTGTTTTAACACCCTTCATAATAGATTGCGCTTCTGGACTATTTGGAGACAGCAGGAAATTATTTAATTTTCTGCGGGCAATATCTAGATCTTGATCAATCATATTTTCATTATTCTGTACTAACGAAAAATATCGCCCAAATAATAATTCATATAATGCTATATTCTGTTTAACAGAAGAATATGCTTCCTGGAAATAATCAAGGTCTACTTTGCGTTTATCTGCACGATCTAGTGCCGTTTGATATCTTGATTCTATTCTCGCTCTTGCAATAGATTCGTCAACGTCTACAAATATCATGAATGTTTGATAATAACATTCTTTTAATTTTTTGTTCAATCGAATTATTACGTCTGCATTTCTTCCGGTAGTATTAATAATTAATCCTAAATAATCATTGGCCCATAGATTAAAACGTTTTTCGGTAGTTTTACCGGCTGTCTCATAATCTGATAATGTTTTTAAATGTAGTTTGGTTCGATCTATATCTAATTGTTTGAATCCTCGGGTCTCGAGACCAAATTCTTTTTCAATGGTAGTTTTTCCACTACCGGGCGACCCGACTAAAAATATAGCCTTAAAGTTAAAATTATCGTGGACGCCCTCATTTAAAATCGCTTCAGATATTTTCATATTAATATTTAGTCTAGTCTGTTATGCCAAAATATTTTCTAGCTGCCTCGCCATACAACGACCCACTAATAGCGATGTATTGGCCATTGATTATTATTTCGTTTCCAATTCTAAGAGCCATATCAAAATGCTTATTGCCGAAAAATTCCCATTTATCAACAAATTTTTTAGCTTCATCACGGGTGATAGCATCTATTCTTCTCGAATCATTAAAATCTTTTAGTTCCCAATATAGATTGGAATTACTTCCGATATCCTTAATTCTTGCACTCCAGGTAAAATTAAAACCTGTCAACGGAAAAATTAAATAAGTTGCTCCAAATGACATTTCCACTTTCGACGTGGTACAAATAGAATTTTTTCGTAGGGCGGGAAAGTTATTCAATTCAAATATATGATCCAAGAGTTGTTGTCCATATGGGCTAGCCCATATGGACAACCTACTTATGGGTGTAAGCCCGTGGAAAATAACAGGCCGGTTACTGATACCTCCAATACCCCGATATAAAAAGGTATTATTCTTCTGCATAATAGGTAGTACATCACAATGTGTTGTTATAAAATCGAGAACTTTTTCTAATTTTTCTGAGTTGTAATTTTTAATGCCACCGTAGTTATCGGCCCAGTCATCTACTGTACTGGTATTAATGTCACTCGGATTTATTATTTCGTATATTTTCATTGTACCTAGCCTGTTATCCCAAAATATTCTTTAACTGCATAGATATATGGATAATCTGATGATTTAATAGCAACATATTGCCCATTAATTGTAATTTCATTACCTACCCAAAGAGCTTGATCGAAATTATTATTTCGAAAGTCCCACTTTTTAATAAATTTATTTGCGGCATCCTGGTCTAATCGATTAATTCCTATATAGGAATTATATAATTTTTTCAGCTCATTATAAATTTCATTATTACCACCTACATCTTTTATAATTTTGCTCCAGGTAAAATTAAATCCATTCACCGGAAAAATATAATATATTTTTCCAAAATTTACATATTCATCGGGTTTGGTAGTTGCACATATTGAATTTCTTCTTAATGAAATAAATCCTGTTAGCTTAAATATTTTATCTAATATCCATTGTTGATCTTTTCCCATACCATACGGTTCCCGCGTAACCGGGGTCGCCCCCAGAAAAATAGTCGGCGAGGGCGCGTTAATTCCGCGATATAAAAATTTATTCTTTGATTGCATATCTTTTACGGCCTGACTACAATGTTTAGATATAAATTCGAAAACATGTTCCAATTTTTCTTGCTCGTAATTTTTAAAACCACCAAACCCGTTGGTCCAAACATCGAGGTTATCCTCGTCTTCAATTGGTTTCAATAATTCGAATATTTTCATTATATTCCTATACCAAATCGTTTTACTAGTTCGGTATGATACTTATCGGCCAATGCGATATATTGACCATGAATAGTAATTTCATTTTTACTGTGCAGAGCCATTGCAAAATTATTTTTTGAGAATTGCCAGTATTTAACAAATTTTTTTGGAGAACTAACTAGCTTTTCGCGTGCCAACGAACTTGCCAATTCGTTATTTGCTCCAATATCTTCAATTTTTGGACTCCATGTAAAATCAAAACCCTTAACGGGAAAAATATGATATAATTTACCGAATCCGTATAAATCTGTATTGCTGCCCGTGCAACAGATGCTATTTGAGCGTAATGAAGAAAATCCACACTGTTGTAATATTTTATCTAACAGCGGTTGATCATATTCCGCGCTGTATGATTCACGCGCTGTCGGCGTTATACCATGAAATACATTGGGTACGCCAACATCATACCCTATTCGACGATATAAAAATGTTTGCGTATCTTGCATGGCTGTAACAGCTTTTTTACAGTGCTTATCAATAAAATTCATTATTTCTCTAGTAGGAGAGTTGTATACTTTTTGCCCGCCATGCGTTTCATCCCATAAGTCATCCGGATTCTCTTTTTCAAAATCTTTAAATGGTTTCATTAATTTATTTAGTCGCATATTATATTTATTGACTTTTATTAGAAATATAATGTATAATAAAAACATGAAGAATTATACAAATATTATGCTCGATCTCGAGACCTGTGGAACTATTCCAAATGCGAAAGTATTATCAATTTCTGCGGTAGCATTTGATCCGTTTGATTATACAGCAGATTTATCAGATAATCCAACCTTAGATTTATTGCTGTCTTTAGACGATCAGGAGAATCGTTATGAAGATCCCGCAACTCTAGAGTGGTGGGCCAAGCAAGATCCATCGGTTATTGAAAAGATTTTCAGCGATACCGGACGGGTATCAGTTGAACATGCACTAGCCCAGTTAACCAAATTTGTATGGAATAAGGACCGACTTTGGGCACAAGGAATCGCAGTTGATTTTCCAATGCTTGATAATTTATATCGAGAACACAGCAAGAATATTCCTTGGCAGTATTGGCGTGTAACAGATAGCAGAACATTACGTGCATTGACGACTACACAAGAATATCCGGCTAGTCATGACTCGCTCGACGATTGCCGTCAGCAAATTAGAGCAGTCACAGAAGCATTGCATAAATTGGGTGTTGAAGAATTTTCCCGCAAGTAATTTGCTATATAAGACAAGTGAAGGAGCCAATTGGCTCCTTCCTTAGTCTGTGACTTTAATTCCGTTTGGCCCTAGATTTCCGCTAACGCCTATTTTTGATAACTCTAAGGTATTAGGATGATTGCCGAAATATCTGAACAATAGGTGCTCAATATCTTTATATTGTCCAATTTCTAATGCACTACTAAATTCTTCTAACATTAGATTATACCGATAAAAGACCAACGCTGTTCGATCAGCCGGCCAACTCCACAATCTCGACATAAACTGAAAATTTAACCCACCGGTAACCTGTGCTGGAAATTGGCTATTTCTTCGGGCGGCAAACATATATTTGTTCCTATGTTCAAACGTTTCCACTGAGAACCCGTCGGATAAAAAATACCTTCCACTCAATTTAAATACTCGATCAATATTTTCTAATAATTTCGGCCGGCTAACTACAAAATCTAAGGTCTTACCAGTTACAAGTAATTCTGTATACGATTTTACAACATCCCAATTATCGGTTGATTTATAAATTTGTTGAACCTGGATATCGGTATTATAATTAATAAGTCCTAATAGATACGGTTTAAGAATTGCAGATTCTTCTTCTGTAATACTGCTTTCCCCACTGCTTTCGGAAAGAATAATTTGCGCATCGGGAATTTTATCTTTCACACTTTTTAATGTATTAATAGTTTGCTCTAATCGTTGTTCGGCAGAATAGACACCATGCTTGGTATGCAATGCGCTACCGATTAAAAATAAAGTTTTGATCATATTACTCCAAATTGAAAAGATATGGATTAGCCTGCGCCAATCGATTTCTATAAAAAATATAATGTTCTAATAATTCATGGCGCCCACCGGAGATTGCCGCGGTTTTTATGTCGGACAACGAGCGCAGTTCATCTAAGATATGAGGCGGCAATTTTGTTTTATTTAGTAATTCATCCCGTGTATAACGGTAATGTTCTACCTTTATATTATGATTTGTATTAATAAAGACACTAAACAGCCGTTCTACGACAAAGGTAAAATAAGGGAGTGCGGCGTTAGGTCCATAATGAGCGGCGGTTTTAAACATCATATCGTAATCGGCTGAATCCGTTTTTACCATATCGATAAAAAACTTTAAAAAATCAATATACTGTTTCCAAAATATTTTATTTCCAACAAAATAATTACAAAGCGCGAATGTCTCTGAATCCATCCAAAGTTTATTTAAATCTACAGATATGTGCATCTTATTAAGATTTCGTTGAATCAAATCTTTTAGTCCGGGATGACAATTCTCGCCTTGAGTAATTACACTAGGAGATAGACTTTCATTAATCGGAGTTGGATTAATAAAATAGACATCGGCTCGATTCGGATCTATTTCGATAAAATCGATAAATTGCTGGCCAGTAATATTAGTCTTTGCTTCAAACTTTGGACTAACAAATCCCCATAGATCTAATCCGTGCTGTAATGCATATGTCTGTCCTGGTTCAAAAGATTGGTATTCACATAATTCGGGATGCAAATTTTCTAAATTATTATAGGGAACAAACGGCAATTTAACTTTTTCCAGTTGTTCCTTTAGATAACATATTTGATATACTTGTATTTTGCTCATGTAATATTATAGCACATTGAAATAAATACTTATATGAAAATTGCAGAATTATTATTTGAGGGTGGTAATGCCTTTGTTGGCGACTTAGCTGTAATTCGTATTGCTAGAGCCCAAGTAAAACCTACGGTCGCTTTTCTAGAGGGTATTACCGGTCTCTCGCTTTTGAATAACATGCTCGGATCAACGGGTATTAAAGAAACGAGTGGAGATATCGATCTAGCAGTTGATAGGTCGGAAATAACTAAAGATGAATTATTAGTTACTATCAGACAATGGACAGATGCTCATAATATGACGGCCGTTATGCCTGCAAAAAAATTAGGCAGTAGTGTAACGATGCGTTGCCCGATCTCTGGCAACCCGAAAAATGGTTTCGTTCAGGTAGATTTAATGTTTGTATCCGACATTGAATTTGCGAGATGGGCAATTCGTGCGAATCCTGATAGTAAATATAAAAATCTAGTAAAGAATAAGCTATTATATAATCTTGCAAAGTCGATGAATTTACGATATCAAGAGCAGGAAGGATTAACTACTCTTGACACAAAGAAACTTCTTAAAAATGGCAATAATCCAGATTTCATTGCGAAAAAATTATTGAATGCTAAAGCAACGAGAAAAGATATTGAGTCAGTTGAAAGTATAATGGCTGCATTGAAAAATGATCCTAAAAAAGAGGAAAAACTTCGATTTGCTTATCCTGCGGTATTGGCAGAAGTCGGAGTTGATTTGAGATCGATATGAAAATATGCGAAATTGAGAACTCAACTCCTCTGGAACGATTGGAGATGGCAGAAATGGTAGCAAATAATATTCAAGACAATTGTTCTACGGCTATCAAGTCATTTAATGTATGTCAGAATCTTTTGTTTTCCGGAATTTATAACCACACCGAATTTTCATTTACCAGCCACTCGCCGGAACATAGAACGCCCAGAGGTATGTCAAAAGAGCAACAACTCTATCTTGATTCATGCCTAAGAATAATGGGGTTTACTGCATTACGAAGTAATAGTATGTTTTGCATTGCCGATTATATGCAAGCTAAAAATTTTGGAGAATTGTATATAATTTTTCCTTGTGATGGATTCTCGTTTACATGGAGTAAGAAACGAAAATATATGTCCTGGATTAATACCCCGCATGGTCCTTTACTTGCTAGCAGAGCTGATGCGTCGGCAACAATTTCTATTTTTGGATTAAAGAATAAAAATTTTGTCAATGCGGTTAACTCGGGGAATGAAATATTAATACATGGTGACTATTATGCGTTGAAAGTATATACAGATGGCGCCGCACGGGTTTTGAAAAAATTAGGTATATTCTAGGTAAATACTAATATGCGATACTTTGAATTGTTTGAATCGAGTCGAGGAATTTTTGTAAGAACCCAGGAAGCCGCAGCGGGCAAAACTATTACGGTTTCAAATAAGGAAGGAGAAGTTTTAACGGCAATCGGAAATTATCTTCTTCCCGAGACTGGATTGTTTTATGCAAATGATGATGTTTCCAGCCTTCCGGCTAAAGCAAGATTGCTGCCTTTAGGCGAGCAGAAAAAATTATTAAAGACCGGGCAGCAAAAAGTAATGGATGCATTGGAACAATATAAAATCACCGCAAAAATTTTACCCGCCAATTGGCATATTACGAATACTGCGGGAAGAGCGGCAATGATTACTCTCTGGACAAATAGCCGTAATCAAAAAGTTGCGTTTGTAAAACTATTTGTATCCAAGAGTCCGAGTGCAATCCCATTTTATTGGAGCAATAGCAATTTCGCTCGAGATACCGGGTTTGCATTATCAAATGATGCTCAACAAAAATCTGAATTAAATCTTAAACCATTAACCGTTGTTGGGGTCGATGCGAGATTTACAATTGACGATCTATTGGAACAAATTGACGAAAATATTATAACCCATACCGAACTTCCTTTAGAAGTAATTGAGCAGGTGCCCAAACTTCTTAAGAATATTCAAGTCGGGTTTTCAAGTCCTATTGCAAATGCAGCCCAGTATATTAGTTCATATGAAGTTGATTTAGGTGAAACCGGGGCTCCGATTGCATTAATGACCGGTCATTTTATATCCGGCGCATACCAACAAGTTGAGGAACAATTATTGAAGCCAATGGGATCAAGCTGGGCAAAGATTAAAACCTGCTCTTTTCCGATGGCAGGCAACGAACAGTTGGTAGATAGTTATTTAAACATTGACGCTGATACAAAATTAGGTATTAGTTCAAAAAATTCTAAAGGCGGCGCCGCTGCTAGCATTACAAGTTTATCCTCGGTAATTGAAAAAAATCCTGAAAGATTTAAAGATCTTGTTAAAAAGAAAAAATACAAATATCTATTTAATGTAATTAATCTTTTAAAGAATAAATCCGCAATTGATGGTCCACTTGAATTAGGTGTTATGTATGGAATTATTGACGCCGCTGATTTGATTAAAATTAAGGCGGCCATTGATGATCCCAATCTTGTTAAAACCGACGTAACTAAAAAGCTGCAAAAATTGTTGGCCAATAAAATTTATAACCCAGTTACCACAAGTCCTAATTATACTGTCGGGTTGCATCTTCTTACGGTAGTTGCTCATTTAGTAACTGCTCACCTTAATGAGCAAGAAGATTTAGTTACCGAATTTTTCAAAGCTATCTTAGCTAGGTCAAATATGATTCAGGTAATGACCAAAATAAGTAAGACCGGAACCGGGGCAGCATTCACAGATTTCAATGTTATCTGGCCACCAGTATTTCAGGGAAAGGTCCAATTTCAGTCCCAAAAAGCGTATTCAGCGAGTGCAAGGCCAAACGGACGAATATGTTTTAAAATTCACTAACGAAAAGCCCACCTATCTAGGTGGGCTTTTCGTTAACTGGTTGTTCAATATTATCAATTTTCTATTTTAATTTTCAAATCGTCAGGTCATATTTTCCTCATTCCAAAATTAAAACTTTTTTATCCAATAGGAAATAAATGTGGGATAATCGGCTGCTTCGGACGATTACGTTGCAAAAATAAATTATGAGTAGCAAACGGTGTAACAATTGAGGCATCCGTAGCTAACCACACTCTAGCGAGCCTACGATGCCCATGCCGATTTAGATATCGTGCGGCAAAATAATCAACGCCGACCATTCCGCCTTCAAATCCTATCAGTGCCGCAGTATGATTTGTAATCTTGCTGGGCAAAAAATCTTCACGGTCGTGATCGTTTCCCGTTAGCATGTATCGAGTAGAAAATGTATCTAGCCCTCGAGCAGTAATGTCAGCCCCAAGTAAAATCTTTTCAGATCGATCAAGATTTGGTGTGGGGACCGATGGCAGTTCTTGCGCTGCAAGTGACATAGCCGCTAGCGAAAGTGCCAGAATACCAATGTGTGCTCTCATATTACCCCTTCTTTTTCGGCGTCGAATCAAACTGGATTTCTGCGATTCGAATTTGCGGTTCGTTTGCACTATTAACGAACGCAGTGATTTTCAGCCACTTATTGTCCGTGAATACAATAACATTTTCACAATCTCCCGATCGAACAATTTCCAGGTGCCTAACGTTCGAGGTAATAAATGTGGTGATTGAATGTGGTCCTTCTGCAATAATCGGATCTGTCATATGTTCCTTTCTGAGTTAGCAAAGGTAATTCGCACCGTACAAATTAACTGCGGTTCCCCAGCCGAAATTGGCATCAAAAATATTTCCGCGCACATGCTTTGCCGCAGCGGCCCAGCTAGCGGCCCTGTAGATGTCGCCGGCTTGCTTGTCAATGAAGCAATAAACGCTTCTGCTGCCTTGGTCACTTTTAATGACCTTAAAAAACTTCCCGCCATTAGAAATTTCGATAATGGACGGCGTGAGATTCTTGAAGTTTTCGGCATAATATTTGTTCGTTTCGTCTTGAATCTTGGCAACAAAACCAACCACCTGAGCAGCAACCTTTTCGTTAGCTTTCATCCATTCCCTCACTGAAATAAGTGTATCAAAAATCAGATCACTTGTCAACCGAAAATTACAATTGATTTTTATATTTCTGCTTTCCCATCCACCATTCGTCGGAAACGGAGTCATACAACGGATGACGATAATCATCCTCATCCCATTCGCCGCCGCACAAATATTCGCTTTCGGTATTGCCCGCACGATCCGGCCCCTCGCCGTTTTCGCTATAGCCGTACGAATCAAATCCTTCGTCGTCATCGTAGCATTCAGGATTAATACCGTTACCGCGTCCTCCGCCATTTTTTGCCCACCAATTTTGATCCTTGGCATACCAACGGCTTACGGTCGGACTGTATTTTCCTACGCTCATATCTTATTTCCTCACTGAAATAAGTATAGCAAAGTTCGGTACCGAATGCAAGCGAAAAATGATCGGAAAACACAAAAAATGATCTGTTGAAAATAAAGGACTTATATTGCCCCAAAATGCCACCAATTTTTTCGACAATATAATGCTACTCCAGAGGCTAATTGGGGCCCTGCTGGGGTAAAATCAGGAAATCGGTCCTTTAAAATCAACACTTTACCGATGTAAAAATTGCAGTTGACATCGTGATCGTCATTTGCTATAATTATTTCAGTGAGGAGAACAACTATGCCGGATCAATCAGTTGCCCCGAAAAAGTTCATCATTCAGATTCCCATGTATCGTGGGAAAGGGCGAAATAAGTCCTTTGTTTGCAACTGGTATGTGACTGGCTTCTCATGGCGCAATATGTCCGACGCAGAACCCAACAAAATTCAGTATGGCGCGGATCGTTCTAGAGCTATTTCGATGGGGAAAATCACTGCGCAAGACCGGCTCTCGCAGTTTAGGCTTATCGGGGAAGTGGTTCCCGAATAAATTTTGGTTGACAATGTATTCGAATTTTGCTATAATTGGTTTAGTGAATGAGAAAGAGGTTTCATGAGAAATCGATTGCTCTGGTGTTCGCAGGTGTTGGTGCTTACCTCAGCGTGCGCACTATTAACACACTTTCCCATTACCGCGATGTGTTGCGTAATTACATCTGCCGTAATTGGATTTTTTTCTGTAATTTTTGGTAGGTAACGGTTGACAAGTAAATCCAAGTTTGCTATACTGATTATGTTGATGAGATAAACGTAACGGAAATGACGACTGATCATTCCGTTATAAAAGTTAACCCGGTGACTGCAAAGCAGCGCCCCAACCGAAAAGGACAAATTCAATTATGAGTAATGTAGACACAAAGCTGTTCACTGTTGCCGGTACTTCACTTTCTAACGGTTCCTACAAGGCGCGTTTCGCGCAGGACGTTGCTGGACGTGTTAAGATGCTGGAGCGTTATGGCGACACCGATGTTGTACTGGTCGAGCTGCCCAATCCTATGACCAAGACTGATGCCATTGCATTCCTGCAGGAAGCGAAGCCCGTGGGCGTTAATCTCGAAGCACTTGCCTCCAAGGAAACTTCATTGGTTGTGCGTAGCACTCCTCGCGCTACCAAGGCAACGAAGACCGATGAAGAGAAGGCTGCTGCGAAGCTCGCCAAGGAAACGGCAAAGGCCGCGAAGGTATTTGAGCGTGCCGCGGCAAAGGCAGCGAAGGAGCTCGCCCGTGCTAATGCAAAGATTGTGAAGGATGCCGAGAAGGCAACGAAGGCGGCCGCAAAGGCTGCTGCGAAGCCGGTTGCTCCCGTACTTCCGACGCCGGTCAAGCCGGTAGGTCCTGAGCCCATTGAGAAGCGTCCGGTTGCCGCCGACTCGCTGGTTACTACCATTGTCAATTCCGCTCGCAAGGGTCATTCGATCCGCGCCAAGGCGCAATCTGCACTAACCTCCACTCCCCAGGTTGCAACCGTCAACGACGTAGCCTAATTCGAAAATCAATTAAAATAACGGGCTGACAGATTCAGCCCGTTATTTTTATGGTAATTCAAGGAAAAATCATATGAAGCTATTTTGGGGATTGATTGAAACCGCATCGCCGCATCGTCATACGTTTGATAAAGATAAATGGAAACTTGTTTCGGAATTTAAATCTGTAAGAATATATCGCGATTCACTGTATAACGAACGGTCAGATGGGCATGTATTGCTCTACACGAATACCTGTCTTACCTGTGGGGATTTTCTAGAAAAGCAATTAGTTCAAATACCGGAATAGAAGGCCATTTAAATGGATAGACGATTTGTTATGCAATGCGGCGCCTGTGGCGCACATCTTTATCGGAACTGTTGCAGTGGGTATGATCCGTACGACCGTTGTCCGGCTTGCAGCAAATTTTTGAATACCGGAAGTCGTTCGTTATCTCTTGTGCGTACTGAGCAATACGTATCTACATCGGTATGGTATAATCCAGGCACATGGTTTTCTGGTAAATGGGTACCAATTGTGAACTAAGGACATTATATATGAGAATCATTAAACCCGTTGTTATCGTCGAAGACGACCTCGAAATGCTGTTGCCTAATGGAATGACATTGGCGCAACACATGTTAAAGAAAATTGAAATGTTTTCCAGAAAGTGTTATAAATCAGAAGGTCGAATGACCGATGATTCCTATCTCACATTTCCCGGTAGACTTTTCAATACAAATCGGCATACCGGAATTGCCGAGCATCGAATGATTTCGTCGACATTCATTACAGATCGAGGAGTCTCCCACGAAGGCGTGCGTCACAGAATGGCGGCCTACCTGCAGGAAAGTACAAGGTACGTTGATTATGCAAAAGAAGGCGAGTTAAATAAAGGTGCATCATATATTTTGCCACCGTGGGTTAATGAATATTCCTCAGATAACAATGATGATTGGGCAGAATTTGTTAGTGATACACGAGCCGATGATTCCCGATACGCAAAATGGCGGACTCGTGGGTGGACCCCAGAAAAGGCTCGGTATTGGCTTCCTCAAGGCGTGAAGACAGAATATGCTGCAAGTCTAAATTTAGGTAGCTGGTGGAATTTTTTCTATAAACGAACACCGGAAACTGCACATCCTTCAATGCGGCAGGTTGCAATTCCATTGCATCAATATTTTGTAAAACATCTTCCGCAATTTTTTGAAAAGTTAACGAATTATGTAGTAGTCGACGATAGATTTTTGCACAAGGGACAATGGTATCCGATGGCGAAATTAGTTGTTAATCCGTATTACGACCAGGTTGAATTCGAAGAAGTATATTCAGAATAACAAAAGGAAAAAATGTTAAACGAAAAAGAAAAAATCAAAACAATCCAATCACATTTAGAAAAGGTTGGTAGTAGATATCTGCTGGCAACAATGGTAATGGCCCGAACAAATCAGCTTATCAACGGAGCGTCGATTAAGCATGGACTTTCAAAAGAATTTAATCCGGGCCGAGAAGAAATACCTTTTTGCCGGCTACCAAAGATTGCATTGGAAGAAATTCGAACCGGTAAATTAACGTGGAAGCATGTTTCAAATGAAAACGGGGCTCCGCCCGAGATCGAATCACCGGTATTTCACGAGTAGAAACTATCGGAAATATTTCCGTTAACATTTATACCGAGAGGAAAAAGTATGCTGCTAATTGGTGACGTACATGGAAAATTTAAGGAATGCAAAAAGATTGTAACGGAAAATCCCGGCAAGACAATTATTCAGGTGGGGGATTTTGGTGTCGGTTTTCCAGGGCAATCTACGCTTCCAACTTTCCCTGAAAATTTTTATTTTATTCGCGGAAATCATGATAACCCCGCAGTAGCAAGAGCACACCCCAATTATCTGGGTGATTATGGTGTTAAAATTATCGATGATCGAAAAGTATTTTACTTGTCTGGCGCTTGGAGTATCGATCAAAGATTTCGCCGATCGGGATTAACCTGGTGGTACGATGAAGAGCTTTCGATTAAGGAACTCGAAGATGCATTTGAACTTTATATCAATGAACGACCAGAAATTGTGCTCTCACATGATTGCCCCACGAAAGTAGCAGCGCACATTTTACTTCGGCATTCATTGTATGGCAATCCGGAAGTTTATCCGACTCGAACAGGGCAAGCACTGTCCGCAATGTTTTCGGCATATCAGCCGAAATATTGGAATTTTGGGCATTACCATGCCGACTGGGAAAAGACAATTGAAGGCACAGAGTTTCAATGTCTAAATGAACTTTCGATTTCAGAACTGTAAACAGTTTATAGCAAAGACTTTATATTCGGTTGACATTTAGACTGATATTTGTTATACTTATTTAAGTAAGGAGATCAAATGAATTTAATTTTAGGTGCAATTGTTTGGATTGTATTCGGAGGAATTGCGCTTGTGTCCTTTGGTTTTTTGATGTTTTTGATTAGCCAATTGGCCGGATGTTTTCATTGGACTCCCGAACAACGAGCAGCTAATTTTGCTGGCATTGTTGCTGGATTTGTTCTTTATAAAACCTTAAGAAATCGGAGAAAATAATGTCGAAGCGTAAAAAGGATGTTTTCAGTGCTGTTGCTCAAGTGAAATCGAATGCCCGAGATCGTATTGGTACACCTAAGGCTTCGTTTGCAATCACACCAAAGCATGAAAAACCCGCTCGTTATAAGACTTCTATGCGAGATCTTATTGCCAAGGCCAACGATGAGGACCACGATACCGATTAAGTCATTGATTTAAAAGGGTCGATATATTATAATTCCCCCACCAGGGCCCCAATATGGGCCCGTTGTGGTCTGGTATGGCGGAATTGAATCAGGGCATACTGGGGTGATTTAAGTCCTTTGTTTTCAACCAGTAATTTTCTCTTGACAAACTAACCGAAAGTTGATATACTTTAAGCATGGTTGAGATGAATCACAATGCGATGGTAGCACTAGTCACCCTTAAGAATGCGGGATTTGAATCCTACTTCGCGGGTGGTTGCGTGCGAGATTCACTGTTGAATCTTCCGGTTCATGATTGGGATCTGGCCACGAGTGCAACTCCTGATCAGGTCACCGAATTGTTTTCTACCTCGAAATTGGTTGGTAAGAATTTTGGCGTTTCGGTTGTTAATGTGAATGGTGAGCAGTTCGAAGTTGCAACCTTCCGCGAGGATGGTGCGTATTCTGACAATCGCCGCCCGGATTCTGTTAAGTTTACAACGGATCCTAGGGAAGATGTTAAGCGCCGTGATTTTACAGTCAATGCACTTCTGATGGACGAATCGGGCAAGGTATTTGACTTTGTTAATGGCCTTGCCGACCTCGAAAATAAGGTTTTGCGCACGGTCGGCAATCCTAGCGATCGGTTTCAAGAAGATGCTTTGCGCCTGCTGCGAGCCGTTCGATTTGCAGCTCGTTTGGGGTTCATGCTTGATCCGCTTACCGTGTCCGCAATGACATTGCGTTCGAAGGATGTTACGACTTTGCCCGCTGATCGTGTTGCTGGTGAACTGGCAAAGATTCTTACTGGCGGTAATGTACAGGTAGCTTTTCAGACAATGGACACCACCGGTTTGCTAGTTCATTTTATGCCGGAACTGTGCAATATGCATGGGGTTACGCAGAATTCAATGTGGCATCCGGAAGGCGATGTGTGGCAGCATACAATGAAGATGCTTTCTATGCTCGAATCCGGCTGCTCTCTTACGTTGGCGCTTGCAACCTTGCTTCACGATGTAGGGAAGCCGGTCACAGCAAAGACAAATGAAAAGACCGGACATAATCAGTTTCACGGGCATGAGCACGTTGGGGCTCGTATGGCTGAACGGCTGCTTCGTGATTTTCGGTTTTCAAATGAAGTTGTCGGCACGGTGTCGTCTTTGGTTGAAAATCATATGCGGTTTTTTAACACGGAAAAGATGTCGTTGTCAAAGATGAAGCGGTTTGTTCGTATGGAAAATTTTTCTGAACTGCTTGAACTTAACCGGGTTGACAGCCTTGGTAGTAATGGCGATCTCACCGCAAACAATTTTTGCCGTGGGTTTCGCGACAACATGAAGGATGAACTTCATCCCGTTCGTTTGCTCACCGGAAACGATTTGCTTGCTATGGGATTTAAGGCAGGCCCGGTATTCAAGACTTTGCTAGAAGCGGTCGAAACTGCTCAACTCGAAGGCGTAGTTACTACAAGGGAAGAAGCGGTAGCGTTGGTTACCGCTTCTTCCGGAAAGGTATAATCTGTGGCTGAAACCTACAAAATCGTTCGGTATTATGCTGATTCCAATAAGCGGAAACGAACCATGTATCGAGGATATACTTTGGAGCAAGCACAAGAATGGTGCAAGCGTGAAGATACTAGTTCGGCGACCACGCAAACCCCGTCTGGTAAGGAGGCAACTCGCCGAATGGGTCCGTGGTTTGAAGGATATGAAAAGGAATAAATGCCTCATTACTGAGGCAGAAATGGATGTGTTTGAATGAGTCATTACGGTAAAAATATGAAGGTTAAAAAGACCGTTGTTGTTTCGTGTTTCGGAAAAAATTACGTAACATCGAAAGGCCTGGGATCAGTATTAGCGGACCAGGCGGCCTCCCGAGTTCTTGAGCGGATTCGATTTAACGTGCAACTATATGGAACGCCGAATTACTCGAACCGCCACGAAAACTTTTTAGCTCTTTGGAGAAAGAATCATGCGCGTGTTCGCGCCAAGTTTTATCGTCGTGCATTACCTATTTTGAAGAAATTGTTTGAAGAGGAATAAATGCCTGATTTTTACGAACTAACAGGAACGAAGAATAAAAACCCACTATATCGAATTGTAGTTCAGTCTAGATATTCGGACGACGAATCTTCGGCCTTCGGTAGGAGGATAGTAGTTCAGTATTATCGATTTTATGGGAAGAATTCTCTTAAGGAAGCCGAAGAGTTTATTCGAGATCGTAATTTGATTGAACGATTTTCTCTATAATTTTGGGATGTTGCTTGACTTTTCATGCTAAATAGTTTACACTGGTAATGTGAGTAAAATCACAGGAAGCAGGACATTATGAACTGGATGAACGAAATTGATTCTGAAATCGCTATTAAAATTCGTGAAGCAGGTAATCATGTAATTGTTGTACCTGCGCAAAACAGTTCTGCGCCCATTGATACCTTCGATGTTTATAATGGCGCAACAAATGAATTTATCGCAATTGATGTACCCGAGCAAACAGCCCGCGAGCTTTCCGCAATCTGGAATGGTCTATTAGATAATGGCGAGCAAGTTTCCAATATTCGAAAAATTAATCTTGCGTGGTTAACTGGTGTTCCTGCGGGAAAGCGATATGCAAGGTAAGAAGAAAATTTCTTTAAACTTTGCATTTGGTAAGATTTGTAGGCCGCCTATCTGGGATGGGTATCGCGCCGCATTTAAATTGTTGCCGAAGGAAAATGAAAAATATCCTGTGGAAATTAAACATTATGATATAAAAACCGGTATGCTTATTGCCCCCGGTGACATATGCAATATATGATTCATTGAAAGAAGCCGAATCAGCGATTTTAATCGAAAGCTTATCAGAATAAGAAAGGATATTATGAAGCAGAAGACATCTGAATTTGAAACGACCAAGGCCGCCCTTGATTTTATTGATTCTCTCAGAAAAGAAAAAGTTGCCGGATATCTAAATTTGTCAAAAAATAAAGATGGCAGTTATGCCTGGTTGGTGACGTACACTCCCAAGAAAGGTATGAAATTTGAATAGGTGTGATAAATCCGAGGTGAATTACCACTTCATTGTGAAAACTTCCTTGAAGATCGTTAAAGATGATCGGGTAGATAATAAATGGAACGTTATTAAAACCTACGATTTTTCAAATAGTCGAAATCCATGCGACGAGTGTATTCCTCCTACGGTTATTCATTCGTGCTCTACAAAAAAGGAAGCAGAAGATTGGTTATTGCTCGAAAGATTAAGTATGTAGTAATAAGTCCGAATCCTTTCTGATTCGGTGGTGGAGGCGGCGCATGTTGATTATCGCTTCGTGCGCCCCCAATTTTAAATATGAAAAATAATATGATTTTATGCAGTTGATTTAAAAGAATTAAGATGGTATCGAGCTCGAGGATAGAAATCGATATCCTGAATGGAGTATCACCGATTGCAAATATTCTTAAATTAGACTTATTTAAGGTGTATCATATTTGTAAGGCGCAAATACCAACGTTCGATATCTTCTTAATATTAGGAGTGATATGCGACAATTTTTAATCGATTTTCTGAAAGCAGTAGAAGCCGATATTCCGCCGCCGGCGCGTTGCCATCATGTATTGACCTACGCTAGATATGGTAGTAATGACACCGGTTGGGAAGATAAGCTCGCTCTTCAAATTAATGATGCCGGAGATTTTAAGTGCTTTTTCCTAGAGGATTCCGACTTGTTAGATATACCTAAATTAATAATCGAAATTAAAGAGAGTTTGAATTCATCAGACACCGGCCAATTAGGTGTTAGTATTGGGCAATATGTAAAATAAGTTGTTGCTATATTTTTATTATTGTTGTATACTATAAATATTGAGGAAATAAAAGTGAATATTAAGGTTAATTGGAATTCGATTGATTCGCTGAAAGGTAAAGTTCGATATTTAAAATCTAGAATTCGAGCGTTAGAAAAGAATGGTCTAGGAGCGGAGAATATCGTTAGGCAGGGTCCAAAATTCGAAGCATATAATTCTATATGGAATTCCGATATTAGCTCGATTTATGAAGATTTAGAATTATCAAACGAAAAGAAATATTTTGTGTATGCTCACTTGAATCCATTGTTTGATCTTGATTTAGAAAAAGCAAAAGACGCGTTTGCCGCTAGCCTGGGTATGGAGTATGTTCCTTTTTATATAGGAAAAGGAGTAAATGATCGTGATAAAAATTCGCGGCGAAATGAAACACATCGAAAAATTTTGCAATCTATAAATTCGTTAAATGAAAAGCATATAGTATTTCGAGTTAAAGGAAGTTTAACTGAAGCAGAAGCATTTCAAGCTGAATCTAAATTAATCGATATTTTTGGACTTTTAACTAATGGTGGTTTATTAACTAATTTGGATGAAGGGCATCATGCAATACTCAGAAAAAGATTATATCGGGATCATCTTAAGACATTGTGTACTAATTCAGTCGGTTATGCAAAAGTAATGAAAGAATTGTATTCGAAACCAATTATGATCAACGAAAAAAAATTTGCATAAGTTAGAGTCGTACGAAGCATGAATTTCTTTATGCGGACCGGAGTTCAACTCTCCGCGCGTCCAAAAGAATACTGAACTAGTTAGATAGTTTCGTATTAGATGGATGTGGTGTTACACCCCAGTATTCTACTAGGGCGCGTCACGGTTTCGACGGATAAATGAAAGTCATGTGGACGGCTTGGGTCTTTGTTATTTTCGCCCATAATTGAAAAATGATATGTATAATTGCCGATTCAATCGTCAATGGCGCGACCAAGATTTTTACGTACCCTGTAAAAATTAGCAATCGCGAGCTCGCACTAGCCTAAAAACTGTGCGCCGTAGGGTGACCCCGCCTATGTAAAAGAAACGGGGTATACAAATTGTATGAATACTGAATATACATATGAAATTTTGCCACCTATATTAATATGCGATAGATGGCTAGTTTATCGCTTAGATTATCGAGGGCTCGCCCAATTTTTACGAGTATTTGATACTGAAATCGAAGCTAAAAATTATATTTTGATAGAAAAATTATCCGAATGAATCTTGATACCAAATTAATAATTGAGATGTGCAAAAATTTTACGTTTTCCGAGATACAGCCATTGCCGAAATTAATTAGAGAATATCGAATAGAAGAGCTGGGTAATTGGTATGGAATTCAAACTCGATTTCATTCAATATTGCGGGGCGGCTGGTATTATCTTAGCCCAGAGTTATATACAACGAAGGAAGAAGCGGAAGCTGCATTACTAATTTTAAAATTGTCCGAATAATAAAACAGATTGGATTCACAAATGAATGAAACAAAATATCAAATTGGAGATCGGGTTGTAGTATACGGCAATATTTTTGATAGGTTTTCCGCTCGCACGCGAGAAGAGTGCATAGTAATGGCGTGTACTAATACCAACCGTTGTTATAAAATACGAAGTTGCCGTATGCATAGAGTATTCTTTTTCCCGTTAGAACGATGGATAGACACGGTAGATATTTATGGCCGAATTGCCACGGTGAGCGATCAACTAGATGATCGACTATCAGAATGAAATATAAGATAGAAAGTTATAAAACTATAACCGGGCTAATTAGATGGTGTATACGTCCTTATTTTAATGGACAATGGTATGTACGATCTGGCCCGTTTGCATCTGAAGCAGAAGCCAATTCTGCATTATTGATTATGAAATTATCCGAGTAATTATGCCAAAACTTCAATCAACCTGGTATCTATCAGATGCCGTTGTTAACGCATATCCTACTAGAATATATCCAGCCGAAGGCAATACATTTGGTATTCAAGTTAACATGCTTGAAGATTGGTTTTGGTTGAAGGATCGATATATTACTGCTCACGAAGCCAAGTCTGCATTATTGATTATGAAATTATCTGAATAAGAAAGATGTAATGACAAAGAATTTATCATCACAAAAAATTAGTTTTATGGATTTAGAAATGTTATGCTGGCCGGATGGAAAATGCCCATTGGGCCAATCGAAGCATATCATTCAAGTCGGTATATGTGAAATTGACTCATACGATTTGAAAATTACTCGAACAGCTAATTATTATATTCGTCCGAATTATAAAGATTTTGAAGTATCTGAGTATTGTACTAACCTCACCGGAATAACAAAAGAATTATTATTAAAAGAAGGGAGACGATTTTCGGATGTTATGAATACCATTCGAAATGAATTTTCTCCGCGAGGAAAAGTTTCTTACGCATGGGGATCGGACAATGATGCTATCATTGAGCAATGTTTAAAAGATAATATTGAAAATCCTTGGGGTAATACCGGTATTTGGGATTTGGGTGTTATTTTTCGAAGTAACTATTCGATCAAGAAAAAATTGACGTTAGCAAATGCGTTAAAATATCTTCATTTAACATTCGAAGGAAAACCGCATAGCGCAGTAACGGATGCTATTAATTTAGGAAGGCTGCATATTGAAATGATTCGAAAGATTCGAGGATAATATGAAAATAGAATTAGATAGGGAAGAAATTGAAACTCTTCTAAATTTATTATCGCCGTTCTCTAATCCGGATAGTTGGGATGATGAAAAGTTAACTCATCTTGAAAATCGAATTAAACACCAATTGTCGAGGTTGTTTGCATTTTCAATGAGATATTCATCAAAGATATTCTTTCCTGGTGAATGGTCGATTGAATTACTACAGCAGTATATTTTAAGTAATTCGGATAAACCTATTTTTATATTTTGCGAGAACCGCGGTATTTTACCCAGTATAATTCAAGAGAATTTAAAGGTGTGGGCGGTCTTTATTTCGGCGAATTTTTTGGAAAGTAATAGGAATGACCGTATGACATTTTCAAATGGGAATACCGTTATTTTTGCTGATCCAGAAAAAGAATTGCGTGGGTACAATTTTGATGTGATATTTTTGTAACTGTATGCTATAATAAATTACTAGGAGATATATGAATATTATTTCAAAAGAAATTCGAATAGATTACGGCCACCGAGTGGCAAGACACCAAAATGCAGAAGGCGGACCAGGGAAATGTTCATCCTGTCACGGGCATTCGGGTGTGATTATTGCAGAAATGGTGGGTGAGTTATTCGGTAGCGGCCCGCAAACTGAAATGGTTCTTGATTATGGAATTCTTAAAAATTTAATGATGACCCATATTGATGCAATGTGCGATCATGCCATGATTATTTCCTTACAAGATGCGAAGTATGTTGGTCTGGCATATGAAGAGTCCTTGCCCTCAGCTAAGGGCATTATCTTTTCTGATTGGGTAAATAAAATTACGGAAACTGTTCGACAACATTCGTTTTGGTCAGGAAAAACTGCATTTGGTAAAACATATATTATTAATGAGTTTCCTACGGCGGAATCTTTGGCAGAACATTTTTTCTATATACTAGCGCCGCAAATTTTAGAAGCCACAAATAAACAGGCATACCTTACCGGTGTTACTTTTAAGGAAACGCCAACTTCTGTTGCAATTTATCGTCCATAGAAATTAATCTTTTAAACGCGGGTAGTTAGAAACGGCCAATCTTAGTGATTGGTCGTTTCTCTTTGTAAAAAATATTCATTAACGTGAGCCGCCACATTTATGCGGCAGGCCACACAACTCGCTTATATCTACTAACTCTAGTTATTGGTTTTACATTTGCGAGTTGGATATAAATATAAGAGAGGAATCTTAATGGCTATCAAGCAAAATTCTAGAATTCAAATTCGTTCGGGCCTTCAGCAGAATTTGCCGCAATTGGCGAAAGGTGAACTTTGCTGGGCTGTAGATACTCAACGATTATTTGTTGGAAATGGAACCATCGTCGACGGCGCCCCATATTCTGGCAACACCGAAATTGTTACTGTTCCTAATTCAACGGAAACTAGTTCCGGCTCAGGTCTTCCGATTGCCGGAGTTCCGTCCGGCTCAGTTGATGGAAGCAATAATGTTTTTCATCTTCCATCCACGCCGATGGGAAATACATTAATTGTATGGAAAAATTTTCCATTAATACCTGGGGTAGGATATTCTATCGCCGGAAGCACAATTACTTTTACAGAAGCTCCGCAGCCGGACGATAATTTATATTTTTTTTATTGGCAGTATTTAATATCTACTGGAAGTTCAACCGTATATGGAAATACTACGGTATCCGGCATTATAAATGGTGTCAACTTAATTTTTAATTTGGCATCTTTACCGTCAACGCCGGATTCACTTATTTTGACGTTAGGCGGGGTAGTCTTATCACAAAATGACGATTACACGTTATCGGGAACTACTATTACTATGTTTACAGCACCGCAAACAAATTCTATATTGAAGGCTTATTATGTTAGCTAAAAAATTATTATTCTTATTTTTATGTTTATTGCCCATTAATTTAATTGCCCAAAATATAACAACCGTTAACATCCATAATGGGGGAACCGGAGCAAATACCGCCGCAGGAGCTTGGGCAAATCTTTTTACTGGCGCCGGCATTGCGGCTAACTGTCCTGTATTAGCAACCGCATCTAATGGAGCAATTACTTGCTCTAGTTTTACAGGATTGCCGTCTGGATGGACCGCAACAGGCAGTGGTAGTTCGCAGGTTGTAACAGCTCCTGGTACCTTCGCGGTAGGCACTCCGATCGCACCGTCGATTACCCTGGACGGGTCCACTGGTAATGGCACATTCTCAGGCACCGTCACGGCTGGCGCTGTGAACAGTATTGTCTCTTCCTGCTCTTATGCTGGGGCGACCGCCGATGTGCAGATTACGGCGGCTCTCGCGGACATCTCTAGCGGCGGCACAGTGGATGCGCGATGCTACGGAGCATTAACAATCTATATTGCGGCGCAGGTGCATGTTGCTCCGGGTAGCATGTCAGGGCCTTCCCAAACGTTGCTCTTTGATCCTGCCACCAATGTACTTCCTTCGACAAACTCCACGAACATGTTCCTAAAGGGACCGAACGGAACGATCAAGGGCCTTCATACTACTTTTCCTAGCACAGCAGCTTATACCGGGAAGGAAATCACAATCAACGAAAACTCTATTGATGGTGCCACGGGGGGAGTTGAGGACTTCAACTTCAATGTGAGTGCGGAGTCTGCCGAAGGGCAGCCGGGCGGTTATGGCATTTATGTATCTTCAACCGCCTCGTATTATGGCATTGCCTTCATTCCATTCAAGCACATCCGCTGCTACGGAGGTTATCGCTGCATTTATATATCGGCTTCTTCTAACGGGTGGGTGAACGATAATATATTCGAAGATGTGCAGGCTACCGGAAGCGGGGCTGGAATCGAACTAAATGCCACGGGCAATCCTACTCTAGGCAATGCGATTAATAATACGTTTTTTGGCTATACCTATGAAAATCCGAGCGGAATTGGTGGTGTCGGAATTCTGTACTCAGGCACAAGTTTTATACAAAATAGCTTCATCGGCGGAGGCGCTTCTATAGACGGCACCGGCGCTGTATTTCAAAACACAAACACCTTTGCAGCTTCGATTGGAAGCTTAAGTTACTTCAGCCCGATATGGGGAAACGTCAGTAATAATAGTTTCGCTTCTGGTACAGCCACGAATGGAACGGCGACGACTTCTTTTCAGACTAACTCTTCTCTGCTCAATAATGGGGTTACTTCCGCTGGAGAGAATCTAACTGGCTACGGTTTCGGGGTAAACGGTGCTGGTGGAAACTATTACCAGCAGGGCGCAGCATTCGGTGCTTATCTCAAAACCTTCAACACAGCAGGTTTCAAGTGGTACTGCATGTACGGGTCCAATAATCCATCTCTCTGTGCGACGCTTGATCCAAGCGGAAATTTTCTAGTTCCAGGATCGATGTCTTCTCCGGCGATTATTCCTACTAACATCACTCCCAGCACGTCTCCGGTCTGCGCCAACGGCACAGGCGGGGCGCTTACAACGACGGGGTGCGCAGGCGGTAGCGGCAGCTATCTTCCCCTCACTGGCGGCACGCTGACCGGCGCACTCAGCGGCACCAGCGCATCGTTCTCAGGCAACGTCGCGGCTGGCGCTGTGAATGGAGTTTATTCTGTGGCACAGTTTCCCGGCGCAGATGTGGGTGCAAAGATCAATGCCTGCCTTGCCGCGCTGCCGTCTGGAAAAGGAACATGCGATACACGCGGACTTGGCACAGGCGTCTTCCCAATGGCGCAGATTACTATAGGGAACGGCCAGAAGTTACAATGCGACTTTGGGCAGGAATTTCAGCCGACGACCGCCGCTGAAACGATGGTGATTCAGAACAACAATTCTATCATCACCGGATGTTGGTTTGACGCCTCAAATCAAGCGGCATTCTCTGGCGAAGTCATAAGCTATACTGACAATTACCGCGATGGAAGTCAGACAACCTTAGAGCACTCGAAACTCACCGCCTATCCCGTCAGAACGGGCACTGCGATCTATATATCTGCAACGAACGCGGCTACGCAGTCGATTTACACGGTCGCGTTCAACGATGTGACGATTGAGGGCTTTCAATACGGTCGATACCTCACAGCCACAACGACAGGTTTCATCAACTCGGTAAGCTTTAATGGGGTGCAGGATTCATATTCGATCATCGGCACGGAAATCAATCCGACATCGACGGGACTGATAGCACGAAATAACTTTATCGCGGACAATTTTCAGGCCCTGATCCCCGGCGATATTGGAATCCAAATCGATGGAGCGGGCACCTGGCAGCAGAATTATTGGACCAACCTCTCTATCTGGGACACGAACAACGGGATCGTCATCAACAACACGACGACTAATGCAGGAAACTTCTTTTTCGGATCATTTGATGGGTATGCTGTAACCGACCCAACAGGTACTAACACCTTTTGCAATCAATACAATGGAGTTTGCAAATATGGAAATACAATCACGCTGGAAGCAAGCTCTATCCGCTCGTTTGGTAGCGTCGGGGGCGCTAATCTCTATGCAGGTGGCGTGCTTCCGTTCGCGTCTCAATCTGAGGCAATGGCGGGCTTCAACGCCTCCACGGGAAACGGAGAGGCAGACTGGTACACGGGACTCTATACCGGGGCGTCTTCTTATGCCCATCAGTGGTGGGCTCCGAATAGCAGCGGAACTGCATGGCAGTCGCTTATGACGCTGAACGATTCGGGGACCCTGACTCCAATCGGAGGTTTGAGCACTCCGATCCTAACTGTAGGCTCGATTACATCTCCGGCAGCCACATCAGCCACAGATTCCGCCTCGCTTGGACCAGAACTGACCACCAGCGGAACATGCAGCGGCACCGGCTGGACAGGGACTTATCCCAACTACGTTGCACCTGGAACGACCGCACCGCTGACTTGCACAGGATTTACGAGTGGAAGTTTTTACCAGATTTCGGCAGGAATAACAGGCAACACGGGCAGTGGGACGGTAACAGTCGCAATCGGGACAGCACAGACGTATACCAGCAGCACGGCGGCAAGCAGCACACTCACATTCAGTCCGAAGGCGAATGGAACTTCGCTTACCTACACGCCGACTGCGGCTTTTAACGGGACGATAGCGATCAGCGCAAAGAAGATCAACCCCATCACAACCTTTTCGTACACGGGGAAAGACTCGACTGGCGCAGTATCGACTACCATGCTGTATCAAGGCTTGGCTTCTTTGCACAACATTTTCGAGGGCGGGGGCGGAACATATAACACGACCGGCAGCTACAACTCCGCGCAGGGGTACAATGCCCTCTACTCCAACACGACCGGCAACTACAACTCCGCGCAGGGGTACAATGTCCTCTACTCCAACACGACCGGCAACTACAACTCCGCGCAGGGTTACCAGGCTGGTCAATTTATCAGCGACGGTTCGACAGCCAACGCAACCTCTTCAAACAGCGTCTACCTAGGCGCTAACACGGAGGCAAAGGCCAGCGGCGACACGAATGAAAATGTGATTGGCAACGGAGCAGTTGGGAACGGCAGCAACACCTCAACGGTGGGCAACACTGCAACGGTGGGAACCTGGTTGAACGGCACTCAGCACATCACAGCAACAGCGCCCATAACCTCAGCGGGAACTATCGCGGCCTACTCCACCAATGCGGGTGGCGAGATCACCGGCCTGAGCGCGGCAACATCCGTGACTATCACCTTTGCCAATTCTGGATGGACAAATGCGGCGTTTTGCACGGCGAACGCGAGTACAACGCTGGCAACCAACGTCTACAACAGCGCACAAAGCAACACGGCGGTGACGTTCACCTTCCCATCACTGACCGGCAACCTCTTCTATCACTGCGAAGGAAACTAAGGAGCATCATGGCAGACAGAATCACAACTATGCAGAGCAACTCGGATGGGAGCTACGACTTCGGCTTCCTGTTTGATAACGGCGCGGGAATCACCGGGGAGACGGATGTTAATGTTCTCGCTCCAATCGGCACCCCAGCGGTCTACGCCAGCGACGGAATTACGATCCTGACGGCGGCTGTCCCTGCGGAGAGCGGTTCTCACCCATCCAATTACTGGGCAAGCATGGTGTCGGGGGCTGAGGTCCAGTCAAGCAGTCATCATATCTGGATCAAGAACGTGGAGATCAGCTACATCTGGAGCACAGGTAGGTCCATAATGAAACTTCCTCCCCCATCCTTGTTTTTAGACCAAATAGGTAACTACATTAACAGGCTCTAAATCTACTATTTTTCAAAGCATAAATATACTTATGCCAATATCAAAAACAATAGATTTTTTACCGCCATATTTACGAACGCGTCCGAATAAAAGATTTCTAGATAGCACGTTAGATGTGCTAACTTCCCCACCACAACTATCTAGATTTAATGGTTATATCGGAAGACAATGGAAAAATGGCACATTGCTAGACGGCTCTTACCTATTAGAGTCAACCGCGCCTAGGCAGAATTATCAATTAGAATCAGCGTTTGTTACGACAGACGACCAAAATAACATAACCAATATTTCTAATTTTATTGATGTACTTAATGCTACCTCAAACAAAGATGGCATCGTATCTGACTGGGCTCGAATATTAACTTCCGGAATGTATAGTTGGAAGGGATTTGTCGACATCGACAAATTAATAAATTATCAAAATTATTATTGGCTGTATCAACCGGTAGATAATATTCAATCCGTTAATGCATGGTACTGGAATAATAGCATAGAAATTAATGATTCTATTAATAATGTGCAGGGCCATATTTCTTATATAACATCAGATAATATAACATTATTAGACGGCATGATTGTATCAATTGCTAACGTAAGTTATATTGTTGAAGGTGTTGGAAAAGAAATTGTTTTAATTCCGTTAACAAACATTCTAACTCCTTCGTTTGCCGCCGATCAAAATAATCCTCCTGATTATTTGACAATAAACCGTTCTGCTCCAGATCTTAATTTATGGAGTCGCTCAAACTTATGGGTACATAAAGATACAGTCAATGCTATAATATCAGCGCTGTCCTTGGAAAATACTCCCCAGAGTTTCATAGCAGCAAATCGGCCAATAATTGAATTTATACCTTTAGTTTTATTTGATCAGGGAAGAATTGGTCTATCACCAGTTACATACGTCGATTTTTACACACCTAATGCTTTTTCAATTGTACAAGGTGCAGCTAGTTTTTCATATAATGGTACATCACTAAAATCTGGTGATAGTGTAATTTTTGCCGGCGACAAAAACAGCAACGTACGAGCAACACTTTATACCGTTAATTTTATTGATCCAAATAATACAAATAACTTTGTAATTCATCTTTCCCCATCGCAAGTCGCGGTCGAGAATAATTGTACATTGGTTACAAGCAGCAATGAGACAATAATATTTGACGGATCAAATTGGGCTGTATCCTCGCAGAATAAAACCGGTATTAATCAGGCGCCGTTATTTGATGTGTTTGATCTGAATGGTAATAGTCTTGCTAATGTTTCATTTTATCCAGATTCAGATTTTGCCGGCAGCAGTCTTTTTTCATATGAAATTGGAGTAGGATTAAATGATTCTGTATTGGGATTTCCGCTGTCATATGGTCCAATTGGCAATCTAAACGATGTTATTTTTACAAATAATTATGTATCTGATACTTTTTCCTATCTAACTACAGGAACCAATCCGCAAAGCATTATTATAGGAAGAGCGCACCAAATTGATTCGATTTCCCATGATGAATCAATATATGATGCGTGGCAATATGTTAACGGTGATAGGCAATTATATCAAAATACTGTCGCTTTTGGATCGAATATTATTCGAATGGTTGGAACATTATTAAATGGATTGTCACCACAGATTTTTGTAGATGGCACCAAACTATCAGCCGATCAATTTACCGTTGTCCAACTCGGTGAAAAAATTGTTGTTACCATTAAATTTGATCTAATCTCTGTAAATAGTGTTGTTTTTCTTAAAATTCAAAGTGCAACACCAATAACAAATGCTTGGTACGACGTTCCTTCGGCATTTAGCAATAATCCTCTAGGCCAAAGTTTGCCTGTATTAACAATGAGTAATATTAGAGATCATGCTACTACAAGCCAGGTTAACGCAAATGATTCTAGCCGCATAATAGACTTACAGCTTAATTCTTATCAGGGCGTTGCTGGAAGTATGCTATATCAAGAATCATTACCAATTTTGCCAGCCCTATTATTAACAAACCCCCAGTTTGATATAGATCAGGCTATTAGATCAGCGGGTGAAGACTATATTTCCTTTAAACAAAAATTAATTAATACGTTTTCCCAGATTTCAAATGCGCAAAATTTATCATCGAAACAGGTGGTTGATACCGCATTACAGACTATTGCCTCGATTTACACATCTGGCCAACCCTGGGCTTCAAGCGATATGTGTTACTGGGGCGGGAAGCAAACGTCGATAACAGTTTCTAATGTTAGAGCTGTTACATTTAATTTAACACAAGTTTATAATTGGAATGCTTCAAATTATCAATCGTTACAGGTTTACATAAATGGAACCCAACTTACGTATGGAATTGATTATAAAACTACAGATAATATACTAACTATATTACGAACATTAAACCTAAAAGATTTAATTAATATATATGAGATTTCCAACACTAGTGGATCTTTCATACCGGCAACTCCAACTAAGTTAGGTCTTGCTGCGGCATTCATTCCGCAAATGTATATCGATTATACATATCAAACTCCTAGAAAAGTTATTCAAGGTCATGACGGAAGCATAACAGAATGCTTCAATGATTATCGTGATAATTTACTTTTGGATTATGAATTACGTGTATATAATAATCTTAAGGTTAACAATCAACAGTGGGTTGATATTATAGAAACCCGGGTTCATCAAACAAGTAAATTTGCAACCGGCGTTTATTCTGAAGCCGAACAATTAAATATTTCGCAAAGAATGTTTTATGAATGGACGGCACAATATAATATCAGTTCAGATAATAATTTCTACGACGAGAATAATCTATTTACCTGGAACTGGAATTCAAGTCTTGATAAATTTGGGCAACCATTATTAGGATACTGGAGGGGAATTTATGATTGGTTCTATAATTCCGAGAATGTAAATACTCGTCCATGGGAAATGCTTAATCTGTCGATTAAGCCGTCATGGTGGGATGCAACATATGGTCCAGCACCATATACCGGCGAAAATAATGTAATGTGGAATGATATTGCAAATGGTATTATTCGTAATCCAAATGGCATTTCCCTTAGTAGTTATGGAACCAGAGTGGGAATGCTGGATGTTATTCCCGTGAACGAAAATGGTATTTTATTGAATCCTAATGAGGCAGTAGTAGGAACATTTAATAATAGCTCCTCACCCGATGGATTTATTTATGGAGACTGCGGCCCAGTAGAAACTGCTTGGAAACGAAGTAGCATATATCCGTTTTCAAGATTACGCGCATTAATTCTTCAAAATCCTTTATTCATGCTAGGTACCACGTGGGATATGAATAATTATACCCCAACGAACGGGGCATATCAATTTAAATTTCAAAATAATTTTTTCGCTTCAAATAATCAGATAATAATTAATAGCGTCGATGCAACCCCTGTTAATAGCATCGTTAATTATTCAGTAGAATATATTCGACGCAATGGGCAGGATCCTTCTATATTAAGAACAACATTAAATTCTACATTTGTAGAATTAGCTTACAGTATGGCAGGATTTACCGATGTTCAAAATTTATCGGTATTTGCTTCGCCGAACAACCCAGCAGATGTCGGGGCCGAGGAAATGATCCCGGATGCCGATTACTCCTTGTTCCTTAATACTAGCACCCCGGTAGGTACAATCAATTATAGTGGGGTAATTATCTCAATTGCCGGCAATAATACGGGGTATAAAATAACTGGATACAATCGTAATAATCCATACTTTACCATTTATGCCGCTGCCACCACCGCGGCGTCGATTCCGTTGGGAGTTGGAAATAATAACTTTACATATCCTGCTATTTTCAGTAGTAAAACAACAATTATACCTTATAATACAACATTGCCGGATCAGCAATCGGTTATTAATTTTCTTGCAGGATATGGTCAATTTTTATTAACAAATGGAATTTCATTTAATGTAAACATCGATCAAGATAAAATCGACTGGTCAAATGCGGCTCTGCAATTTGTTAAATGGAGTCTAGTTAATTGGGGAAGCAATGATCTATCATTAGTTCTTAATCCTAGTTCTGCAATAATTGAATACACAGCAACGTCCGGAACTTTATATGATTTATCGGATCCACTGTCTAGTCTAGTTCTCGATGTAAATGGTAATTCTGTTGATCCTAAATATTTCGATGTATATAGAACTGGGAATACAGTATCTATAACAAATCAAGACGGCAGCGTATTTGCGTGCATCGCTGCAAATATTGTTAACTATGAACACCGATTTGTTATTAATAATGTTTCAGAATTTAATGATATAATTTACGACCCCGTCACTGGATCGCGACAAAATAGACTCTTAATATCTGGGCAGAAAACAGCCAACTGGACTGGCTCTCTAGATATTCCTGGCTTTATTTTAACAACAAATCAAGTTGATTCCTGGATTCCAAATAAAGATTATCTATTGGGTGCAGTGGTTAAATGGAAAAATTTTAATTACATCGCGAACTCTGACATTATAGGAGCTGCTTCTTTCCAATATAGTCAATTTAAGCGTATTTCTACAACTTTTACAAATCAATTACTACCAAACCTATCACTTAAAGCTGTTGATTTAAGTAATGCATACAATATTAATTATCGACCATATTTAACAGACTTAGTGACACTAAGAAATAACACTATTGGGTACGTCGAGCGAGACTGGCTATCTTCATTGGGCATCGATCCAGCCGGGCAAACAAATTTTTATCGAGGATGGATTAAAGAAAAAGGCACGGTAAATGCGCTGAACAGTTACGGACGCGGGTCTACCTCGAAGTTTAACACCCAGGTTTCATTAAATGAAGAATACGCAATGAAAGTCGGTGAATACGGTGCCACAGCTAGAACCGGATATGGTGACGTGAGTCTTCCACCCTCAACCAATACACAAAATCCATTGGTTATATCGTTTGTCTCTACTCCAGATATCAACGATACCTCAACAATTCAAGTTACTCCATTTAATCTATATGAAAAATCTACTAACTGGCAGAATGATTTTATTCAAAATTATGGTAATCTTAAATTAACCAATCCTAAATTCATTGACGGCGGGCCAATATTACCAGAAAATATTATTTCTCAGGCCTATCAAAAAATTCCAGAATTTATCGAATCAGATGAAGCATCATTATTCTTTGCAAATATTTCGACAATGATGCAAAGCACCTCACAAGATAATATATTAAAAATCGCTGAAAATCAGGGTTCATTTTGGATCGAGTCTAATACACTTGCCGATGGACCAAATCAATGGGATGTTATAACTTTTACCGGAGCAAACACAAAAATAAACTCTATAACCCAACTAACATCTAATTCTATTAGTTTTGGAATTTCGACGGATATCGGAGTAGTTAAAAATGATGTTATTATTATTGATCATTCTGATACTAATTCAAATATTTCCATCAGAGGAACTTTTAAAATTTTAGATTACTATATTGCACCTACTGCAAATAGCTATGCAAATCTAACGATTGTAGGTAATTTTGCAAATTCAAATATCTCAAATATTAGTTACGTTCCGGCGTGGGATGAATTGTCAATATGGACTAACCGAAGTCTAAGAGGAAAATCTATAGCCGAAAGTAATATATCAGCGGTTGACGATCATATATATGTTACAACCGATTCTTTTGGTGAAGCAGCATATACACTAATTACCCCATATGCCACCGAAATAGCATATGAGGATGTAATTAATCAAGATTTAGTTGCCTCTTTATTCTATGATTCTGCTTCACAAATGATATGGTCCGGAAAACCATCATCGGCTGATGGTTTTGGAGAAGTAGAAATACGAGTGTTATCACAAACAATTACTTCAAATAATATTGCTCTACCTGCGTTAGATTCTAAAATATATGCAATTGAGCCGTTAAATCCGACAACCTTTAATTTGGGCCGAAAAGTTATATGCCATCAAGGAATAGGAGCAATCTCAGCAACAACAAGATACAATAATATTCTTACTAATATTGGACAGGTATATATTACTCAATTAAACGACTTAAATGTACCAATTGTCACTCAAATTTTAAGCGGCGATGGTGTTACCATGCCAACTTTAAATAATTCAAATTTTGGTTATAATTTTGCAATGAGTGATAATAATTGGTTATATGTCTCAATTCAATCTATGACCGCTGCGGGATTTGCCGGTATAGCAGTATATTCACTGCAAACGGTTCCGTTACTTTCATATTCAGTTCTTTCAACGACAAGTAATTCAATTACAGTTAATAACAGCATTCTAGATGAATATAGCATAAAAATTGTTTTAAATTATCCTAATGCTATTCCAAATATTCTAGTACCCGGAATTGATTATAGTATATCTTCGGGTAATGTGATTAATATAATTAATCCAAATATAATAATTTCTGATTCGGATATTGTTTCAGTATCTGGCTTAACCAAATATTATAAATTTCAAGGCAGTTTAATTGATCCGACGGGACAAAATTCTGGGTTTGGGACATCGATGGCGTGCGACGCAGCAGGAGAAATAATAGCTGTCGGCGTACCACAATTTAATAGTAATTTTGGTGGAATTATAATTTTTAATAGAGTTATTGAAAAAACTTATAAAGCCGCAGCTACGGCCAACATAACAACAATAAATCCATTTTCATCTATTTCTTCAATAACTGTTAATGGACAATTATTATCACCTTCGAAATACTCATATCCGAGTGATAATCCTACTAATATTAGTTTTTCTCCTAATTTATTAGCGGGGAGTGTCATTCAAATCGAAGGATTTTGCTTCGCACTTTCACAATTTATACAGCCGCCAAATGGTACAGATTACTATTTTGGGATGTCATTAGACGTACAGAATAATCAGTTAATAGTAGGCAGCCCTGGTAGTAACAATAATACAGGAGCAATTTATTTGTACTCACTTGATACTCAACTAGCATCTACAAAAAGTATTCCTCTGTCAGATTTAGTATTGAATACACCGTCATTTAATGTAAATGATTGGGTTATCACTCGATCTGGAACTGATGCATTAACTTTGGTTAATGATATTAATTCTTTATCTAATTATTCGGGGATTACAGCATCTATAGCTAATAATAATTTGATTTTATTTATAGATCAAACATTACAATCCACCGGTATAACTAATTTTCCATATACCTGGACAAATACCGAAATTACTTTTACTCCGCCTGCAATTACCGGAAATATTTTTCGAGATCGCCCGCCAACATCAATTTTTCAAGCATTGTGGAGTCTTAAGAACTCCGGCGGCGACCTTGGGAATATTTCGCCAATTATCCCCCCTGGTATTCATCACTTCTCTCCGATGACAACGACTGCACCGTTAAGAGGCATTATTTAAATCGTGAACTGCCATGTCCGTTAGAGATATGGCAATTCAAGCTCAATAATTGGGGATAAATAAGAAGAGGGAGTAATCTGTGATAAGTCAAAGCGTATTCAGTAAATTCGTATTGGTTGATTCTATTGTTCCGTCGGACTCTGTATTTCAGCAAGTGGGACAAAACACCAAATGGTTAGGACCCGATCTTATTGGCACCGTTAAAACTATAAACAATCAATCCGTGCCAAACCCCGAAGATTCTTTTTTGGACGGTACATACTTTGATGGGTTACAAAATAAGTTTATAGAATTAACAACTGAATCCGCTCAAAATATTACAATTTATCAGGTATTAACAACGAAAAGAACCTGGGTAGATTCTACACAGGATATAATTCAGCTTACCCCTGTTAACAATATTATTCTAGAAAAAAGTGTTCAGCCGAATCTAATATATGCTGGAAATATCGAAAACATTTTTATTACCGATTCGGCAAATCCCGAAGAAACAATAAAAATTTTTAATAATACAAATTTATCGCATGGTTGGACTGTCGAAACTTCACAAGAGCTGCCTATTGACCCGGCTAGCATAAGCAGAGCTTGGATTTATGACTCTGTTACCAAAATTAAATTAGTTGATCTAGAAGTAGTCGACCTATCATCTGGCATATTACCAGGTACACTTGATGAAAATTTAGATTATATATGTGACAATGATCCAGCAATTTATAATATTCCAAATTGGATGCCTGGAGCATTGTATAACATTAGCGATCGTGTGCTTTACGGTGGATTACTTTATCAAGCCCTGCACGCTGGAAAAAGTGGAAGCGTTTTTAACAGTAAGTTATGGACATTAATTGAATCTAAAAACACCTTTACTAGCCCGGGTAATGAAAAATGGGGAAACGCTCAACTAGGAAAAACCTGGTTCAAGACACAAAATCTTAAGACAGTAAATGCACAATTAGGCACGATTTCACAACGGGCATCTGATTGGAATCAATGGTTCCCAAACTCCCAAATCGAAGTATATGAGTGGGTATCTAGCGCTGTTCCACCCGCAGCATATTCAAGTTCGGATGCAAACGGATATATAACCGACCCCAATTGTCCATATACATTTGACGCAGCATCTAATGCTCCCTATGGATTCTGGGTATATGATAAAACTCTGCCCGGTACAAGACATGATATGTCTACTGATCAATTAATATCTGCCTTGGCAAATATTCCAAATTCTGGAATTCCTATGTTAACGGCTATCGATACTAATGCCGTCGCTGTGTGGAATATTAACCAATTTATATCTGCAAACACCGTTATTTTACATATAGATTATGTTCTAGAATCTGCCGATAATCAACCCCACAATGAATTTGCGTTAATTAGTAACGATGGTACAAAGTCATGGTATCACACTCCAATCTATCAAAAATTTATCGATAGTTTAACTGGAGTTACCTCATTCGACCTTCTAGTACCCGACATTACATTACCTAGTAGTCAGCAAACCGGAATCTTAGAAAACCCGGTTCAATCAATTTTTGTTAATCGAGTAACAGCACTAGACATTTATTATTCTGTTATTAATTCACAATTAGCAAATTTAGCAGTGACATCTAGCGCAATTATATCTGCATTAAGCGCGAGCGATCCATTACCTATTTCGGGTTTTTCTCAACAACTGTCGAATAGAACTATTCTTAATCAACTAGACATTACTCTTTTTCCTGAAAATTACCGAATTTTATTAACCGAAGATTCTACTCTTAATAATTATTGGTCAATAGTAGCCGTATCAAATGGTGAGTGGCAAATCGTACAAACGCAATTATATGATCTTAGTAAGAACTGGAAATATATTGATTGGTATTCCCCAGATTATATTTCGACTCAGCCAACTTACAGCCTAAATTCAATCGGTGATCTTCCTCAAATTACCTATAAACTTAATGACGTTGTTCAAATTAATGGGGAAAACGGTAATAGTAGCATATATCTAGCAACCGCAAATTCTTTAGATTCAAATATACTTGAACTAGAACCTATTTTAATTCACAATGGCTCTATTCAATTTTTACCAAATCTTTATGATTTTATTTCTTCTGGCATTGGGTTTGATGTGTCTTCCTTTGACGCGGAACCATTTGATAATGATCCATATCTCGAAATTAGAATGATAACCAGCATTCTTAACGACATGATTTTAGTTGGAAACGATGATCTTACTAAGGCTGCCGATCGGGCATTTTATGCGGTTATCCAATATATTATGTCTGAAAATAAAAATCTTGATTGGTTATTTAAAACTAGTTTCGTATCTGTGAATTATACAAATCGTAGTCTTAATATTCAAGGAAATTATGAGCCAGACAATCAATCAACAATAGAAAATTTTATTCAAGAGACTACTCCATTCCATACTCGAATACGTCAATTCAATGATACATACACATCTGACGATTATGCAAATATAGGAATATCAGATTTTGATTTACCTGCACAATACGATAATAATTATGCAAATATTGTTCTAGAATATACTAATAACGTACGACCAAATGGTCTGTTACAACTAAGCCAGTTTTCAAATATAACCGGCGTCTTCGCAGACGCAACCTCTTTTTATGTTACAAGTAATGGGTTACCAAATTATGCAACTAACTTTCCTCAGGTAGATGATGAAACCGCGGTAGAACCGCAAAATTGGTCCTTTGGCTTTCCACAAAGTATTCAAACCGCCAATACTACATTTACCACTATTATTAATGTTAACGGGCCAGAGGCATTAGCTACAAATGGAATTCCATTTTATAGCTCCAACAGTGGTGAAAACGAAACACTCTATCAACTAGGAAATATAGCAAATCAACAAACATTAACAATAAATTCGGTATGGGAAGCAATACAAGATGGTCTAGACCCCGGTGCCGGTTATCCAAATGAAAATGGTGTTTTTCAATATTTTTCGGATCCGTATTTGTTATACACTAAAAATTCTTCTTCTCATAGCCCAATAATAGGATATGCATGGGACGGTAGTCCAATTTATGGCCCATACGGATTTGCAAATGCCAATGGCACCGGGGGAATAATTAAAAATACTAGTAGTTATGAGTTGTCATTAATCCCTAGATTAGATGCGAGTGGGCAACCTATTGTTAACGGCTTGCAGTTAGCAATTTATTCGGCGCCTTCCGGCAAATATATTCAAGATTTTAATTATGTTGCTAATTTAGGTACATTAGACGAAAATAATGGTCGTCAATGTGTTACCCCGGAATATCCAAACGGAATTTATGCATATTTTATTACAGTTGATAACAATAATGTACCAACTTATCCATACGTACTGGGACCAAATTATAACGGAATACCGTTTAATACCGCGTATACCTATATAAATGGTAATAATATTCCTGTATATTCCAACGGAAATATAACTATTCCCTTCCTTCCTGTAATAGATACCGTTAACGGGTTTATTAGAACCCCAGACGGATCTGTTAGTTCGGATCCAGTAACCTTACAATTACCAGTTTATTCAGCATGGAACAATAATTACATTAACAATAGTAGTCTTATTAGGTCAATAGATACGACATTGCGCTTTGATCGTGTAAGTTCTTCCATCGAATATCTAGATGCGAATGTTTCTTATCCTGTTAGCTCGGTCTTATATGATACCGCCAATAGCGCTTTCGTTGAAGGTGCAATTTTTTCAGTTGCTAATGTTGAGCTAGTTAACTCCGGACAGCATTATAAAGTATTTGACCTATTAAACTTGGAAGGAGGAACATATTCAAATAGTGCAACTATATTAGTTACATCGATTGATAGTTCACATAATAATTCTATATCAACTTTTTCATTAGTACCCGCAGAAGACGAATATTATACTTCTTTTCCGTCCAACATCGCAAATGTGTTAACGACTGATATTACCGTGAATTCTATTGGTTACGGCGCGACATTTAGTGTTAATTTCCAAAGAAATATAGCAAATAATAATTCTATTGCTGAATCAACGGCAATGAATAGAATTACAGCATTATATGAACCAACAAATAATATGTTTGCAAATCAGGCGCGACTATTAATGAATAACGTGGAGTATCCAGGTGTTTTTGTTAATGGCGGAGACATGGTTCAAACGTACTCAATTCCAACCGGATCTCTATATGATATAGATGACGATTCTGAGTTTACATCTCTTAATGTTGCATGGCATCCAAATCTTATAACTAATACAGGATTATCTATGGTCAATGCTAGGTTTGGAAATTCGTCCGGGTATTTTGGGGGCGCATCATCCCAGTATATAACGGCAAATCAAGCAAGTCCTGATATAAATGATTTAGGAAATACTTCCAATATTTTTACTATTGAATTTTTCTGTAACTTTTCAAATATCAATTCAAATATTATGACGTTGATTGATACCCGGTTAAATAATTCTAGTAATAATGGGATGGTTATTTATAAAAATAGTGCAAATTATATTTGCTTTGGTGAAAACACAAGTAATGCATTCATATCTAGTCTTCTCCCAGTAACTATCAATGACTGGACTTATATTACTGTACAGGGCAACGGCAATAATCTTTATATATATTTTAATGGAATGTTAAACGAATCTGTCGCAAATATTGGGTTACCAATTTTTTCGGATTCAAGTCTAACTATAGGAGCTGAAATTTCAGGTGCAAATATTTTTTCTGGATACCTCGATGAATTACGATGGACGACAGGCATTACTAGATATACGCCGGGAACAATAATAATTCCTATTCCAAATCAGCCATTCCCTAGAAATTTAGCAGGAGATCCATATTTTAATTTACCATACACTCCAATAATTTATGGATTTGAATCGTTAAATAACGAGGCTAGTCCAACTATTACTTTCGAAGCGGTTAATTCAGTAACATATATTAACGATTTATCCTGGAATCAAAAACAATTAGAGTTAGTCAATTATGGGTCGAATCTTAAAATAGATTCTTCTCTATTAAATACTAATATACAACCACAAAACAGCTTAATAATGGCATTAACTTTGAATCAATAAGAGGAACAGTGGGCAACGGATACGCAAGAGCGATAGGCGATAGCGATTATAATTTTGGTTATCAAGATTTCACGATAGAATTTTTCGTCGAGACCTTTAGCCACATTGGGGCGCAAACATTATTCGAAATTACTAATAATGAATCCTCGGCTACCGATTTATACAAAAAAACTAGATTCGTTACATTATTGGAAAATGGAAATATTAATACATATGCCCTTCAAAGTAGCTGGCCAATAATTCTTTCGAGCGGCAACAATTTTTTCCAATTACCAGGAGCCGAAGCCAGTAATATTAAAATATTTTATAACGGCACATTATTAGCTACCGATCAATATACTTTTATTAATGGAAATGTAACATTGTCTAGCGATGTAATCGTATCTGGAACTGTTCTAGTAGAGGCCTGCGAGATATTATTTTCAATACTAGGGAATCAAGTTTCTGAAACTACTACCCATTTTGTTAGTGTTGAACGTAAAGACAGCAAATGTTATTTATTCTTAGACGGAGTATTACAAGGTAACGCTGCTACCGCATTAATTAGTATTCCCGATCAATTAATAACAAATTCGATACCCCCGTATCAGGTACTTAATCGGACCAATGGTCCGGCGCTATTAACTATTGGCGCCAACAAAAATGGGGAAAATCCATTATTAGGAAAATTCGGTGATATTCGAGTAACAAAAGGGGTTGCGCGGCATGTAGTAACTTTAAACGAGCAAAATTCTATTTATAGTCTATCAACGGATACTACTTTAGGTACCCGAGCGCAAGATATTAATATTTACGGTGGAGGATTTGTAGATAGCATGACTAGTCATGCTCCCGAAGAACGAATAGAGGGACAAATTTTTGATACTCTAGAGATCGATGTTTTTCAAAATGCAAACTGTTCATATTTAAGTTCAAATATATCAAATATCTCTGCTCCAATTTCTAATATAGCTAATCCTTATTTTAACGCAAATGCCTTATTATTAGGCTATAGAATTTTCAAAGATAGCATTTCGATTGGCCCATTCGATTCTTATCAATTTACTACAGCAAATTCCTTTATCTATAAAGTGCCATGGAGTACATTAGATAATGACTCAGCTACTATACAAATCGATGGAATAAGTCTTCCATCGGCTAGCTGGTCCATTAAAAATAATAATTTAGTTTTGCCGTCTGATATACCGGCAAATAGTAATGTAGTTATTACTTTAACTGGCGACGTTACGTATTATAGCCTAGGAGCAAATGCGGTATCCACATTAACTGCCAATCTTAATTCAACTGATTCAACTATATCTGTTCAAAATACCAATCAATTTATAACTCCCGTATTAGCGGCTAATCTTCGAGGGCAAGTTTTTATAAATGGCGAATGTATAACTTATCTATATATTAATCGAACAAGTAATATTTTATCGGGATTAATGCGCGGCACTTCCGGCACAGGTATACCAAATGTTCATTTAGCTAATTCACAAATCGTGGTGGCATCGTTCACCCAACAAGTTACCGCGAATCCGGGTTCAACCTCGTGGTATGATTCGGCTAATGTTCCATTAGCTAATTCAAATTCTGCAATTTCGACATTTTTGCTTTCACAAGGTGCATTTATCCCGGCATAAATATATGATGAAGCCAAATGAAATTCCGATTATTACTGCGGTTGAACACCTTAAGATAATTATAATCGAAAAAAAAGACAACGGCAATATAATACTAACAAATAGTAAAATATGCATTAACCAGAGAGTATAAATGGAAAACGAAAATATTATTTTAAGCGGTCATCTTAAAATTATCGACCCAATAACCAAAGAAATTTTAGTTGACAAGTCAAATTCTATTAACTTTGAAACAATGTCTGTCGCTATTGTACAAAGTCTCATAAGTGGGCCGCTTAATGCTTCTACCTATAGTCAAACTGGATTTGTGTATTCATTAGCGTTCGGCAATGGCGGAACAACGGTTAGCAGTTCGGGTATTATAACCTATAATCCTCCAAACACTATTGGCACAGCCGCAGCATTATATAATCAAACGTATAGCAAAATAATAAACAATAATTTTTCAGCCGATACCGATTCAACAGATAATAATATTACGTACGACCATGTTCCCGGGAAAGCATATACAGATATGGTAATATCATGTATGTTAAATTACGGTGAGCCGGCTAATCAAATAGCATTTGATAATTCAAATAATATTAATAGCCAATATGCATTTGACGAAATGGGAATCGTTAGTAGTTCCGGGCAATTGTTAACACATGTAATCTTTACCCCCGTTTTAAAAAGCGCTAATCGTCTGCTTAACATAACTTATACGATTCGTATATCAACACTATCTTCACTCGCGGCATAAGGAATACTAATGGGATATAAAGTAAATTTAACTAATGGAAATATTTTAACAAACGTCCCCGATTCTCAAATGGTATCTGCTTATGGCGGCCTTACTCTTATCGGAAAAAAATATCCAGGTTTCGGTACGGTCTTAAATGAAGATTTAGTTAGAATAACTGAAAATTTTGCAAACTCTACCCCTCCCCCAAATCCATTCATAGGACAATTTTGGTTCGATAGCGTTTCTAATATCATTAAGTTCTGGAATGGAACAATTTTCAAACCAATAAGTGTTATTACTACCGGCGCGGTAGCCCCATTAAATCCATTAGAAGGTGACGAATGGTTTGACACCGTACATAAACAACTTTTTGTATGGGATATAACTCTTAATCAATGGATTTTAATTGGGCCTCCGGGAAGTGAAGGCACCGGGCTAGAAGGATTTGTGGTAACTGCATTAGCGTCTAATAGTAATATTATCTATCTAGAATTATATGCTAATGATAATCTTATTGCTATTGTCTCTTCAGATAATCTCATTAGTCCAGGTATAGCAGGGTTTGGAAATATTAGACCCGGCATAAATTTTGTCACTTCACCGACGCACGGTATTACCGGCAGCGGAATTTATAACGTCAACGATATATCAATTGGCGACAATGACCAACTTCGCATGTCTATTGATGTTAATGACAATACAGTACTATCGGTTAACAATGGCAATGTTCTTTATGCTACTAATGGAAACACGTTGGTTGCAGGAGAATTAGCAAATATAACTGGTACCGTGTATATAAATAATTTAGTTGTAGCTAATTCGCTTTATAGTACTGTACCTGGCAGTAATAATCAAGTATTGTTTAATCAAAATGGTATTTTATCCGCTACTGCTAATCTAACATTAGATAGCACGGGTGAGAATGTAATAATTCCAAATACTTTAAATGTTGAAAATATTGAAGTTTACGATACTGTTGATATAGCAGGCAATGTAAATTCAACCGGTGCAAATATAATTGGTCCGTTAACGGTAGCAAATTCGGCTGCTATTAGTGAATCATTATTAATTTCAGAAAATCTTTCTGTATTGGGTACTGCTATACTAGGCGGGCTGATTACAGGAGCGGAAACGGCAAGTTATGTAACAATACAGCCCGGCGCGACCGCACCAAAAGCTCTTGTAGTTCAAACTTTTGGCGGCAGCACTAATCTATTAACAATTGATTCGGTTGGTGACACCACTGTTAATGGCACTCTTACGGTACAAAATCAACTTTCAGTAGATGGTGTTTCAACTCTAGACGCACTAGTTACTGCGCAAAGTGATTTACACATTCAAGGAACTACGGTAATTAATCAAGGAGGTGCGGGCCAAATATCATTACCTACGGCAGCGCCACCTTCTGTAGGATCTCCGCTTATAAATGCAGGCTCGGCATTAGCAGCATGGGGTAACTACAATCTTAATTCATTTTTAACTCATGCTCTTAGCGGCAATGGATATCAATATTTTCCGGGTGGCCTAATCTTGCAATGGGGTACGACTCCGTCACTTGTGGATAATACTACACAAAATTTTCCCTTTACTACCCCATTTACCCATGCTTGTTTTGGAATGGTTGCTACCGATAACGGGCCGCGTGTAACACTAGGAGTACCCCAACCAATGGCGGCAGCGCCAACAGATTCCGATCATTTTAATATAATTTGCGGTGGTAGTGGGGAAACTGCGTTCTGGATAGCAATAGGATATTAATGAGAGAATTTGAAATTACTCCAGACCTCAATAATATTAAAAAATTTATCAGCAAATCTTGCTCTCAAATTGTTGATTTCTACAAATCTTCGGGTGAATTTCTTTATCACGGATCACACCGATTAGAAAATATGTTTATTATTTCTAAGGTTGCCGATAGGCACCCAATGTCATTTTCTATTAAACAACAAAAAATATTTGATGAAAAATTATCAGCAGCAGGATTTAAGGCTCTACGATCGAATAGTATTTTCTGCACAAATAAAAGATCTGTGGCAAATAGATATGGAAAAATTTTCATAACCTTCCCATTCAATAACTTCGAGTTCACATGGTCAGAAACGATGCAAGATTTATATACGAATTATGATCAGGGCAAATATTCAAAATACGCACCTAAAATTATAGACATGGATCCCAACGAGTTTACTTCGTTATATTCATTTAGGCAGGATAATTTGTTAAAGGCAACTACATCAGGTAATGAAATACTAATTACTGGAAAATGTATGTTCTTGGCGGAAGAAAAATTCAATGCACTTATCAAGGAATTAATAGCTTGACATTCGGCATAAAATCAATTATAATCAAACGATGATAAGATATATTAATTCGTTGTGCGGGGCCGGCAAAACATATTTTGCTGTTAACTTATCTAAAGAACTCGTTAATAACAAAAAACGAGTGCTTTTCGTAACCCCCTCAACCGATTTGCAATACGAAATTGCTAAACGATTGGGAAATACCCCATATAAAATTATCAATTATATGGAAAATGACAGTATGGGTGTTACTAAGGCAATCAATGCATATCTAACAATACCATTACGATGCGAAGTCCTTATTATTACACATGCGGCATTTAAGAATATTTTGAATTTTCCGAATAAAAAAAATTGGACTGTTTTTGTTGATGAAGAAATAGAACCAACTGACTTCATTACTTTTGATTCGGACGATGCATCAAGTTATGAATTCGGTAATGACCTAATGGCAGATATTGAAAAAATTAGTACCTGCAAAATAAATGCCGGTGGGTACACGTCTATTAAGCGAAAACGTCTCTCAAAAGAAGATCAGCGATTTTTAAAAACTCTTTGCTTTCGCGACGATTTTATTTACCCGCCATTCCAAAAATTTATTCAATTGATATTGAATCCCAATATGAAAATATATGCGGATACTGCATCATTGACAGCTTTTAAATTTGGTAATTACGAAGCCGAAATGTGGGCTGAATTAAATACCAACATATTTGAAGGTTTTGAAAACATTTATTTAATGGGCGCAGAAATTCAACGTAGTAAAATCATAGCCTATTTTAAGTTAAAAGGCATTGCAATTGAAGAGTTTGTAATTCCTAAAAGATTTGATAAGCACGATCAACCTATTACTATCAAATGGATGACCGAAAAAATTAGTCTATGGAGTAAAAATTACTACAACTCAAAAAATCTTATAGAACCAACTCTTACCAATTTCGAATTATTCGATCTATTAGTTGGAAATTCAATTGGTGATAACGAAATTTTGTTACAGAATAATAAAGGTAATAAATTTACCCATATTAAAAATCCTATTTTTATGCCGTTTGAAGTTAAGGGATTAAACACCTATGTTGGTACACATAATTACGGAGAATCTGGTGCTTATAGGTGGCCACCCGCGTACCAGAAAAAAATGGTAGATCTCGGATTCGATGCTGACGAAATTTTAATGCATCATACGCTATCTCACTCATATCAAGGTCTTTTACGTAGTTCCTTAAGAACCGGAGCATATAATAACAATATTGTATATCTACCAACTAAGGCTATGGCTCAAAATATGAGAAATTTATTTTTTCCCAATGCTACAGTTGAACAGATAGAAGAAGCAAATTATTTTTTCAAATAAAATAAAAAATGTCTTGACAAGTTAACGTATCAATGTTATATTGTATATTAATCATGGAAAATACTTATGGAGTAGCAAATATGGAGCAATACCTACAATTTAGATCAAAGGTTATTGGCCTTAAACACCCAGCAACTCCTAGTGTCCAATGTCGTTGGTAGAGTACTACCTGGAGGGTCCCCCCATCAATATAGCTATCATGGCTTGAGAAAAGTGACAAAGACAGACAGGTAAAGGCGAGAGCGTAATGCTCCTAATCCTGATATAGTTATTTCAAATTGCTAAACTCATTTGAAATAATTGCGTTGTGTTTTTCAGATCAATCATAGACCGCACGGTCTTATTTCAGTACAGCATAACCGCTGAAATTCCTATGAAGCCCCGGAAGCCCAAAATGAAGAGCCGGATCTTAATGATATAGCGGGATAGGAAGGATTGGAGTTTAGTTTGGAAGTTGTTCCAAAGAGACGGGAGGCGCCCCAAGCGTCTTTGTCTTTAAAATAACCATAATTTTATTTTTAATTCATCAAAAATATTTAAAATTTTCGCTTTTCGGACTTGTGGAGAGCACATAGCGAAAGCGCCAGTAAGCGAAGCCAGTGAACGACAGTGAAAAATTTTAATAATATTTGATGAGATGTTTCACTGTCGTTCACTGGCTTCGCATATCGCTTTCGCTTGGTGTTGTCATCCACCACTCGGAAAAGCAAAACAAGGAAATATATTTATGAAATATGTATCATATTATCAAGATGAAATTATTAAATTAAATGAATTGCAAAAACAATTATTTTTAATATTTTTTGATATATCAATGAATTTTTGGAATATGATAATTGACTTCGACAATTCAATTAATGAAATAGATAAAAATTTTTGGATTGATACAATTAATGAAATTAAACTGTATTGCGATTGGCAAGATATTCCCAATTATATTTTTATGTCAATTATAGAACAATATTATAGTTTAAAAGAAAAGGGAATAATTTCTTATAGCAAAACCGAAAATTTTCGTATAGGAATTTTACGAGATGACATAATTGATTTTTTTAATGACACTGATCTATTATTTCAGTTAAATCCAAATACGATTTCAATTGCTATTCTTTTAAAAGACAACGAATGGATTTTTCGACAACGAATTTTAAAAGACGCCGCTTATTACAAATCACGTAATAGACAAAAGAAAATATTTTCCAATAAAAAATTAGCTGCGAAAAATTTAATAATCGGTAAATAATTCGATAAAATAGTTAACTATTTTCTTATTTCGGTATGTTCAGCTAAATATTGATATGGAAAAAATAGACATAGGACATTGGGAATTTCCATTTAATTTTGATCCAACTGAATGGATTGGCTTTGTGTATAAAATTACATGTATAGATACCAATCGCAAATATATCGGCAAGAAATTCTTTTTTATGACAACCCGAAAAAAAATTAAAAACAGAACAAATAGAAAAAAAGTAATAAATGAATCGAATTGGAAAAAATATACCGGTAGTTGTAAGACATTAAATGAAGAAATTACCTTAAGAGGAAAAGACAAATTTCGATTTGAAATTTTATCCCTGCATGAATCGAGATCGAGCTTGGCTTGGAGAGAAGTAGAATTAATTGTAACAAATGATGCACTAAGAAAAAAAATGCCAGATGGCACACCAGAATTTTGGAATGGATTATGCCCACCTATTAAATTTATAGTTAAGCAAGAAACTGAGAAGGAATTACAATATCGAATTTAAATCTAATTAGCACGGGGTGAATAATGCCTAACTCTTCTATCTTTTTCAATCAAATTCACTCTAATTATCGAAAATTGGCAAAAGAATGCCATCCAGATTTACATCCAACTGATCCGCTAGCCGCAGAAAAATTTAATTTGCTGAATCTTGAATATAACAAATGTCTTAATACAATTTTTCAGATTAAAATTGCGATATCTTTACAAGATTCTATATTAGGATGTGAACGATATTTTATGTCCAATGATGGTAATCGAACCTTTCGATTATCAATACCTGCCGGTATTAAAACTGGAGAATCGTTATGTTTTCGAAATATTCAGCTAGAGGAAGATCGATTTTCTATTTTGCAAGCAAAAATTAAGGTAGAAATGCCCAATGATTTTATTGTAATAGCCGATAAATTAATTCAAAAAATTCGAGTATCTTTTTGGAAGAGTATAGTAGGCGGGGAAATAACAATAATTGGACCCGATGGCGTACGATTCCGAATTTCGATACCGAAAAGATGTAAATCAAAAACAATTTATCGAATACCCGATGCTGGTTTATTCAATCGAAAAACAAAACTGCGAGGAGATCTTTTTATTCAGTTAGTTTCGTTTTTCTCTTGACTTACGTATGAATAATGTTTTATACTTATAAATGAAAGGGACATTATGCCAACTGCTACTTCGAACGGATCGCCGTTAATTAAGAATCTTATTGATATTAGTTTTCAGCTTGCTATTAATTTAGATCAAACAACTATTACTCTCGAACATATTCTTTATGCAAGTTTGTCGTATTCATCTGTCCGGAAGTATCTCGAAAATCAGGGAGTTTCGGTTAGTTTGATGGCTGAGGCCATCAAAAAGTTTATCGAAGCACAAACTCCTAGACTTCAAAATAAAATTGCCAGTAACGAGCCGAATATTATGACTGGGCAAATTACAGCCTCGGTGCAAAAAGTTTTAGTTTCGGCTTACTCCGAAGCCACAAAATATGGCAGAGAAGTAACTTTTGGTGATATTTTTCGTAAGTTATATAACGAAAAGGAGTCGTATGCTAGTTATTTTCTAGAGAAATACGGCATTACTTCCAAAATTATTGACGGACTAGATCAATTAACAACGTCTGATACACAGTCAACTACCGCATTAGCTGAATTTTGTGTGAATTTAAATGAAAAAGTTAAAGGTACTACCGATGTGCTAATTGGCCGGGAAATTGAATTGTTTGACATTGCACATGCACTGTCGAAGAAGAAAAAGAATAATGTACTTGTGGTTGGGGAACCTGGAGTAGGTAAATCGGAATTAATTGAAGGATTAGCTCGTAATATTAATGCGGGTATTGTACCCAGTACTTTAAAAGATAAGATTATTTATAGTCTAGATGTTGGATCGGTTTTAGCCGGTTGCCATTTCCGAGGAGATTTTGAGGAAAAGATTAAGAATGTCTTAGCCGCATTAGTTAATGAAAAAAATGCCATTCTTTTTATAGATGAGGCTCAACAGATTAATTCCGGAGGCGGCTCAAATGATTCCGGTGTTGCCTTTTCAGCAATGTTGAAACCTGAACTTAGTCGCGGTAATATTAAAGTTATTGCAGCAACTACATGGGATGGATATACCCAGACATTTAAGAAAGATACCGCTCTTATGCGTAGGTTTCGATTGCTTGCTCTAAAGGAACCGAGTAAAGCAGAAACTATTTTAATTCTTCAAGGAGTTAAGAACAGTTTTAATAAATTCCATAAATGCCGTATTCAGGACGATGCAATCGAAGCCGCAGTCGAATTATCCGTTCGTTATCAGCCAGATCGGCAGCTTCCAGATAAAGCAATTGATCTGATCGATTCTGCTTGCGCCCGTAAAACGGTTGCTAAAGATAAGAATAAGCGTATTACAAAATTGGATATTATTCGAGAGATCGAAACTAGTACCGGCATTTTGGTTAAGACGACTGATCAGAATAACGCGGCCGATATTCTTAATATTCGAGAGACCCTAAATTCAAAAATTTTCCATCAGACACATGCAATTGATAAAATTGCCGAGTCCCTAATTATTTCACAAGCCGGGTTGCGAGATCCATCTAAACCCATTGGTAGTTTTTTACTAACCGGCCCTAGCGGCGTAGGTAAATCTTACACCGCAAAGCAACTTGCATCGTATATGAATATGCATTTACTTCGTTACGATATGAGTGAATATCAGGCAGATCACGCAATGGCGACATTAATCGGTGCGCCCCCTGGATATAAAGGATATGGGGATGGGGATGCAGGAGAAGGCAAACTTATCAACGATTTAATGAAGCATCCAAATTCGGTTATTCTTTTCGACGAAATCGAAAAAGCAAATCCAAATTTATACACCTTGCTTCTTCAGATGATGGATGAAGGTACTATTTCAAGTGCCAGTGGAAAAACAGCCGATTGCAAAAATACAATTATTATTATGAGTAGTAATGTAGGCAGTCGAGAAAAGAGTAAGATTAATTTAGGTTTTATTCCGGACTCAAATGGCATGAGTGCAGTTACAAAGGCTATTAATAATGTTTTCCTCACTGAAATCCGAGGACGCATTACAGCTATGATTGAATATAATAGTTTGGACGATCTTAGTTATCGTAAAATCGCACAAACAAAAATTGCAGAAATCGCTGCGCTTACCGATAAAAATTTAACTATTATTGCGACTGAAAATCTTATCAGCCATGTGCTCGAGCTAAATAAGAGTAATGAATATGGGGCAAGAAAGATTTCTGGTATTATTGATTCTTTAATTAGATATCCACTTAGCGTTAAACTATTAAACGGAATCATTCCAAACGGAGCGACTGTTAATTTAGATTGGGTGGGTAATAATCTTGTAATTGGAACAGCAATTAATACTTTTCCTATTTCCATTAAGAAACCGGTACAGGAGAAATAACATGGCAAAAATTTTAGATGAAAACATTACAATTACTTTATCGACCATACTTCGTGATAATGATAACGATCCTCACGAAATGATTTCGGATGATCAGATCGAAACATTGCAGGCCGCGGTAGAGGGACTATTAGAAGATGCAACTATATTGGTAGAAGTTAGTCGATGACAGATTTTGGAATTGTAATGGTTTCGGGATTAGATTTTCGCGGCGGCGTTGGTAATGAAAGTAAAAAACCAACTCATATATCTGAACCCGTTAAAGCTGCTGGCCTTTCTCTAAAAGCCGGTGGTTTTCAAACTATGCAAATTCAGACTACTAATTTTACCGGGAACATTGTAATTGAAGCAAGTTTATCCAGGGATTCTTCTTCCGGTCCCTGGGTAAGTATTCCTTTGACAAATACAATTACCGGTGATTCAGACGAGCAACTAGTATTTTATAACAATTTATCAGTTGTTGGCACACCGAATTTTATTTCAAATAATACAAATACCTTTTACACAATTACTGGCCAATATGCCTGGCTACGCGCAAATGTTTCAAATATTTCCGACGGCATTCTATCGTCAATAAAATTATCTTATTAGGAAAATTATATGTGTGATTGTAATAAAGATACCTGCGCAAGTGGGTTCTGCGAAAAATCGAATGAAACCTCGTTAATTCGATCTCTAACCGATCTTCTTAATACATTTTCAATTGATAACTCAACTAACACTCCTGATTTTATTCTGGCTAATTATCTATTGGATTGTTTATCGGCGTATGATACAGCAACTAGATGGAACGCTAGCTGGCATTCTATTTCGGGAGTTCCTGATGCTGAGAGAGAAAATGGGCCGAAGCTAAGAAAATTTTAAATGAAAGATATGACTGGGGTTTAAATCGCGATTAAGAACAAATTCTAGATTTACAAAGGATTAGAATGAATATTACGCAAGAACAAGCTGAAGCTCTTAGAAAAATGCATTTGCAAATTGCACTGCCATGCTATGCCGGCATGATGTTCACAGAAACCGCGACATCATTAATTAAATTTTTCATGTATGCGCAAAAAATTGGATTACCGTTGTCACTAGACACTATGATTAACGAAAGCCTAATTCCGCGCGGTCGTAATCATCTCGTTGCGAAGTTTTTAGAGAATTCTGTAGCAACCCATCTGCTTTTTATTGATTCAGATATTGGATTTGAGCCAGAATATATTTTTAAGCTTCTGCTGTACGATAAAGATATTGTTGGCGGATTATATAGCAAGAAAAATCTCCCTACCGATTTTGTTGTTAATGTATCTCCTGAAAATGTAGCCGCGGATGGTAAATTACAATCAGTTGATGGATTAATTCCTGTCAGTCGTTTGGGTACGGGGTTCATGCTTATTAAACGGGAAGTTTTTAATAAGATGATGGTATCTTATCCACACACAAAGTTTACTAATAATATCGGACTAGATCCAAAGTTCAATCCATTCTGCTATGCGTTATTTGATTGCTCTATTAGCCCTGATACAAAAGAATATCTTTCCGAGGATTGGCTTTTCTGTTGTCGTTACAGAGCAATTGGCGGCGAAATTTTTGCTGACCCATCTATACGACTAAATCATTGCGGCACTTTTGTTTTCCCGGGAGATCCAACTAATTTATATAAATCTATGGGTCTTTCTCTAGAGGCAAACCCACAATTGACGCCGAGAATCGCGTCTCGCCAAGATGAAACAAAGGACGAAGAGTCCATGCTTGCTCTTAAGCCAGATTTGGTGGCCTTGGCCAAATACATTGAAACTAAAGCTACACCAATTAAAATAGGAGAATAATATGGAACAAAGCGTGTTACAAGATGCGTTAATTAAGGTATTGCCGACTAGTGGGACATTAAATGACAGTGAACTAACTCGAGCTGAAAAGATGGCATTAAGTTTAATTAATGTAGTAACTTCGACTGACACTAATGATATTAATCGAATTTCCGCGTTTCAAGCTATTGATTGTACATTAGCTCGAATTTTTGATCGATAAAAAGTAAAAATAACAGTATAAAAAGCCTATCATGAATCATGATAGGCTTTTTATTTGTTGCTAATCGAGTTATTGGATAAATATTAATATGAGAATTTCTGAAATCGAACGCAAAGTATTTATAGATCTAGATGGGTGTCTGGCAGATTGTGCTAAGGGCGCGGCTGATTTTAATCATCTTACGCTAGAGGAATTTGAATCCTATGGATGGAACAATAAGTATTGGAGCAATGTTATTAATAACGGCGACATTAAGAAATTCTTTGCAAATTTAGAATGGATGCCAAATGGAAAAAAATTATTAGCTTGGTTCGACAATAGAAAAATTCCATATATTTTTTTAAGCCGTCCCGTGGGCCCTCCTAATACAGAAGAATGTATAGCAGGGAAAAAGTTATGGTTAAAAAAGAATGGTTTAGGGGGTATTCCCGCTATTTTTGCTTTTAATAAAGATGAATACGTTGGGAATAGTAATATATTAATCGACGATTTGGATGATAATATTAAATCCTGGAATGTTGCGGGTGGAATCGGAATATTATACGAAGATTCGGGCGTTAAAAATACATTTAAAAAGTTATCAAAAATATTTTCAAAGAATATATCTGAGGAAGTTAAAATAGATAATAAGAGAGGTGCCGGTGCAACTCCCAATAATGAAGATATAGATTATTTTGGGTTGCGGGTAGCAATGAAGCCGAGCTCATTTTTGTCATTGACACCGTCTTTCTCACATTTTTCTGATTCGGTAGATAATATGCGAGAATATATTAAAAATGGTAATTCTATTGGAAGCCCATTTTTAAGTATCCAAATTCCGAGTAACTGGGAAGACTTAAATTTTAGAAGTGCAGCTAAAGTTATAGATCATGAAGGTAGACATCGAATGCTAGGTGTATTGCAGGTTTACGGTGATATTCCGATAGAAACACATTTATTTTTAAAAAATTATAGAAGAAAGAACATTGCGCCTGAATGGATTTTACAAATTAATAAAGAATTGTATTCACAGGAAGGGGATCTTATTCTTGGGCCATTCTTTCATAAATATAACTGAGGATTTATAAATGCTTCTTTCTGAATTTGAAACTAGATATCACGAGCTCTGCATATTTCCCGGTGGATTTCACCCATGGTCGGCTGGGCATACCGCAGTATATAATTATCTTAAAAATAAATTTCCAAAGGCAGATTTATATGTGGCTAGTTCAAATAAAATGTCTGAGCGACCATTTTCATTTGCAGAGAAGAGATTTTTAGCTGCGCAAGCAGGAGTTCCTGAAGATAAATTTGTTGAAGTAGTAAGTCCGTATAAATCTACCGAAATAACTGGAAAATATGATTCAGCAAATACCGTTTTAATTTTTGGTTTATCATCGAAAGATCGAGATCGCCTTGGTTCTCCTATTAAGAAAAATGGGGAACTTTCGTATATGCAGCCATATCCAGTTTCATCTACTACTCCATTGCAGACATTTGATAAGCATGCCTATTATGTAGTTGTTCCAGCAATACAATATAAAATACTTGGCCAGAATATTAGCTCTGCTAGTAAGATTCGTGAAATGTATGCAAACGGCTCTGAAACAGACAGATATCAAATCATTCAAGAGTTATACCCTAAATCTACGAAAGTTAATAAAATAAAAGTAATACTCGATCGAGTATTATTATCCCCGCCAAAATTAGACGAACATATTGTTAAATTAAAGAATGGAAAATATCGATTGCTTTCCCATAAAGGTAAGAATCTCGGAACTTTTGATAGTCATAGAGCTGACGCAAAACATGAAGGCGAGGTCGAATATTTTAAAAGTTTAAAAGAAAGTATGACGCCTAATCAAGAAGATAGAATAGTTAGATTTATTAAAACTAATTGCACAGATATTTTGCAAATTTATAAAGATCATGATTTTTTATATCGTGGTATTCATTCGGTCGAACCTATTTTATTTGGGAAAGAAGTTAAAAATCGTATGCCGGTAGATTCAAATGAGAAAGCATCGGAATTATTGGATTCGGCATTATCCAAAGTTGGATTTACTGCATTACGATCAAATAGTATTTTTTGTACGTCGGATAAGTTGATTGCCAGTAATTATAGTAATGATCATGATAAGACTAATCACGGAAAAGTATATGTTATTTTTCCTTTAAATGGATTTTCATATACCTGGTGTAGAAGAGCACTTGACTTAACAGGAAAATTTGGATTACACTACGTTTTGTTTAATGAAGACAATACTTATAGTGATAATTCATTTGTTAATGATTCGATTAATATGCCGGCCAGGGAATTCACACAAACATATGGTTTTACTAATCTTTTTTTAACCGATGCATTGAATAAAATGTTTGAGGTTTATATTCATGGAAAATATATAGCTGTGGCATTAAATAATAAAACCTTACTCGATAAAATAATTAAAATTGGGATGAATGAAGTAATAAACTCCAATGATACTCCGGGTTTAGAGATAAGTGAAGCGCAGCTAACTTGCCTTCGATGCGATGGAAAAGGATTTACATTAATAAATGGCAAGAAGAAAAAATGCGTATATTGTCATGGTAAGAAGACAATTAATGTGCCAACTGATTATCGGCAGAGAGCAGCAAATGATTTTAATGAATCTGTTAATAAAAATGAGAGAATTGCTAAAAATGATTATTAATTCATACAATAAGATAACTGAGATTAAAATCACGAAAAAGATTAAGAGAGTGGGTAAATTACCTATGAAAAATTATAAGAAATTAAAACCGGGATCAACGGTAGAAGGCGACTTATTTAGTGCAAATTTAACGCCTAGCAAGAAAATATTGCTAAATCTTTATCCCGCATCAATGCGGGATAAAGATAAACTTCGATTTTTAAAAGTTTGCCGATTTATAGAGGAGAATTGTAGTGAATATTTAAGATACATGAAAAAATCAAGTTCATTATTATATCGCGGATCACGAGATATAGATCCCAAAACGGTTTATTTTATAGGTGCTTCACGATTGAATAGACGTCCATTGGATACTCCGAAAAAAATTCAAAAAAATGTGGATGAATTATTATCGCTTGGTGGTTGTAAGGCAATACGATCAAATAGTATTTTTTGTATAAGTAACAGTCTGGGTGCAGATGGTTATGGGCATATATTTTGTATTTTTCCTTGTGATGGATTTTCATATACCTGGAGTAAGCATGAAGATTGGGAAATATCTGTGGATGATATAATTGATAGCAATATAGAATTTAAAAAATTATTAACTTTATTGAGGAGTTTTTCCGTAGCCTTTCCAGATTTTTCCGAACTATCAAGAACGGACGGTAGAATAATAGAAAGTATTGAAGAATATTGGTCAGATGCTAGATTTTTTGATGCCTACGACACAGCCGATGTCTTAGCTAGCATGAATAAAGAATTATTAAAAATTAAAACAACGTTAGATACCTATTGCAAGATTGCTAAAAAATATAAGTTGAATTCAATTTCATCCGCCAACATAAAAACCGCGTACAAACTTATTATGCAGGCAAGTGATCGTAAGCAACAATCAAATAATTTTTTAAAATATCATAACATACGTACTAATAATCTTGATCAAGCAATGAAAACGAGGAATGAGGTATGTATTTGTGGGCATTATGTAGCAATTAGACAGGATATTCTAGAAATTAATTATGACAAATTATTATGTAAATATTTTGGTCTAAAGAAATAATCAGAAATTTTAAAAGCAGTATAACTATGCGAGTAAATGAAATTAACAATTCGAACAAAATTAAATGGACTGGAAAATTAACTAACGGTTCAAAAATTTCGGTGTATGTATTATCTGGGTATTGTAAAGGTTTTGGGGAAATTGGTACGGTAATCATGCAAATAATTGGTAATAAGTGGAAACCATTTTATCTGTTTGTTGATAAAGATTGGAATAACTCTGACATAAAAACTGAAATATTATCCAGAGTTATTAAAATTATGGATGCCAAGGATGGGCAACTGGCATGATGCCGAATATACAATTAAAACATTGGAAGATTAGTTCTAAATTAAATGAAAAGCAGAAGATTCAATTTTCAAAATAGGAGATTAAATGAAAAATTTAGAGGAAGTGCTGGCGGTAGCGACTGCTACGGTGTTACATTATACAATTAAGGTTCATATTGCACACTTTAATATTACTGGCCCGAGATTTTATGAATTGCATAAATTATTACAACTCATATATGAATCGGTTGATACTGCCTATGATGGGATTGGAGAAGAGATGCGAGCACTTGATATTTTTACTCCCCTCGGTCTTCAACAAATAATGGGATTATCGGTGTTATCTGATTTTGCTGGTATTTTACCTGCGCAAGAAATGATTCAAGAATTGTTGATTGATAATGAAAAATTAATAGAAGTTCTTAATGAAGTTAACGCATCGGCACCCGATCAATTAGGGTTACAAAATTTCGTGCAAGGATTAATCGATTCCCAAGAAAAATTTGCTTGGTTCCTTCGTTCAACAATAAAACGATAAATATTAATATGAAGATAAAAGACATAATTCGAGAAAATGGATCAAGCGGGGGAACAAGCTCTGGATCTATATCAACTGTTAATAGCCCAATGGGTACACCTCCGGCTGGACAGTTTTTTGGCGGTGACCCTAATTCATCAATTTATTCTCCGATTAAACGACATAGGAAGAAGAGAAAAAATGCGGTTAAATGAAATTTTAAATCGAGTTGATTTGCTAAAACCCGGACAGCAATTATCTCTTGCTAGATATAAATCGGATAAATTGCAATCCTGGATTGTTGAGCATTGCTCCGAATTTTTATCTGTTGCGGGTGATTATAAATTATATCGCGGTATTAAGAACGAAACCCGAGAATCTTTTATTGGCTATTCTAGGGAAAATCGACCTACGGTTGAATATTATTCAACAGAGGCCGCGGAGAAGGTTGATTTTCTTCTCAAGTTAGCGGGATGGCCGGCTCGACGAAGTAATAGTATTTTTTGTAATTCTTTTACCGGGGCGGCGAGATCTTGGGGAGAGGTATATGAAATATATCCTATTAATGGATTTACATTTGGATATAGTAAGGCTTTTACTAATTGTAATGCGTGCGCATATAATATTCGTCCTAGAATGATGAATGCAGAACATGTAGAAGAATTTTTAGATTACAATGAATTATACAATACTAATTTGCAATGGCCATTAATTAATCATTATGATGTTTGGATTCACGGCGCTTATGTTGCTATTAAGCATGAAGAAACCAAAATTAATGCCGATGATTTTAAGGGTCTACCGGTTAAGTATAACCCAGAAAATGAAGAATTCGACTAAATCAAGATATAGGGAATAGGAGTAAAACATGTTGATAAATGAGTTAATGCCGGATCCCGCTATGCTGAAGCCGAATACATTTTCTTCGATTAACTATACCTCGGCCGCGACTGAGCTAGCCAAAATTGAAAAATGGATTTTTAAAAATTGCTCTGAATTTTTAAAAGATGCAAAAGAATCTGATAATTATCTATATCGAGGGATAAAAGGCGTTTCGGGTGGATCAACCATTTTTATGGGATATCCTCCAGCAAAACGAAAAAGTATCGAACAGCGTTTGGCTAACGATGAAATCGCGAAGGCCGTTAAGTATGCAGATTATTGTATGTCATCTTCTGGATTTACTGCATTGCGTAGTAATAGTATTTTTTGCACTTCAAGCATTTCTGATGCCGGATCCTGGGGCCGAGTTTTTCTAATATTACCTATTAACGGATTTACTTTTGGGTATAGTAAAAGATGGACCTGGACTACTGCCAGAGAGTATATATGTCCTTTAGTTGAATTAAAAACGCATGTGCATAGGTTAATAATAGACCAGATACTAGAGTCTGCATTTTATAAAAAACAATTCAATACGATAGCTAGTTCAGATATAAAAGTAAAAAAATTTTTAAAAGATGCCTACACTATAGGTACTATTATACAGAATTACCATACGATTTATCAGATCCGCGGCAAAATAAATAAAATATTAAAAGAGTTTTATATTTTGGTGCAAAAATATCCTATATTTGAAGAATTTAGAGAAGAGGCTGATAAAATATCCGAAAAGATTAATTTAGAACCAACTAACCCAGATATAGTAGAAGAATATATGCGGGTGAATGAATTTTATGATACTGATTTAGCATGGGCGTTGAGTAAAGGGCAAGATGTTTGGGTGCATGGGGCTTACATTGCAATAGATAACGATTGCTACGAAGCCGCAAGACGACGATTTGACTTTTTAAGTTTGGTGAAATAGTGAAAAAGAAAAAAACAATTTTAGGATCTGATAAATCGTATAGAAATTCTCAGTGGCTCGGGCCACAAGATAAAGTTGACGAGCTCGGCCCTATTTTAGGTGCTGAGCCCAAGAAATCAAAAATTTTAAGTACAAAATTTATGGGATGTTCGAGAATTAATATGACTAATAAAAAAGTATTAGCTGAGATATATGATGATCCTTCGGATTTTATGTATCTAATGTGGGAAGAATTGCGAGGAAAAAAACCTCGTAAATTAACAATGAATGATATAGTTAATGCGGCTACAGAAATCGCCAATACATTTGCTGAGGGTGGCAATATTGGAAGTAAGAAGGAAGATCTCATTTCGTCTTTCCTTCATCGCCCAGATGGTTTTATGCGTAAAATGAAAAAGAGGGATCTTGTACAAGAAAGTTTAACGTATAATGAATTTGCAAATGCGGATAAAACAGTTGATAAAAAATGTCCAGTTTGTGGAATAACATTTAAAAATATTCATTCGACTGACCAGAAATTTTGTTGTGCTGAATGTGAATTAAAAGGTACGATGTCCAATAACTTAGAAGAAGCTTGGGATCGTAGCCAAATTAAAAAAGCCGGATTTATTCCGTATTACCGAGATAATAACGGCGTAGCTCGAATGTTATTTGTTATTAGCAGCGATCCGTCGTATGGTGGGGACAAGCCCATGATTGCAAAGGGGCATGTTGATGCTGGTGAAAACGAAATGCAAGCAGGGCTTAGAGAAGCAAACGAAGAATGCGGGTTGAGACCTTCAAATTTGATTTCTAACACCGTTAAGATTGGTTGGAAAGGTGAAATAACAGGATATACAGAAACCAGTGAGATGACTATTTTTATTGGGGAAGTAACCGATCCCGTAGATTTTGATAAACCTGGTTTTGAAGTTAGTGAAACAAAATGGTTAACCGCCGATGAATTTTATCGGATCGGACGTAAGAGTCAAAGTAACATTGTTAAGGCCTGCGATGGTAAGATATGAGATTAACAGAAATCAATAACTCGGGAAGCGGTAATGATGCAATAATTTCTTTCATTAAAGAAAAGTGTTCTGATATTTTGGTGCTGTATCGCGAGAATAGAAAAGTTTTATACCGAGGAATAGCGAGTTCCGAGAAGTATTTAATTGACGAGTCACCAGTAAATCGTTTGCCAAGAGATACTCCTAGATTTTTATCATTTGCCATCGACGACAAGTTACAAGCGGCCGGGTTTAAGGCATTACGATCAAATAGTATTTTTTGCACGGGTCGGGAGAATGATGCTATAGCATACGCCGATGGCGGAAGTTTATATGTAATTTTTCCAGTTAACGGATTCGATTATACATATTGCAAATATCGAGATTTAACAGAAGAAATGGAATATAATGTTCCTCAAATTCAAAATATGTCAACAGATAAATTTATTAAAGATTTGGAGTTTAAAGATACTGATTTAGGATTTGCTATGCATACCGGAGTAGAAGTTTACCTTCATGGAAAATATGCAGCAGTTCGTTATAATTCTTTTTCAACATATTGGTTTCAAGACTGGCTTGGAGTAATTATATGAGACTTTTGAAATTAAACAAATTCATTATGATAATTGGCGTTTGCCTAATGATACCGAGTTGCGGAAAGAATTTGATCTCAAACATTTAAATGACAGAGATTATCCTGATGTAATTGGATTACCAGATATTAATTGCTGGTCTACCTGGAAAAATGCTAAACTAGCGGTTTTACGGGGCAAAATTGAACGTCTGTCATACGATAATTTTAATTCAATTTCTAGATTGACAAATGGTAGTTCTTTGCAGATGATGCAAGATATAAGTTTGTATTATTCTGATTATGTTAGAGATCCATTTAGAATTGCAAGAGGATTTGAAAATAACGATGCAATTCCTATGGCGATGGTAATAGAACATTATGGTCAACGAGTATTAACGGCAGGGAACACTCGGTTAAATGCAGCTAAAATATGTGGGGTTGAGCCATATCCGAAAATTTTAGTTATTCCAGGCGAGGTATGAAATGAGATTTGATGAGTTTAACGTGAACAATATTATTGTTAAATAATGGAACAGAAAAGATTATTTAATTGATGGTAATCATCGAGTTGTAGCCGCTTAATGGAGTAATAGATTATTAGAATGTCGCTGCCTTACCTGCGATATATCATTGATATGGAGCTATTTTAATGAGAATAGATGAATTTGCAAAAAAGAAAAAAATTGAAGCAATATATGATCCAATAGAAGCTGCTAGAGAATCCCTAGAATATTACAAAAAACATGGCACTACGGTTGCTCCTAACGGAACACTTCAGCTTTTTATACCCAGAAAATCAGTATCATATACTACGAAAAAAGAAAGATCAGATTATTTACTTAAAGATAGGGCAAAATATTCATACGACGATGAGGGGAATCTTACCGATTGGGCGAAAAATTATATTGATACTGCGATGGAGTCTAGAAATTTAAACGAGGGCGCTCCTGTTATAGCCGGCGGCTCCCCGGTATTACCCGGAAATAATAAACCAGTTGGGGCAATTTTATGGACAAGTACCGCTAAGAAATTACCAAATGGTAAGTGGACAAGCGGATGGAATAAATTTATACAAGCCTATGGAATGGGAGATTTGGGAATATCTAGGCAAAGTAAAATAGGTTATGTATACAAGGTTAAGCCGAACACTGTAGTTTATGAATTAGATTCAACCGATGATGCAAAAATAATTTATGAAATTTTTGAAAAATTGGGCCGTGGTAATTCAGCATATTTAGATCCTGCAGAATGGGAACGAATAAAATCATACGGGTCTCCGGATGATTTGATTAAAAAAGATTTTCCTTGGCAAGAATTACAGAAGCATTTTGATTGCATTCATCATTATAATTTCGGGTCATATAGTTATGCTGGTTATGATGGAGCAACACAATTTACGTACGGATATGACTGTGAATCGAGTTGCTGGTTAAAATCAGATCAATTAGAATTATTAGGGCAAGTTCCTATTTTTCAAGGTGATGAAGATCAAGACGATGACGAGTAAGGAAGGTAAAATGAAGTTACTAGAATTTGATGGGTCTCTTAGTAAATTTTCTTATATAATCGAATCAGACTGCTCGAATATTTTAAAAATATTTCGTTCATGTAATAAGGTTTTGTTCCGAGGAATTAAATCGGAGAAATCTATAATTAACGGTCAATCACCTATTAATAGAAAGCCGATGGATACTACTCTTGATTTGCAAGAGTTAATTGATAGTAAGTTGCGTGCCGCCGGGTTTAAGGCATTACGATCAAATAGTATTTTTTGCGCAAGTGACTATTTTTCAACTGAGTATTATGGAAACCCTTATATTATTTTTCCCATTAATGGTTTTGATTTTTCCTTTTGCCGGTATGCTGATTTACATGAAGAACTTAAATTATCGAAGCAGGAGTTAGAAAATTTGTCGCCCGAAGAGTTTGTATCGACGTTGAAATACAATAACACAAATATTAAAATTGCTCTTAAAAAATCAATGGAAATATGTATACATGGAAATTATATAGCCGTATCATACGACGAATATAAAAATCAATTAGATAATTTTTTAGATTTTGATATTAAGAAAAATATGCCGAATAAATTCCACTATACAATATAATAATTAATATCTTCACAATAATACGTATATGCTGTATAATTACTTATAAGGAGAAACGCTAATGGCATTACCCGCAAGTTTTGGCCCAGCAGAAATTCAAAGATTAAAGGATTTGATCACAGACGGTGTTAGGACACAGGATGAGATTCAATCACTAAAAGAAGGTTTATCTGACACTGTAAAAGCAATTGCAGAGGAGTTGGAAATACCTGCCAAGTTACTTAAAAGTGCAATTACTCGTGCACAAAAAGGTGATTTTGCTTCCCAGAAAGATGATTTAGATGATCTTGAAAAGATTCTAGACAGTGTTGGTAGAAAGTAATTTCTTGACAACTATAGATAGCGGTTATATAATAGTTATATGTCATATATTACAGCTAGAATAGATCGTAAGAATGATCGTATTGAAGTTATCGAACGAGTCAATGGCAAGAGAGTGTTCAATAATTATCCTGTCGATTATAGTTTCTATATCGATGATCCGAATGGGTCTTATAAATCAATTTATAATACGCCTCTAACAAAAATTACCCCTAAAACTTCTAGTGAATTTTACAAAGAACTAGCGATCCTTAAAGGTACAGATAAAAAGATTTGGGAGTCAGATTTAAATCTTACTTTTAAATGTTTATCGGAAAATTATAAAGGTAAGCCCGCTCCTGATCTTCATGTTGCTCTTATCGATATCGAAGTTGATTTCGATAAGGATAAGGGATACTCGCCCATCGAGGACCCCTTTAATAAAATAACCGCAATTACAATTGATCTAGTTTGGTGTAATAAACTAATTACTGTAGCAATTCCACCTAAAACTATTACTTTCGACGAGGGGCAGAGTATAGCAAATAAATTCGAGAACACATATGTGTTCGATAATGAAGTTGATATGCTTAATGCCGCTCTCGATATATTAGAAGACAGCGATGTTATATCAGGATGGAATAGCGAAGGATTCGATATTCCATATCTTGTTAATCGAATCCAACGAGTGATGAGTAAAGATGATACTCGTAGATTATGTGAATTATCCTGGAATGAAAAACCAAAGGCTAAAGTAGTTGAAAAATATGGTAAAGAATTTAAGACGTATGAATTAGTTGGCAAGATTCATATCGATATGATGGATTTATACCGAAAATTCACATATGAAGAACGTCATTCATATTCATTAAATTCTATTGCTGAATATGAATTAGGAAGTAGTAAGACTGAATATAAAGGTTCATTAGATGATTTATATAATAATGATTTTGAATTATTTATTAGATATAATAGGCAAGATGTTAATCTATTGGAGCAGTTAGACAATAAATTAAAGTTTATTGAACTTATTAATGTTGTCGCCCATGATACAACCACTCTTTTACCTACTTGTATGGGAACCGTAGCCAAAACAGACCAGGCTATTATTAATAGAGCCCATGATTTGGGTATGATTGTTCCAAATAAACCAAAATATAGTTCTCAGAAAGACGATGACGAGCCAGCCGCAGTAGGCGCATATGTAGCCGATCCAAAAGTAGGAATTCACGAATGGCTAGGTGTAATTGATATTAATTCACTATATCCTAGTACAATTCGTGCATTAAACATGGGAATAGAAACTATTATTGGACAGTTGCGCCCCACACTTACAGAGGCATTTGTTGCTGAAAAAATGTCACAAAAAGGCATGACTTATTCTCATGCGTGGGAGGGTGTTTTTTCAACTCTAGAATATCAGGCGGTTATTGATCGAAAACCTGGCGTAGATATTATTATTGATTGGGAATCAACAGGTACAAGTGATACTCTTTCAGCTTCTCAGATTTATGATATCATTTTTTATAGCGATCAGAAATGGATGCTAAGTGGTAACGGAACAATTTTTAGTTATGATCAAGAAGCGATTATTCCTGGATTATTAGCTAAATGGTATGCAGAAAGAAAAGAACTACAAGCAAAAAAAGAAGAATTTGTAGATTTATCATTTGGTATAACGATACCAGATAATTTAATTGATGCTCTTTCCTCTTAGTGGCTTTACGAGTCAAGCCCGTGTGTACTTCACGTGCGTTAGAACGCATTGAATCGCGGTAGTTCACTATGATAAAAACATTATATAGGGATTATTAAATGTTCGATTTATTTTACATGGAAAATATGTTTCGCAATACCGGAAAAGTTAAAAACGAAAGACAATTTATTCGATATTTTAAATTGCTAAAATTTTTACCGCAGGATTTAGTCAAATCGGGTTTGGGTTCAGTAGAGAAACATCATATTTTGCCGGTGGCGATATTTCCTGAATATAAGCATGAATCCTGGAATATTATCGTTGTTGAACCTAAAGCTCATTATCTTCTACATTATCTATTATTTAAATCAATTCGTGATCGCAGTTGTATTTACTCATTTAATCAGATGCGCCGTGTCTCAAAATCTAGAGGAATTACTAACTGCCGGTTATATCAGGCCGTTCGTATAGAATTTGCAAAACTAATATCTGAAAATAATACCGGGAAAGTGCGAACACAAGAACAGCGTGATTATATGTCGAAATTATTTGCGGATACGAATATTTATCGTCATAAAATAACCAAAGAGTTATTACGTATGTCGATTGGATCTCAATCAGATGAGTGGGAGCCTTTTCAAACAGGTAGAGTGCGTACCCAAGAGTCAAAGGATTTATGCAGCCGGAATTTTACTGGTAAAATATGGCAGTATAATCCTAAAACGAGAGAAGTAGCACAAATGCATGAAATTTTACCTGGGTTTGTTAAGGGATACCCCGATTGGTTAAAACACACCGATTATTCATATATAACAGAATCAAGATGGGTGTCAAATAATACTACCGGGGAAACTTTAAGAATTAATGAAAATGCGCCACGTCCTGAAGGATTTATCGAAGGAAGAATTTTTAAAAATAAAGGGTTTGCAACTGCGAATAATCCAAATAATAAAAGAGTATTAGATATTCGTGATAAAAAATTTAAATTAATCGGGAAGAAAGATTTTTCAAATACATATTATCGAGTAGCGGGCACATCATTGGAAAAAGTAATTGTTGCTAATTTTGAAAATTATTATTTTTTACTTGGTGATTTTTTAAAGTATATGAAATCACGGTGTGCCTTGCAAAATCATAGTCCCAGGGATTTATCAATACTAAATTTTGTTATTCCCGGCACCACTAAAAGGAAATTTGCTGAACGAATTAGGTTTTCGGAAATATATGGTGGTAAAACATTAAAGGAAATAGGTGTTGTAATGATGCCATTATCTGAGTATAATTATAATAAGGATCATATATGGTGGAAGTAAAAAAACTTCGGGAGTTATTTGTTAATGGAAATATCTCGGATATTAAACAATTTATAACAAATAATAATCTTGAAATCCGAAATGGAAAAATTTTTTCTAAAAACATATCGGAAATTAAAAAACAGGTAGAATATTATGATGGATTGCAGCACGCAAAAAAACTCCTACTCAATGCGACATATGGAACGCTGCTCCAACCAAGTTCTCGTTTTTTTGACAAACGTGTAGGGCAATCGGTTACTTTAACCGGTAGGGGAATTGTAAGGCATCAGAGTTCGTTTGTTAATGAATGTATAACTGGAGAATATAACTATCTAGGAAGAGCAATTCATTATGGGGATACAGATTCAACTCAATTTTCGGCTTGGCCAGTGATGAAAGATATGATAGATGAAGGTCAAGTTGAATGGAATCGAGATATTGCAGTTCAGCTATATTTGAAGATTGGAGAGCAAGTTAACGATTCTTACGCCGATTATATGAAGAGATCGTATAATTGTCCGGATAAATTTGGTCAATTAATTAAATCATCTTGCGAATCAGTAGGTTATCGTGGTTTATATATTACTAAAAAACGATATGCAATTCTTAATTATTTTAAAGATGGTAAGTTTTATGGTGACGATCATTTAAAATTAAAAGCAATGGGATTAGATTTGCGTCGCAGTGATACCCCGGAAGTTTGCCAGAAATTTTTAAGTGAAATATTAATGGATTTACTACAAGGTAAAACAGTTGATGATTTAACAGCAAAAATTAATATATTCAAGGATAAGTTTAAAGCATTGCCATTACATGAGCAAGGTACACCGAAGCGTGTCAACAAGCTAACATTTTATGCGGACCAAATTGCACAAGGAAAAGGTAATCGAGTTCCTGGACACGTCAGAGCGGCAATTAATTGGAATTCATTAAGAAAAATGAATAACGATAATGTTCATACTCGTATCGTTGATGGGCAGAAGTGTGTGGTTTGCCCTTTAAAAGAGAATCAACTGAATATGACTTCGGTTGCTTATCCAACAGATGAATCCCATCTACCGGATTGGTTTACTAAACTACCATTTGACAATGATGCAATGATTGCCGCGGTGGTAGATAAAAAGTTAGAAAATCTCTTGGGAAAGTTACCAATATGGAAAGCAATAGAAGAAGGGACTCGTAAAATTAATACCTTTTTTGATTTTTTTGAATAAGTTGAAATTGCTTGACATTACTCTAACTTTACGTTATAATAAATTATAAACTTTTGTATTTTCATAAGGAAAAAATGATTGACACACTACGCGAAATAATCGCATACTCCCATGCTCTAGGTTTTCTTGATCTAGTTAAGGTTACTGGCACCGATACTGCTACCGAGCTTAATGCAATGGCCGCAGACAAAACGGTTGTTCTTAATTCACAATTTGTGCAGCCAATTCCTGAATTAGAAGGGGTTTTTGGTTTGCACGATTTAGGTCGTCTTAATACTATTTTAAATATTCCAGAATATAAGGAAAACGCATTCATTACGGTAACGAAGCAGACGGTTAATGGAACAGATGTTCCCGTTGGTATTTCATTTGCGAATGCATCTCGAGATTTCCGAAACGATTATCGATTCATGAGCCGAGATGTAGTTGAAGAGCAGTTACCTTCTAAGACTCGTAAGGCAATTGCTTGGAATATTTCAATCGTACCAACCGATAATGCAATTCAACGGTTGAAATTTCAGACTCAGGCCGCAGGCAGCGCAAATACATTTACCGCATCTGTATCAAATGGAAATCTTTGCCTTGTCTTAGGCGATCATAGTTCGCATACTGGTGAATTTGTGTTCGCCGCCGGAGTTACTGGCTCCATTAAGACACCCCGTGAATGGCCGCTGTCAAACGTGTTAGCAATTTTGAGTCTAACCGGAGATAAGGTGCTTTCAATTGCGGATGCCGGCGCAATGGAGATTAAGGTAACAACTGGGCTCGCGGTTCATCAATATACAGTACTTTCGCTAGCGAAATAAAGATTAAGGGGGATTTATCCCCCTTCTTTTAAAAGAAAGGAAAAATATGCATTGGAAAGAAGTTGAATACGGAGCCGTACGGTCAAAAGTTAAATTTGCATTTTTAAAAATTACCGATCCCAAAACACGATATGTTTATTGGCTAGAACCGGTTGAAATTCAGCAAGAATATATAGCATATTATAACGGCGGTGGTTTTTGGCAAACAGTTCGAGTATTACCGATACAGGTGGCAACATAGTGGAATTTTCACAGCATAATATTGATAAAGAGTTATTTGATCCAAAAACCGGATTAGCGAAGTATTCATTATATTTGCCTGCACTTAGCACATTTTTTATACGATATATCGGACGACAAAAATATCATCTTCGTGGTGAGGTTGATCCGTCTAGAATTCCTGTCGGATTCAACGGATCAATTGATGGTTTAAATTGGTTAGATAAAAAGAATGGTTATTTTAATTATAGTCATAATCTTTATTCAGCCGGGCACACGGATTTAACAAAAATTGCACAATCTGAATCGATGGTATATGAGCGGGATCAAACTGATTTTATTCTAGCCGATAGTGGCGGGTTTCAGATTCTATCCGGAAATGAAAAATGGTCCGGCGATTGGAAAGATCCTAATTGTCCTAGGGCTGGGGCAAAACGTAAACAAGTTTTGAATTGGATGGATTGCAATCTAAAAGCACAATACGGGATGACACTTGATGTTAGTCCAGTTATTGTGAAGAAAGATCGAGTTCGAAAGTTAACAGGCATTAATACATATGCAGACGCAGTTAAGGCAACGCAAATTAATAACGAATATTTTATGCGAAATCGAAACGGGTCGTGTAAATTTCTTAATATTTTGCAGGGAAATACACACGCCGAAGCAGAAGATTGGTATAAGCAAGTAAAGAAATATTGCGATCCGAAACAATATGAATCTCCGTTTAATGGCTGGGCCTATGGTAGTCAGACATCTGCGGATCCTCACCTAGCTCTAAAGATGTTGGTTCAGCAGAGATTTGATGGCCTTTTGGAACCCGGCATTCACGATTGGATTCACTTTTTAGGCAATAGCAATTTAGAATGGAGTTTGTTATTAACAGATGTGCAGAAAGCATTGCGCAAATATCATAATCCAAAAATAACGCTTAGTTATGATTGCGCAACACCGTTCCTTTCTTCGACGTTTGCCACAATTTATTATAAATTATTCGATGCATCTAAAGATGATTGGACTTTTTTTGTTGCGCCGTTTATCGATGATAAAAAATATTCAACCGACATGCGATCCTTAAAAGATATTCTCTAAC